TGCCGATGGTGTTGTGAAGATGAAAAAACTCTGAGGCTGGTATTCCGAGGAGCGTGTTTTCGTGAAAACCAAACCATACCTCCTACAAAACGAAGCATTTGACGTAATTCTTGATTATTTCAAGAACAATTCTAACTCATGTTCTATGAGCGACGACCTCTGCCTTGCTTTGAAAAAATTGGAGGAAATCAAGCAAAATAACCAGTCCCTTACGTGGAAGCAGCTCGGTATAATTGCTTCTGTTGAGAGCTACCTCGCAAACAGTGGAGGTAAACCTCTAACGAGGCAAAGTTTCCTTGAAAACCATTCACTTCCGTCTGCGGACGTTTTTAAGAACTCGTTCGATAAGACATCTTTCAAATGGCTATTGGAAAGATATCCTTATCATACGAAAAAATCTTCCACAGATTTAATTTATGGTGGAAAGGCGTATGATGATGTGGATGAAGTAAAGGATGCTTTTATAAAAGAGTATTACAGAATAAGGCCTGCAACGCAGCACGAGTTCAACTCAAAGAAAAGTAAAACTATCCCATACTGGGAGTCCTTAGCCGCACGATTTGGCGTTGCGTCATGGATAGCCCTTATCGACCTCTTGGAGCTGCCGAGGTACAACAAGCGTGGTGACAATCCGCTGAGAGTTATAGAAACTAATTTGTGTATAACGGACGATAGGGTGTCCTTCGCAGGGAGGAAAAGACCTCATGTGTTTAGACGAACATTTTGGACAAAAGAGCTTATTCGTCAGCGTGTCGAAGGTTTCATTATTCAAAATGGACGTACCCCAAGCAGGGAAGACCTCCTTGGCATCCCTGAGTTGCCTTCGCCGGAGACATTCAATAATGTGGTGAAGATGAATTGGCGGCTTTGGATTAAAGAAACATTTCCTGACTGTGTTCCCGATAACTGGCGGTATGACCTTTTATCCAGCAAGAAAATAGACAAAAAGAAGTGGCTGGAACTATTCAAAAAGGAATACAAGAGAATTAAGCCGGCAACGGGCAATCAATACAATCAGCAACGCACTCAAGGAACGCCAACATGGAACACAATCGCAAAACTCATAGGAGAAAGCGAACACAAATGGAGCAACATGAAAAAGGTTGCAGGGGTAGAGGATGTTCCCATTTCCACCAATAAGCCGTCCACGTAAAAAAAGACCACCGTAAGGTGGTCTTTTTTTGTATTTTGCGGTTCTAAATTGACTCGTCCTCCGTCTCATCCAAACGTTTGATGCGTTGAAAGCCATTTGCAGAGACCTTCTTTCGACGGCCATCTGCTCTATGGAAAAAATCGCCGATAATAATGCCTTCTTCAACGTATCGTTTTGAACTCGGATGGTTTCGAGTTCCGCCCCACACCAAGAAAGAACAAAGCCATCTTTCAGGAACGGTTCGGTTGTTCTTCACCTGAGACTGTTCCTTCCTGCAGTTTTCAACGTCCTCATTGATTCTCTTGTCTGTAAGAGAAGCAAGATAATCAATATCTAAAGAGTAGAAGTCGGTTCCGTTGAAATACTTGCTCGTATGGTGCCATGCCGCATACTGCAGAACCTTTGTCCGCAAGAAAGAAAGCGGGGATTGCTTGAGCTTTTCAATGTTGCATTGAAGAGACAGCGTTCCGTTCAAAACCTCGGCCTCGATTGCGTTCAGTATGGCTGCTTTGGTCCACTTGGAACGCGGTTTTTCGCCGGATTCATAAGCATCCACAGCGTTGTTGCTCATCGAGTAGCCGGAATACCCGGCCATTACACATTCCCTCCGTCATCGGAGATACCCTGCAGAAGCAGGTTCTCGTCGATATATGTAGCTGTTTCATCTGCGCGATGCAGAAGAAAAGCCAGAGGATAGCGCGTAAAGGCCGCTGAGGTATTCTTATCTGTGGAATACTCTCCCATGTGGAAACGGATTGCAAAAGCCTCCGGCATCGTCAGGCGAATATAGCGTTCTGCAAGAAACACAGATTTATCGCCGTGGCTGCCGAACGGGAGCTTCTCGTCATAGGAAATCCAAGGCACCTTCTTCCACTGTCCGGTTTTGGGGTCCTTCACATTTCTGCTGTCCCATTTATAGAAATCGGCCTTGCAGATATCGTGAAGAAGTGCGGAGATGGCAATGCTATCATTGACCATCTTCCTCTCCTCCTCGGAAAGCGTCTTTCCGTTCCTCTCAATTTCCGTGAAGTATGTGTCGTTCAGACGCATAAATACGTTGACTGAGTGGTCCAGAAGCCCGCCGCAGTAGCTTGAGTGATACTTAGCACTTGCGGGCGCCGTGAAGAAATCCGTCTTCTCCAGCAGCCACAGCACAAGGTCTCTGATGCCTTTGCGTCCCGTACTGACAAGTGCGCCAATGAACGCGATGGCCTTAGACTCATACTCCTTATCGGGAGTTGTGCCGGAAGGGTCCTCTACCGTAGGGCGGTAGTCCCCGCCGTGCGCCGTGTACTTTGCGAGCGCCTGAGCTGCTGCCCATTTAATGAAGTCTTCCAATCTGTCGGGGTCGCCATTGTTAGACTGCTCGACAGTGCGGGAGAAGGCGTCATAGTCATCGAGGGCAGCTTGGCAGACGTCATCGTGACAAGCTCCCTTTTCAAACTGTCCGGAAATAGCTATCAACGCAGCTTCAGCACGCTCGTGCAGCTTTTGAATCCTCTCGAATTCAGGGGGGTAGTTGTAACCCATAGTTATTCTCCTTTCTTGATGAAGTCCTCAGCCCTGATAGTACCGGAAGTCCATGCGCTTGTCGGGAAGCTGATTTCGGGGACTCTCTCCAGCATAGCATCCCTCAAAGCGTCTCTATAACGCTCGAAATGCCGTTTCTGGAAGCCGAGAAGTCTTTCGTCATACTTTACTTCCTTCTGAAGAAGTTCAACGGCAAGAGAGTTCTCGTTGTCCTCGACCGCGATGGCGAAAAGCTCGTTTTCCATAATCACCCGCTGTGTTCTGGAAACCCACTTTTCGCCCAACACAGGCGTCATGCTGCGGAAGCGGTGTCCCAGTGTATCAACGATACACTCCAACACATCGGCCTCCTCGTTCATAGAGCCCTCCTCATCGAATAGCCACCGGCAGGTGTCCAGTTCAAAGTAGGGGATGTCGTTCAGCAGACGAACTTCCGGTTCCTCTTTATAGGGCTCATCCTCTCGATAGACATGAAGGAAGCTGTTGGAAATGTAGTAGACGGCCTCGTAAGGTCCATGAACAGAAACATTACCTTTGCCCATGATTCGTTTCTCCTTTCTTTTTTTGCGACCTTTCAGGTGCGGCTGACGGTGTGGAGCTTCTGCTCCAGCAGCTCTGCCTTCTCACGGGTCGCTCCACAGGTACACATCTGCGGACAAACAAGAGGGTCGTAGTAGTCCTCGTTCTTCTCAGGGAAGAATGGCTTTCCGCCCTCATTTACACGCACCACATTAGGGCGCGGGCAGTTGTGACAGGGGTTATACATCTGTAGGTTCTCCTTTCAAATGAGCGTTTTGTGGCGTCCTGTTTCTTTGCGAAAGCGCAGAATACTGAAGTATGCGTCAGCAGGGTGCTGTGGCAAATCAGCAACTGCCTTAAACACCTCATCAATGCAATGTACGGCGAGTTCACGCTCACGAAGCAGGGAAGAAAGCATCTCCGCTGCGGCCAGCAGTTCAGTGCTGCCGGAGGCAGCACCGGACCGCTGAAGGCGGACGACCATTGATTTTACTTCTTCGCTTGGAATGTAGGTCTTTTCCATGTCGTCCTCCACCGCAATTACGGTCTCCACGGTGAATTGTGGAGTTCTTCATTGATTTGCTTTATTGTTTTTTCCTGCCACCGGTTGACGTGCTTCGTCCTTGTGAGATTAAGCTCACCAACCTTGTGAAGAGTGATACCAACTGAGCCAAAGTGCAGCCACGTACCCTCGGAAACGGATACTGTGCAGCCTTTTTTCGCACCCTTCAGCCGCTTCTTCGCCGACGTGACCATTGCTTGCGTGACAATGCTCTTAGGACGTCCGGTCATCATACATACCTCGGACGGTACTCGCAGAGTCCCTGTTCAGGGTCCCATTTACTCGGAGGAAGTTCCCCATAGCAAATACCTGTCTTCTTGCTGGTAATCTTGATAGGATAGGGGAGAGATGCGTTATCCTCGTCATAGCACGCAATGTCAATGCCGATGTTGCGGATTTCCGTTCTGTAGGGCGCGAACTTATCGCCAAGCTCCTTCTTGAGATGTGCAATGAGCGCATCATGGAGGTCTTCGAAGGGAATCGACAGGTCGGCGACGACAGGATACCATGGGAAATCCTTCAGCCGATAGGTCGTTCTTACCAAAGCACCATCTTTCGTCCAGCAGTGGACGTGGGGAAGCAGGTGGTCAGGGCTTTCGGCGATAAACTCACGGTTCCAATCTACGACCAAGTCGTAGACATCCTTGCCGTCGAAGATATCGTAGGTTTCATAGCATGGTTCGCAGATGAATGTCCCGTCGGGACACGCAACGTAACCCCTGCGGTTGGCACGGAGGTTTTTGGTGTTGTTCGTGTCGGCAAACAGCCAAGAGAAACTACCCATGCCTCACACCCCCTCCATCTCGATACATGGCGTCGGGTATTCCACCATCACGCCACAGTTTGGGCAAAGAGAGGGCATTTCGCCGGCATCGTTACACACCAGCTCCTCTCCACAGATACAGCAACGGAAAACGCCATCGTCGCTGAGGTCAGCGACGGAAGGCCACTTGAAGAAAAACGTCTTCAGTGCCTCCATCAGCTCTTCGAAGGTCAGTTCAATGTTATCTACCAGATAGACCTTGCCGTCGGGCGTGCCGATGGTGACACCGTGGACATACTCTCCGTTCTCAGGGCACATCCTGCAGTCGGAGAACCAGTCCTTATAGAGTGCCTTGGCGTCCGCCGTGACAGTGGCGTAGGAGTTGTCCATGCGCTCAAAAGTGAAGCGCACGTCAACACATTCAGCGGGCCAGTCACGTTTAACTGTATCAAGCGCAAATTTCAGGTCCATACCTTAAAACTCCTTTCCTTCAAACGGCGAATGTGTCGAGAACGCTTTTGTTCAAGCTAACCTTGACAAGATGCGCTCGCAGTGCCTCCTTAATGCGCGGCCACTCACGCAGCAGCGCCATACCCGCTTCAACGTAGGTATCGAAAGAGGAGCCGCTGTCGTTGTCCTTTTTGACAATGGCGAGCCCAAGGTATCCGGTTCGACCACTGACGGATTTATCCGTGACCGTGATATGGTATTTGTTCTCAATCCCATTTTTATCACCGTAGTACATCTTCTCTTCGCCGAAATCTACCGTCACGCTTGTGCCGCACATATGGGGGCAAATCTCAGACACAATGTAGTCTTCGATTTTTTGAAGATTACTTCTCAGTTTCTGATGTTCTTCACTTGTCAGTCTCATATCCATTTCTCCTTTCTTAAAAAAGCATTTAGGCGAAAAGTGGGGTCTCGATACGATTCGAGACCCCACCCTTCTCTTGCCTTACAGAAATTTTTTGCGGGGAAATCAGATGGCTTAGAACGGCAGGTCGCTGTCATCCACATCGTTCAGCTCATAGAAGCCGTTGGGAGCGGGCTGGCCGTAGGTCATGTTCGGCTGACCCTGCTGCTGAGGCATGGGGGCGGGCTGACCCTGCTGAGGCATAGCCTGCTGGGGAGGATAGCCGCCCTGAGGAGCCTGCTGCGGCGCGGACTGCGGATACGCAGGGGCACCATTGGCAGCGGGGGCGCCGAAGGAAGACTGGTAGCCCTGAGGAGCCTGCTGCTGGGCATTGGGGTCCATGCAGGAACCGCTCCGGTTGCGGATGAAGTGGAAGTCGCTGACAGAGATGCTCAGGCTTCTGCCGGGAGTACCATCCTTGCGCGTATACTGCTGAATCTTCGCGGAACCGGACAGCCACAGCACAGGATTGGCGTAGTTGCCGTTTTCCGCCGTCACCATACGCATGAACCGCTCGGCGGTCTTCTCCCACATGGTGCAGTTGGCCCACACGACGTTCTTCTCGTTCTCCACGAGAGTCCCCTCGCCAAACGCATAGTCCAGATTGCTCTTCCTGTTCTGGATGGGGATGGAGAAGTTGACGTAGGCCTTGCCCTCCGCCGTGTGCTTCAGACCGGAGCAGCGAGTGACAGCACCCTCAATATCGGTATAGATATAGGGCTCGCCGTTGCTGTTCACGGCACTGATGAAGTGGGCGGTCGTGTAGAACTTCCGGCCCTGCTGCTGACCGTTCTGCGGTGCAGCCGGCTGCTGAGGCGCAGGAGCGGGCTGACCCTGCTGCTGGGGATAGACTCCCTGCTGGGGATAACCCTGCATCTGCTGCTGAGGGTAGCCATAGGCGGGCTGACCCTGAGGCGCACCGTACTGGGGCTGTGCCGGAGGGTACTGGCCCTGCGCCTGAGGATACCCATACTGAGGAGCCTGCTGCATACCACCGTTGTTGTTCTGATAAGACATAATTTTCTCCTTTCTTCCGCACGAAGGCGGACCAAATCCCAAAAATGTTTTGTTTTTTGTGAGGTTGGGATTTGGTTATTGATGTAGTTTTTTATATTAAAAAAGACAGCTATCCTTCAAAAAGGATAACTGTCTTTGATAAATGATGGTGTCTTGAAACGGAGATAAATCTCCTTATAAAAATATCTTCGTAATTATACTACTATACTACCACGTTTCATTATTTTGTCAACAGGACAAGGCGAGAAAAAAATGAGGATTTTCCCTGTGGTTATTGCACGTGTGAAATTCTTCTGATATACTTTATAGCACGATAGAGAGGGGGCTTTTGTATGGGCCATTATGAGCGTATTTCGGTTGGCGATAAGATAAAAGAGCTCGCCATCAACGAGATTATGATTCGGATGTCCTTTGATTCCTCGATAGGATGGAAGCTCGTTGTCGGCTTCCCTGAAATAAGAAAGGAAGAGAACGACGCCTTTATATACGGAGATTTACTGGCGGCTTTCACCGTGGTCATGGATACACCATTCTTCTTGTTCTCCTTCGGAGGCGGTCCGTGGATGGATACACCATTTGAACCGCGTATTGATGCCTCGCTGCCCTCCTTTGATATACAACTCGATGACGGTGACGGGCTGGGCCTTCTCATCATGTCTGTGGACACGAAGTATGGTGAGGTAAAGGGCTTCAGGCAGGTGGGGCTTGGACACGGACTCAGCATGAAGGTGCTCTCCGTTATGCAGGAGCTTCAGCAGCGTCCGCCCATAACACAGGAGGAACACAGGAGAAACATCGAGCGGGCTTATCGTACATACGGGCTGCCGGAAGATATGCTTCGCACGGTGAAACCCGATGAGGTGTTTGCCATTATTAACACCTGAATAATCGTAAATAAGAAAAAGCAGGGTGCTATGCACCCTGCTTTTTGTTTGTGTCGGTGTCAGACTCGTGCAACTCAGTGTAGAGCCAGTCACCAAGCAGCGTATAACGCTTGTCGGTTTTGTTGTTCAGGATAGCCTTTTTCAAGGCTTCGGCTTTTCCGACCATGATAACACAGTCCTTTGCGCGGGTAATGCCGGTATATACCAGATTCCGACGCAGCATGGCTTTGTGTTCGGGAGATACGACCATGATAACGATGGAATATTCACTTCCTTGGCTCTTGTGTACTGTAGTACAGTAGGCCAAGTCAATGTTTTCCATCTGCTCTGCATCGTAACGGAGCTGATGTCCGTCGTCGTTAAACTCAATCGTCACGACGTCTACCTTTTTTGTCGGGTCGTCCTTGGCGGATTCAAAGGAGATGGAATGAATCACGCCGATGTCGCCATTCTTGGCAAAATCGGTGTTTTTCGTTTGCATCACTCTGTCGCCCTCACGGAACAACTTGTTATTGAAGATTGCAAAGTTCTTTGTAGGACTTTGAGGATTGATACGTTCCTGCAGCAGCTTGTTGAATCGGTTCACATTCAATGCACTCTTGTGCCGATAGGGGCAAAGAAGGGCTACATTGGAAGCACCTTTTGACAGAATAGCCCGCTGGTAGAGTTCGCATACAGCGTTCTCAATAACGGCGGGGTCTCCGGTATTATCTTCCATGAACATAAACTGTTTTCTCGCAAAACGCAGGTTCACATCCCCCATTTGCATCTTCTGTGCGTTCTCCACGATGGGGTTTCCTTTGGCCTGACGATAGATAACGTCCAGCTTTGTGATAGGCACCACGCCGCTGCGAATCATTTCGTACAGGACATTACCGGCGCCGACGGAGGGTAACTGCTCAGGGTCTCCAACAAAGACAACCTGCGTTCTGCCCGGAATCTTCTGCAGCAGGTTATATGCTACAAAAGAATCCATCATGGAACACTCGTCAATGATAAAGATGTTCCCAAACAGCGGCCCGTCACAATCTGTGCCGCCCATACAGTCATCACCACGCAAACCAATAGCGGAGTGAATGGTAGATGCCTCTACGCCGGTCTGCTCCGTCATACGGCGTGCAGCGCGGCCTGTGGGTGCCAGCAGACAGGGGAGGGAGTTATCCTCCCCGTAAATAGCCTTATGCACATACAAAACGGCTTTTGTGACAGTCGTTTTGCCTGTACCCGGTCCACCGGTAATGATGCTTACAGGGTTCTGGAAACAGCTTATCACGGCCTCTTTCTGCTTTTCAGCGAGGGTGATGTCGTTGTCCTCCTGATACTCCTTCAGCGCCCTGTTGATGCGCTCCGTGGAGATGGGCTTATGACTCCGCATGAGCCGTTTGATGTGGCGGCTGATGCCGTATTCCTGCTCAAAGCGGCTGGCGGAGTAGAGCATGGGTCCGGCCATGCGAATGTCCTTGCGCTGGCATCCACTGTTGATGGCCTTTTTACAGACCTCCTCAGTGATGCCTTTGCTTCGAACATTTTTATTGGCCACCCTTGCCATCAAGGAAGGCAATTCAGACACGGGGACACACATATGACCGGCGGAAGCCGCCAAGTCCAAAGTGTATCGCAGCGCCTCCCGTAGACGAGCCGGATTGTCGATAGCGACGCCCTGTTCCAGAGCGAAGCTGTCTACCATATCGAAGGAAAACCCCTTTACCTCGCAGACACGGTAAGTGTCGTGCTTCAGGATTTCCACCACATCCTCGTCCGGGAACGCCTTGAGTAGTGTTTGTACCTTCCGAAGAGAGAGGTTCGCATTGCGAAGAAGCCTTGTGACTTCGCGCTCTTTCTTCGTCTCGCTCAGAGCCACCTTCAGTCTGTTGACCATCTTCTTGGATACAGTGCGCCGTCCATACTTTACACCAATCAGCCGTTCAGGTTGGGTGTCCAGTATATCCCACGTCATATCCCCGAAGGTCTTCCATACTGCCTCGGAAGCAGCGGGACCGAACCCGCAGCGCAGGCTCGATAGGTACGATATTGTGGCGTCCTTGGTTTTCTTGAACTGGTACTCAAAGGATTCGACCTTGAAGGATGAGCCGTACTTACTTCCTACAGACCAGTATCCGGTCATTGTAATGACCGTGTTCCGGTTTACGTTACGGTCCTCCGCATAGGGCAGACCATCGCCGGTGGCGACAAATGTAACGTCTGTTTGTGTGTTCTGGCACTTAATGACCTTCCAGCCATCCTTTTCGTACAGTCGATAGATAGGAACGCAGGTGATTGTTTCAAGATTCTTGCTCATCACGCACGCGCTCCCTTCAGGGGAGGCGGCGAATGGGATTATAGTTGCCATGTCGCCGGCCTCCTTTATAATTTATTTCTTTTGAAAAAACTACTTTACCTGAATGGGATTATGCGGGCTTCATCTTGCTCTTCTTAATGCTGAACGTCCGCGTTTTACACGGGATGTCCACGATACAGTCTCGGAACTTTTCCGCCAAATCGGGGTTTGTTCCGTAGAGCGTGTCAATGAGCAAATCCAGAACATCACGCTTAATCTCCGTGCCCTTACGAGGACTGTTCTTGACCTCGTATGTCTCGTCGTTGATGGTGATGAGTCCTGTATCCATGTCGGGACCCAGTGCCTCAATAAGAGGCAAGGATGCAGACTTTCGCTTTTCGTCAAGAGCCTTTTTCTGCTTATCCAGCAGGGAAGACTGCTCAGACAGCTCCAGCCATTCAGAGACCTTACCGGCGAGGTCATCGGGAAGCGTGCGCGTAACGGCGGCCTTTCCAACAGTGGAAGCCAGTCCGTTGAGTACCTGAATTTCCTTCTCCATGTCACCGGTATACTGGGGAACGCTGTTGTTCTCAACGTAAGTTTCCCACCAGTCTGCCTCAGCCTCAAGCTGGTCGTGCTCTGCTTCCGCATCACGGGGCATAAACCGCCGCTTGAACTCAGACAGGTCATAGGAAGAGCCCATATACAGGTCTCCAGCCTCGTAATCGTGCGTCAGGATGGCGCCGATAAACGTACCCTTGATGCGCTCGTCGTTCAAAACAGCGGGATACTGCCGCATCTGGGGGATATACTGGGGCGGGACTTTGTTGTTGACCCACGCCGCGAAGTTCTGCTCCTTGGTCGTTTTCGCTTCGAAGACGAACAACTCGTTGTTCAGCTCCACGATGGCGTCGATGTTCGCCGTAACACAAGGAAACTCCTTACTGCGGAACATTCTGTATTCGGGGATGCGCTTGGCGCCGGTAAGCGCACAAAACGTATTCACGACTACATCTTCCAAGAAGTGACCACGAACAAACACGGAGCTGTTGCTATCCTCCCGTTTCAGGTTGGGATTTCCAACCTTGTCGTGGTACAACTCCGTCTGCGTGCGATAGTGGGACGAGCCCATAATCACAGCCGCATCAGAACCGCCAATGCCGAGATGACGGATAGCCTCCCATTCATGGGTGGAAACAAAGCGGCAGTCAACGACGGTCTCCGCGTTGGGCCACTCCATACGGGGCGGGGGCAGAGGCTTCGTTTTGCCGTAGAGATTGCTCTCGAAGAGAACGGCATCGCGCAGCTCCTCCGGCGTCAAAGCGTCAAAGTCGCCATTCTCTGCCTGCATCCTCTTGAACACATCCGCTGCGGTTTCCGCGAACGACTCAACCGGCAACAGAGCAGCGACGCAGAGGTCCTTCGCCGCCTCCAATACCTCCATGCGCTGCCGGATGGCAGCCATGGTGTTGATGAACGGGATTGCAGCACGCGGGTCCATCCACATGGGAACCGCCGTGGGGAGATTGCACTCAAAATACATTTTTCGTTTTCTCCTTTCTATGTGTGAGGGTAGGGTGCGGCTAACGCCGCACCGCACCCTCCATATACGCTTCAATGCTCCACTTGTTCTTAAACCGCTTATTTACGGTACTGATGGGGTCGGTGCTCATAAAATCATCGCGGAGGCGACGGATTTGTGCCGCTTTGGTGCCTGCACAGTATTCCATGGAGCCCGTGCGAATCATCTTTGTGATATGACGCTTCATGCCGTTGGGAGTGAAGGAAACCATTGTGGGACGTTTACTGTCCTTATGAAACAGTAAATATACGACTTTCACTGGCCATCACCGTCCTCATCGTCCTCGTCGGCGTCATAGACGTCGTCGGAAAAGACCAACGTGGTATTGAAGTCAACGACTTCAGACACGCCATACGTGAAGCTCATCAGCTCGAAGCCGTGCCTCGTGCAGATTTCGTCGGGGACGTTGAGGAAATCGCCGTAGTTGAATTCTCCACAGTTGTGCTCGTACATATCCAAGCCGTCCTTCGTGTGGCAGAATTCGACAGCGGCGTCACGAATGGCCCTTTCGAGGTCGAAATCCTCGTAGGGGATGGAAAACACCATTGTGGTGATATCCACATTCAGCCCGTCTCGGTCCACCGCGTTGATGACCTTCGTGACTCTCGTAATCATATCCGCGTAGTATCCATCACCATTTTCGTCATAGACAACATACAGCTCCTCGCCATTGTCAGTATCGTCGCAGAGATGTGCGTCACCATCTACATCAACAGTGAAAGACATCTCGCGCTTATCGGGAAGACGGTGGCAAACCTTGTCACCGCCCCTCAGCTCGCGGAACGGAACGTAAAGCATAACACCATCGCGCTCGACGCGGACGGGTGTGTTCCCGTTCCCGAACACTTCAAAAATCGAAGCCATACTCATTTTTCTCCTTTCTTTATTTTGTATTGAAGTTCAGGGGCGTGAACAGTTTAGAAATCTCGTCCGGTTCGTCGGGCAAGGGTTCTGTAACACGGTTCAGCTCGTTATAAGCGCCGAGAGAACCTTCCGGGTAGGTGGTGTCCACCTCGCCGGTTTCATAACGGAAATGCAGCGCGATAAAGCCGCCCTCAGTGGTCTCGAAGCACGGCTCGACCGTGAGCGATTCCACGTCGGTGAAGTCTATCAGTCGGCAGCTATCCTCATCGAAGGGGCTGTGTAGGGTAATACTCACCTTAGAACCAATACCATAAGGACCTAAGATGTAAGGCTTCTTGCCCTTTCTGTTGGAGATATACTCCGCTAAGGGGACGATAACCTCATTGAGCCAGAAAGGACTCTTGATGTTATCCGCATCCTTCTTACACCCCTCAGCGATAAGATGCCTTCGTTCTTCTTCAGCAGCCGCGTATTTCTCGTCAAATGCGGCGATAAGCTCGCTTACTTTCATTTTTTTCTCCTTTCATTGGCAGCAGCTCAGGCAATTTGAACCGCCCTGTCGTCCCAGTATTCGTCAGCGCCGATTTTGCGTGCATCGCCGCCAAAATAGGCAACACGAAGAGGCTCGGCCTCGTTCACGTAATCGAAGGTCAACCCAACCTCCGCGCAGGCGCGGAGAGCCTCATTGAGAGGCTCCCCGTGCCGGCAGGTCCAAAGGATAAGAACAGTTCCAGCGGCCTGTTCTGCCTTTGCACGGTTGATGACATCCCACTTGGGTTCGTAGATGTGGGGAAAGTCCGTGACGAACAGCGTGCCATCGAAATCAACGGCAATGCAGCGGGGGAAGGGAAGGTTGGCTTCCACCTGAGGCACAACAGTTGTTCTCAGGTCAGTTGCCATACAGCTCCCTCCTCACTTCGCTTTACGAGCTTCATAGTGCCACGTGTGCAGGGCTTGGTAAGTTTACCATCCTCCCAGCGAACATTGGCGCAAGGACTGACGCGCCCACACGCAGCACAATAGCGGACAGAAAGCCCAACTACGGTCCCTTTTGCGCTCCCGTCCCGGCTCAGAACGGCGTCGCCAAAGCAAATGTTACTCATCGGCGCCGCCCTCCTTCTCGAACATCTTTTCATATGCCGCGTTGACACAGCAGTCAACGCAGTCGTTGTCCGTGCAGTTTTCCTCGTTAATCTGCTGGAGGCAGAACTTGGAAAAAAGACACTTGAAGGAGGAAACCTCCTGAGAGGAAAAGTCGTTGTTGGCATAAATGCTCATTTCTTTTTCTCCTTTCTTTACGATGCCTGCTGGAAGGTGTAGCTCTGGCGTCCCCATTCGACGGTGCCGCCAACGTCGTACTTTGCCCACTCCTTATCCATGTGAAGGATTTTCGCCACCTGCTCCTCCAGATTCGTGATGGTCGTCTGGGAAGCACCGGCTTCCTTGGCGTAGAAGGGGATGTCCGACATGGACAGATATACGTCGTGCATGGGGACAAAGGGCATACCCGCAGTCAGTCTGGCAAGGTCCTTTCTGGCCTCGTCAGCATACTTTTTAGGCAGCCCCAGCTTGTTTGCAAGGCCGATAAGCACATTTTCAGGGTGCTCGACCTGCACGCTGGTCAACTTGTCCAGCGCCTCGGTCATGTCGATGAACTGTGCATACAGACCGTCCAACGCCTCCTCAAAGGCGGGAACTCCGTCCTTACCGTTGCTGCTTCTGGTATGCTTGACAGCAATACCATCAGTGAAGCGAACACAGTTGCCGGCTGGCTTCTGGAAATAGGGTACTGCCGTGGCGCAGCTATTGCCGGTATCAGAGGAAAAGAACTTGACGACCGGCATCATGTTCATAGAATGAACTGATGTAATGCCGTGTGCGTCCAGTGCATCCTCATAGATAGTCAGCATTTCATCCTGCTTGTCAGGCAGCGCCCACATACATACCGTGGCGCTGTGGCTGTTCTCTCCGCCGAGGAATTCCACCTTACCGAACCTGTCGTTCAGCTTCCGGATGGTTGCTGTCAGAAGCTCGGAGATGGGCATAACGCGGTAGCCGCCGCCGTTATCGGAATGCAGGGCCGCGATGCGTCCATAACGCTCCAGAAGAAGTGTCAGGCTCTTATCCGGCGCCGCACGAAGCCCGTTGTTCAGCACCTCTGCGGAGCAGTAGGGCGTCATACGGGAGAATGCGGAGCCGAACAGCTTCGCGGTGTTATGCAGGGAACCGATGGCGGTGTCGCGCAGTACCCATGCGTTGGGCTCGTTGGTCACAATGAAGTGGGAACCCATGCTGGGGTCAGCGGCTTCCATCGCCGCATCCAGCGTCACCTTGCGGGTCAGCATGGGGTCGTCAGCGATTTTCTGCACCACAATGGGAACCTCAATGGGCTCCAGCGGAACTACGTGGATGCTCTTGGATGGAACACCGGGCAGCCAGCGGCTGTTCTGCTCCATCTCCTGAACTTCCTGCAGAAGCTCGCTCTCCACACTCGTGACAAAGCGGTAGTTGTCCTGCTCTCTGTTGATAGCTCTTTCCATGATTTTTTTCTCCTTTCTTGAGCCGCCTTCCGTCTCAAAACGGTCAGGAAACTTATGCTCACACGAAATTTAAGAGGTAATATATATGAAAAAGACAGTTACTCCACATGAAGGAATAACTGTCTTTTATAAATGATGTGACTTGAAAAACGGAGATAAATCTCCTTATAAAAATATCTTCGTAATTATACTACTATACTACCACGTTTCATTATTTTGTCAATTCCTTTTGCGCGAAAGGCTATCCAAAGTTTTGTGTGGGATTTTTCTTTTCAACCCTTATTTCGACTGAGCGACTTCTCCCAACTTTTCTGTGGGATTTGCAGACTTTCCCACATAAAACTTTAGAGGATGCACGGGTAGCTGTAAAAGTTTTTGTGGGCAGGTAAAGATTTCCCACAAAAAAAGAGGAGCCGTGGGCTCCTCTTTTGGTTCAAATGACACTTCCGTCGGAAGTGATGATGCAAAAGCAGCCATCCTTACTATAGCTGCCGCAATACTCGTTGCCGGCCTCATCAATCCAAACGGGATATTTTCGATTATCGTCCATACCGTAATGGACATCTGGCATTCTTCTCAGCTTGCCAACGACAGTGAAACCAACGCTTTTCGCGTATTCTCGCACATTCACAGTCCACCCCTCCTTAAAGCTATTATAGACTATGGTCCCTTTGAGCGCAAGGTTGTTTTACCTTGACCACGCCGCTTTTCCAGCACACTTATTTTTCGAAAAGCAGGAGGAGCTTCCGCCCCTCCTGTTTGTGTTGAAAAATTAGTCTCGAAGGAAGTATGTGTTTCGGTCTGCCTCCTGCGAGGAAGGCTCTTCGCCTCGCACATAGACGGGGTAAATCCTCCACCCGTTGTCCGCATAGGCATCGGGAACGATGACGCGCTCGGCGTCGAGGACTTCCACTTCCGCTGCGTCCAAGGTTTCGCAGGGGGTGATAGAGACAACTTCATGCTTGAGCAGGTCAACGACACACTCGGAGGAGCATTCGGTGCGCCCACCATCCCAAATAGACACATATCGCGCATCCACAAAATTGTCATTGGATGCTGCGAACCGGTCCATATTGCTATCAATGAACTTCTGGACGAAAAATGCGAGGCACGCGGCGTACTGTGCGGCCTTCATGCATCCGCTCATGCTGTCATCCATCGTTCTGACGGAATAGATTTCCATACGCTCCCGCGTACCGGCCTTCTGAGACGGCATCCATCGCCCATCCAAAACGATGTCAGCGTAGTACCCTTCGTTACTGCCATGAACGCAGTCAACATGGATGTCGAAGTTGGAATAGACCAACTCTTCATCCGCTGCAGTGGTACGGATGCTGGAAGCATTCCGCTCAAACTGATTCAGCAGATTGAGAACCTCGTCATCAGCTCGCGCAACGCTCTTCATCATCTCCTTAGCACCGAAGACGATTTCCTTGACGGTCAGGGGCTTGTGTTCGTTCTTTTTTCTCATGTTTTTCTCCTTTCTTGGTAAACAGGGCAGGGGAGAGGGCTGGAAACCAGCCCTCAACTCCATATCATATCGCACTTGTTGTCGGCACAATCCTGCAGGATGGCTTTGAAATCTCGGAACTTGGCGCAATCCGGACGGCCAATGTAGCCGTACAGAACGTTGTCGTCGTAATCTCCGATGATTTTCAGCAGCTCCTTGCAGGCACCGTAGCGGATAAGACCCTCACAGTCTGGCTGAAGCAGAAAGTCTACGACCTTGAAGCTGACCTTTTTCTCGGCGAGAAGCCGTTCGGTCTCAGCATCGAAGGCATTATAGGCCTGCCTGCGTTCCTCATCGCTCATGGAAAAAGCCTTCCGGAAGATGTCTTCCAGCTTGCGGTAGTGGGATGCCCAAGGGTCGCCGACAAGGTCTGAGACCTTGTTACGGAGATTGAAAAAACCTCCGCCGCCAAGGTCGATAGACCGACCGGTCTTTCGGCAGCTTATCGTGACGCCCATGGCTCAGTCCTCCTTCTCAGGCACCGTCTCCAGCGCCAGCTTCGAGGGACGATTTTCCCAGTAAGCGGAGCGTTCCGCTACGGCCATGTCGATGAGCCAGAACTCGTTCGGCTTTTCGGCATACGGCGTAGTGAAGCCTTCATCCAGCATGATGTCGATGGACCACGGGCCGCTGAGACCCTGCACGTCCTTCATATGCTCGGACACCAGCGCCTCTACCTCGCCGCGATACTTCTCGAACTTCTCCTGCATCTCATCCTTCATTGCATCGAACACGATACGGTCGGTGCGGTCATAAAGGTGAGGGTAGCAGTAGTCATAGTCCCAGTAGTTCGCAGTGAAGATGACCTCGCGGGTATCGAAGTCGTAGAACACGCGGAACTCGGTGCGGAAGGGAAGTCCGCCGTAGATGCACGGAACCATGTTGCTCATATGTCGAATCCTGTCGCGGAACACGAACTCCGTGTCACCGTAGGGACCCCACATCTTATGCTCATACTCACTGTACTGGATGCCGATAATAGCATCGGTCAGTGCATTGGGAGTAGGAGCCGGCATACAGGTACGCGCATCGAACTTATTGGAGTACAGGCTGTTCTTCACGAACAGCAGATGTCCCTTCAGCGGAGAGGCGTTGAGAGTGGGGATGACAACATCATCGACCCACTTCCTGATAGCAGGATAGTCCTCTGGACGCTCCATATAGAAGTGTCTGTAGAAAGTCTTCTGACCTTCCTCATCCAGCTCTTCCGGCACTTTGATAATGACGGTCTCCGGCACACGAATGCCACAGTCCTTCACCAAAGGCCACCAGAAGGAGAAGGCATCCTGCTCCTCACGCTGGCTCAAAGCGCAGCTCTCGTAGCCGTTTTCGGCGTACTTATCGAGCCTTTTTGTGCCGAACAGCTTCTCTGCCATATTCGTTCTCTCCTTTCTGCGTTTTACGCCACGTAAGCACTCACATCAACGCCGATGAGCCGACCAACTGCCAGAGCTGCGTCTTTGAAGGTTTGGTACTCTTCCGATGTGTCATACTCTGTAGCAGAGGTCTCGAAAACCGTCTCGGCCAAAATCGCGTTGAAGTCGTGGCTGTTGATAATCTCCGCGTCCCAGTCGTACAGCTCGCACAGCAAGTCGCGCTCGTGCCCGTCTAAGTCGTTGTCGAGATAGACAAAACCGTGGGCGACGCGGAACAGGCCGGCGCCGTATTGGTTTACCTGTGCCAGCTCAAAGACGTTGTGGCCGTGTTCCGGCGCCTCGCGGCGGAACTGGACGCAATCGGGGTCCGTACAGACCCAGTTCTTCTTACCAGCCACCATTACTCGTCACCGCCCTTCTCGACGCCGCGAACGTGATAGTCCCGCATGACCTTCACCAGTTCTTGCAGCTTCGTCTTGACGGCTTCGCGGGCCTCGTCGGGCATACCACGATAATTCTCGGTCTCCTTAACATCGCTCAGGAGAGCGTCCACGCGATTCCCGAAGGTCTCGATGGGGTTGTAGGGAATCAACAGGATGCCCTCAGCGATGGGGATGATTTCAAAGGGGGAGCCCTCCTCACACCCCATGAGCTTGCGAATCTCGCGGGGGACGACGATGCGGCCAAGGTCATCGAAGCGCCGGACGGAACCGGTGCGGGTGGCCTCCTGTGCCTGAATCTTGATGCGTTTTTCCATAGAAGTTCTCCTTTCTTTTACTCAGCAGCGTCCTTGATGAAATTGGCCTTCAGCCAATCCAGCCAGCAGGAAATATCCGCACAGACATCCAGCACGTTGTCGTCTTCAGCGACCTCAGAGAACGTGCTCCAACTGCCATCAGGCTTTTTGACAAATGCCTCAATCCAGTTGTTGTTTTCGTACTCGATGTCGCCGTCCTGCACAGCCTCCATGAGCTCATCATCACTCTTGAAGGTAGTACGCAGGGTATCGGAAGCGTGGGTAGCCATAGCGCCGGAGTTTGACCTGTTGGTATAGGAGAAATCATTGCCCTTGACCTCGCCGGCGATGCAGACATCTCCCTGTACCTCGAAGGAGACCTCATAGCCGTTGTACTGGAAACCACCGATGTAGCCTCCGTACCACGTGCAATCGAGGTGGTCATCATCAATGAAAGCCTCAGGTTTGGTCAGTAGCGTAACGCCGAGGCGTTTTGCCTCAGCTTCCATCTTTTTGAACTTTTGCTCAATGACAGCTCTTTTTGCGCTCACAACTTTTCTCCTTTCAGTCGGCCTCATGGTAGCGTTCGACAACATACTCCTTGGTGTAGTCTTCGTTCTCCGCCTCAGTCCACACACGCACGGTCATGGAGTCCTTAGCGACAAAATCAGCATCGCTGCTCTTATCCTCGTTACGCTCGTAGGTCTGACCGATATAGGCCAAATCCTGTGTGTTGGACCCATCCTTATCCTGCACGCTTACAAACACCTCCGTGTGGCGTCCCTTTTCGCAGGGGTCAATCGCTTCCACAGAGATAGTCCCGTTGCCGACATCGGCAATAAGGCTTACCGCAGTGCGATGGTTGGATTCCACGCGGATAGGGTCGTAGATGGCAGTGCCATCTGCGATAGCCTGCTCAATCATCTGGATACCAGCCACCCAACTCAGGTAGCGGCAGCCAAACGTCTTACCGGCATCCATGATATCCGCGATGACTTCGGAATCGCTGAACATCCCCTCCACCATGTCGTAGTTGGAGATGATGTAGTTGCGCCACTCATCGCAGAAACGATAGCTTTCCGTCTCTTTCAGCAGGTCCTTGAAGTCGTCCTTATAGTCCTTAGACACGTACTCGCGGTAGTGTTTAATTTCTTCCTTAGCTTCCACCGAGGAGAACTCATACACATCGCTTTCCCTGAATGCGCCCAGCTTCTCCTCAAGATACTCAAGGGAGATGGGCTTGAACTTATTGGGCCGGCCACATCCCACAGGTGCGTTCTTGTAGGGCTTCTCGGTGGTCCACGTTTGCCACGTGCAGTTGAAGATGGCATCGCCGAGGTCGCCGGTGATGAAGACGTGGTTCTTGTAGAACGTATACTGGACAGCATAGGCGTTTGTGTTATCTCGCTTCCAGTCCACAACGACGATGTCTCCACGGTTGTGAATGTGGGCGCGGTGCTTGGCGAACTGCGTGTCCTTGATGCGTTGCATCCGTTCCTGAACTTTCTGATAATCCATTTGTTTCTCCTTTCTCCCAGCCTGTGATAAGGACTTACGGGAACAAAAATGTAGTAAATATATAAAAAGACAGTTGTTCTCAAAAGAGAGCAACTGTCTTGAATATGATGATGTGACTGAAAGCGGAGATAAATCTCCTTATAAAAATATCTTCGTAATTATACTACTATACTACCACGTTTCAGTATTTTGTCAATAATTCTGTGGGTAAAAAGAGAGGGCTACCATAAAGGTAGCCCTCTCTTTCAAAGGGGGGTTAGAAAAGGTCTCCATGAGAGCCCGTTCGGATTAAACGAAGAATTAAAGTGTCCTTGAGAACAGTGTAAACCAAAAGCCAATCCGGTTCGATGTGACACTCCCGCATTCCTGTATACGACTTTGAATGCGTGAGCGCGTGGTCTCTGCACTCCGTTGGCAATGGTTCCTCCCGACAGAGCTTTCCGATGATGTCTTCCAGCTTTTTGGAATCGCAACCGCGTTTCATGGCGCGTTTGTAGTCTTTCTTAAACTGACCTGTGAACTCTGGTTTAAGCATTGAGTGCCTCCATCAGTTCGTCCACGCTGTCAAACGGGCCAAAGATGTCTTCTCCGCGTTCAGCCGTCGCCATTGCTGTGAGTGTTGTCTCGTTCGGAATTTCAACTGTAACATCAAACGGAATTCCTCCGCTGCGAACAAAGGCGTTTGCAAAAATGTTAAAAGCTGTCGAAAGGGACATACCGAGCTGATTGCAGATGGAAGTCATTTGGGTCTTTACATCACTGTCCATTCTAAAATTCACGTTAGAATACATCTCCCTTCACCTCCTTGCAGCAAATTATATCACATATTGTATGCGCTGTAAAGAGAAATCATTACAACTCAAGTACAGAAACTTGCTTTTTCAAGGTGGGAATCCTTACAAGCAGACAGCTTTCCCTGAGACCCGCATGGCACGCAGGGTGCAAAGGTCCATATCGGGATAGAGGTCCATCACCGTTTTCCGCAACTCATCGAGGGTCTTGAAGTCTCTGTCAATGAGCAGAACAGGACCGCTGGTATCGTACCAGTTATCCTCGTTCTCCTCGGAATAGATATCTTCATCTTCGTCGATGGTGCCGCAGTAAATCTGAGCGTCTCTGACGTAGGGGCTGTCCGTGAAGACCATATACCGTCCAGCCTCAGAAGCCTTGTCCGCGACGCTGGCCGTGCAGCCCGCATCGCATTTGCTGCAGAAATCGTCGCAGCCATCCTCGTGGATACGCGGCGCGGCGCCGGTAATGAACGGAGCGCGGCAAACTCCGGAAGCATCCGCAAAGGCGCACAACTCAGAGTCGCACTCACAGCACAGCTCGTTCCGATAGGTCAGAGTAGCGATGGTAGCTGTGTTGTCCTCGCCACGACCGTAAAGCAGCGCAGCGATGCCCTTGGAATAGCGTTCATCGAACCAGTGCCAGATGTCCTCGCGAGGAGTGCCGGCAGGGAAGTGGAGGAACGCATCCTCCATCTTCTCGGTGTCCGGATTCATCGGGACATCAGTGAACTCATCCCACAGCGCTTCCAACTCGACGTCTCTCTGCTTCAAGCTCATAAACTTCACCGCCTCCACTTGTCCCTCCAGAGCGGCGATACGCTTATTCAGCTTATCGTACTTCACGGCATGAGCACAGTTGGTGTCAGGGAGGTCGTGGTTGTAACAGATGTCCTTGCAAAAGGAACTGGCAGGGCAGGCCCTGCAGCGGGTCTTGGTATTGTGTTTAGTCATGTGTTTTTCTCCTTTCTTTCTTCGACACGAATTGACAATAAGCTACCACGCTTTAGGCGTGAGTACCGCCCTTGACCGCGTCACTGATAACCTTCCGTTCTACCTCAGTGAGAAGTACATCATCGTCGCTCTCACAATGGCCGGCGTTCCAGCTCACACTGGTTGCCTTGGCGTGCAGAACATTCTCAATGAGTGTAACCGCATTGTCTGCGAAGCTCTCCAAATCCGCATTGGAGAAAGCGAACGGCACCAACTTCTCAATGATGACATCGAAAGAACCATCATCATAGGTGTGCGTGCCGGCGCCGCTGCCGAAGTTCGCTTTCAGCTCCTTTCTTACCTCAAGCATATCGGAGGGACGGGAGAACGCAGCTCTCAGCCAAAAACGCATCTTGTCCGTTCCAGAAGTTGCATCGTGATAGACATGGCAGCGGCACATATCGCCGCAGATGTCGCGGACACGAGTGCTGGTTTCGGATGAGGGGGAAGCCTCAGGTGCGGAGTTGGAATCCTTCAGTTCAACAAAGGTTCCGTTTTCCAGATGCTCGCTCGCCCACTCGTCGATACTGCCAATTCCATCAGAAGGGACCTCAACGATATAGGCCGGTCCGACATCGGGATAGACCTTAATGCGGACAACTGCCACATTGCGTCCACCAACGTTACTGATGTGTTGGAACTGATAGCCGATTTCGGGTGAGGGGGAAGCCTCAGGTGCGGAGTTGGAATCCTTCAGTTCAACACAGGTCCAGTTCTCCAGATGCTCTCTCGCCCACTCGTCGATACTGCCAATTTCATCAGAAGGGACCTCAACGATATAGGCTGGTCCGACATCGGGATGGACCTTGATGCGGACAACTGCCACATTGCGTCCACCAACAGGGGTTTTCTTGAACTTCGGCTTGCCATCGGGCGTGCCGAACTGTTCCTCGAACATGGAAATATAGTTGCTGATGTGTTGGAACTGATAGCCAATTTCGGGGGTGTAGTTTGCGGTGAAGCAGTAGAGCGCGTGACCGATACCCTCGCGGGAAATCCACCACGAAATCTTCTTGTTTGCCCCGTTACGCACCGGCGTTAAGTTGTAGAGCCCATACACAAAGGGGATACCGACACGAACGGCGCCACTCTGCACCTGCCTATTGGACGAAAGTTCATCCCACGCACCGCTTGCGTTTACGAAGCGCCCCACAAGGACGTCCGCACTGCACACGGCATCAGAATCAGCTTCGCAGGGCTCAACACCAACCAGCTTCGCATAGCTTACCTTGCGAAGCCCTACAGCAGCCGGCACAAATGCACCGTCGCGGTTGGTAGCTGCCATCATAACAGCAAAACCACAATCGGTAATTTCACCGGTGACGGCAACCTTATCGTGGACAGTCTCCATGTTCTCGCCAGCGTACTCGAAAACAACATTAGTTTTCATGTTTTCTCCTTTCTCCCAGCCTGTGATAAGGACTTATGGGAACAAAAATGTAGTAAATATATAAAAAGACAGTCGTTCCCAAGCGAGAACAACTGCCTTGAATATTTGATGTGACTTTGAATCGGAGATAAATCTCCTTATAAAAAAATCTTCGTAATTATACTACTATACTACCACGTTTCGGCATTTTGTCAATAATTTTGAACGAAAAGAAAAAGCTCCCTTCGGGGAGCTTTTTCACACATCTGTTAAAAGATTGCAGCGACCAAATCACGAGCAGAAGCTAAAATATCTTCCGGAACATGGTCAACAACTTTGTGCGGCCTTGCGTCGATGAAGTTGAGCGAAATAATGTTGCCTTGTCTTACCAGACTTCTCGCCCCTGTGGGGAGCCCCAGTCGATTTCGGTCGGCTTATAGCCTCCATCATACCCTTCAAAGAACTCATCAATCGTTTTAAGTTTATTTGCCTTTTTGATAATGAGCTTATCACCATCGGCTAAAACTTCAAGGGCTTCGTCTTCACTCCATCCCATTGTTTCCAAAACGTATTTTGGAAGCCTTATACCTTGGCTATTGCCCCACTTTTTTAGGGTAGTTTTCATACGGCTCGCAAACCTCCTCATCAGGGATATACAAAGTATATCCCTGATAGAAGAGGCTGTCAAGGCGTCCTGAGTGATGGGTCCGATTCTCTCTTCGCACACCTTCCTATCAACAAGCGGTTCCACGCAGCTCCTTCACGGTTTCCTTAATGGATTCCTGTGCCAGCACGTCGGTGCGAGCGATGGCGTTGATATAGTCGATGACCACGTCGCCCTTCTTGGTGAGGAAGACGCGGGCAATGACCTCGCCCTCGGCATTGTCGTCGGACGTGCGCCAAGCATCGACAGACACAGCAGCAACCACATCACCGCAACCAACGGGAGAGTCTTCACGGAAATCGTGACGGATTTCCGCCCAATAACGCTCCTTTTCGGTGCTGTTCGCTGTCTCATCCGTCACTTCGACCTCGTAAGTGCCGTTACCGTAGTTGAATTTTCTGACGCACAACAGCAGCCTGTCCTCATCCATGCTCCACACCTCGATTCCGTCTGCGTCGTACAGGGAGAGATTGGAAACAACCTCAAACTCTCTGTGGATAATCCGCAGGACGGCGGTGAATCCGTTTTCGAACTTGCTGGTATACTCAGCAATAACGGCATTCGGCACGTTGAGGCTACCGTCGGGAAAGTCCTCACCCTTCATATAAGTGAGATACTTTCTCGCGTCCACAGCGGGAATTCTGATAGTGGTCTCGTGGAATGCCGGTTCGGACAAGTCCTTGACGACCTCCATGACGTACACAACAGCTCCGTCATCAAAGGTGTAGACGCCCTCCAACTTGCTTTCAGCATCCAGACACATGACTTCAGACATCTTCTCGTTGTAGAGGACGGGATTAACAAAGAAGCCCTTGTCGTCGGAGCATACGTTGATGTTCGCAGAATAGCCGTTCGGGAATGTCAGGCCGAAGCTGCGAACATCGGCATACTTACCGATGCCAGTATACTCAACGGGATTGTGTCCCTCGTCACAGGGCATATCCAGAAGCTCCTGACAAAAATCTGCATCCCTTGCAGGAATAAGAAGGATGCCCTCGTATCTTGCGGAAGCTGCATTCTTTTTCATAGTTTTTCTCCTTTCATTTTTTGAGTTTTTCTTACTCAGGGATGTCATCAATATGCAGCACAACACCAACGCTGGACACATAGCCCTCATCGTCGAGAATGTCGAACTTGCGATGAGGAAGGTTGCAGATAACAGACCACGGACAGACAGAGTCCTCAGAGGAATCATCGCACCAGCGAAACTCGATGTCTGGCTCGCCTGCGGTTGTCTCATAGAAGCCCTGAGCCTTACTCGCAGTCAGCTTGACACCATCGAAAGCACCGATTTCCTGCGTCATGGCGCCCTCAACTTCCACGAGGTCGTCCGATGCAGCATAGACAACGACGAGACCCTTAACGACTTTCAGGGCTGCCGGAAAAACACTCCGCTCGTTCCGGTTGTTCAGCTCGACTGCCCAGCGTTCCAGAAACTCAGCATGGGTGTCGTCTTTGACCTCCTTGGCCTGAGACGCAGCCTCTTTTTCCATCAGCTCCTTCAGCTTCGGGCAATGGGCAGCAGGAACAGCGGTACAGAACCCACCTACGGCTGTGCAGTTGAAGTTATCCCTGTGGATATGCTCACAGTTGACGCAGTTCGGGCGATAAGTGGACTTGAGAACATCCAACTCGTGCCGAAGCGCGTAGATGGTTTCGCCTGTCTCTCGCATCTTATCGCTGATGGCTCCGACCAGTTCAGGTACAGAGGCGTCTGGGGCAGGTCCGAACCGCTCGCCCAGAATGCGGCGGAGGGTCTCGTTCTCCTGCCTGAGCGTCAGCAGCTCTTCAGGGTCAAGGAAAGTGTCCTCGAAAGCCGCCAGCCGGTCTTTCAGCCGGTTGCGGCAATAGAGGGTAGAGCACATCTCCTTTGCCTCGTTGGATTCGCTCGTGCGCTCAGATTTGCACCGATTGCAGTCTACGCAAGCCTGCCCATCAGGAAGGCGGATGGTGAGTCGTTCCATTTTCAGGCTCCTTTCTCTTCAGGATATTTAAGATTTGATGTGTTTTTCATTGTATTTCTCCTTTCGTTTCAGGCAGGGATGAAAACCATGCCTGCGTTCTGTGCAAGAAGCACACATTTCTTTGGCGTAGTTTTATTTCCTTTTGTCGATTTGAAAAATTCTACTTTTCCGTTGTTTCGACCACCTGAGCATTGCATAACCCCGATAGTCCCGTTGAAGTCCATCACAGCACCCGGCATGATACGGTTCATATCCTTGTACTGGGGCGAGTGGGGCCTTACAGTGAGCTGCGATACCGCAGCGTCGCCGTAAGCCTCGCGGAACTCCTCAAGACTATCAGACCTTTGCTCAATCGCCTTGTGCCGGTTTGTTGCAACGACCTTGCCGTCCAGAAGGTACTTCCGGTCAGCCATTTGGCGGATGCAGGATTGCCGGTCGTGCCGACGGAACTGCTTCAGCTTAAAAGGTTCGGCAGGTGCGGAGACCTTCGTATCCGCATCCAAAATGGAACAGGCGATACAGTAGGCGTCCGTATAGTGTTCCTTCGGCACATTCTTGGCAATACGGAAGCCCTTGGTGGACTTACCATCCGTGGCATAGACATCGTAGGGGGTCTCGCTTCCGAGATACTCCATGAGGTGAGGGATAATCTGGTTCAGGGCACTCAAGGCGTGGTACTTTTTATTCATACCGCCCTTGCGTGTGACCAGTTTTTCTGCCCACGCCTTGTCCTTGTGGACGAGGTCGTGGTGCTTTGCACAGAGCCCACACCGATTTACCAATGTCTCGCTACCACCTTTATGCCGTGGAACAACATGATGGTAATGGTCAATGGGCTTCTTGCAGAACAGGCAATGTCCGTCCTGCTGTGCGTATACCGCATCCTCCACGGAACCAAGTCCGTACAGCGGACCCTGCTGGTATTCCCACCGACGGATATTGGGATTATCCATCGCCATGAAAGCAAAGCGGTTCAGTTCCACCACCACTTTTGTGATGGGTAGAAACTTTGTAACCTTCGCAATCAGGTTGATGTGAGTCTGCAGCAGGTGGTTCGCTGTGGGTGTCAGCCATCCGGCAGGGCGACTGCGGTTATTGAATCTCGCCTCCTTATTGCGGATGTAATGACACACAACGGGCTTCTCGTAGCCGGGGAGCAGTTTCTCGATAGTGTTGCTTTCCACAATAGTCCCAGCAGCTATCGCACGGCGCTGGCGCTTCCTGCGCCGGTCCAGCGTGCGATGGTTTTTCCGAAACGCAGCACGCTTCTTCATTAGGAGAGGTACGTCCTTATTGCGAGTCTCCAGATGTGCGGAGAACACGCAGGAGCCGTCCTTCTTGACGACAGCAACGCCGATGTTCGTTCTGCCGGGGTCAACGCCAAGAATCAGGTCTTGGGTAACATCAGGGGTATCATAGTTCAACTGGATGGTAAACGGGGTTCTGCTGACAACTCGTGCTTTCTTTTCCTTCAGGAGAAGGCGCACATAACAATAGCGAGTTGTCGGCATCAAAGGTTTACCGTCTTTGTTTTGCACATAGACTATCGTCATGTGCGCTCATCTCCTTTCATAGTAGTGTCTCACCTCCGGAGGAGGCGGTAGTGTCTCCCTTACCTCGGCGTATGCTTGGTAGAGCTGCGAGCTGGGAAAACCCGCAGGTGCATCCGTCACCTCTACATGAGGGTCCTACATACGTCGATACGGCTGTGGCTATTAGACCTTTTGTGGGTTCCCCACATCAAAAATCTTAAATAACCCTTCTCAGGGCGATAGGTACAGCCACGCATGGACTCCATGCGCTCGACAAACTGGTCGTGATGATACGGCCAAGAACCTTCGCCCTTCGCAGCCAGCTTAAAGTGCGTTTGGTCGATGAACCGGCAGGTGTAGACCTTGGGTTCAGCACGGTGGCCATCGGAAATCAAAAGTTTTCCGCCGTTGGGAAGTGTGAATACGGGATTAGAGTGCCGGTCTCGGAAAACAATAGTCTTGTCGTAACCCACGACCAGACTGTTTGGCACAATGTAGTACCTCCCAACAGGTCTGTCAGCTTTGAACGTCATAGTGTTTTACTCCTTTCTTCTTCTTTTTAGAGGGGGCAGGAAGCCCCGCCCCCTCAGTTTCTCAGTAGCTAATGCACTCGTCCATCACGTCCGCTACGGCCTTGATGTCCTCAAATGTGACATTCTCCGTCACGGGGATGGCGACGTACAGCTCCCACTGGCAGAACGGGGTATCCGTGTCCTTGGGGAACAGTACGTCTGCGTACAGTCCCTTCAGCTTCTCGTCCGCGTTCAGCTTCTCGGCCAGCTTGCGGCCAGATTCCATCAGCGCCTTGCGGATGCTGACGTTCCGTTTTCCGTCCTTTTTGGACATCTCCTCACCGGCCTCTGCGATAATCAGCAAACACGGCTGGCCGTTCACAGTGGCGATGTAGGTGGGGAAGTTCAGGCTGTCGGTCCAGCAGGTGAAATAACCCCAGCGCAGCAGGGGCGGCACCTTCGTGTACCAGTCCATGTCTTCCACAGGAGGCTGATATTCGCCTTTCAGGAAGGCTTCGTACTTTGCCTTATCGTATTCGGCGAGCTTGGTGTCGAAGCCGGAGGGGTACAGTCCGGGCACGCCACGATAGTCGGGAACGTTGATGCTGCACAGGGAAGCGGTGTCATACCGCCCATCCCAGTCCTTGGGGGGCTTCTTGTCGGGGGTGTTGAACTCCCATACGAATACCTCCCCGCAGCCGTTGCAGAAAAACTGAGTTTCGTTGATGCTGATGATTTTGAACATTGTTTTTTTCTCCTTTCAATTTTTTGACTTACAAATCCATGAACGGGCCTTCGACCCGACATTGGTCCCATCTGCGATTGCGCGGCTCGTTGTGCCGCATAGCGTCGAGATAGCTCTGCGCCTGAGCCCTATCGCCGAAGACGATGGGCTGCACGCCATCATGGTCGATTTTCGACCAGTAATAGGCGTAGCCGGATGCTCTGGGGTCAGCACAAAGCGTATAACCATCGCTATCGCGGATAACAAACTTCCATGTGAGAACTCGTCCAATACCCATAGCAGCCTCTCAATCCGCCGCAGACTCGCGGTAGACCAACACGTCGTGGCCGGCGTAAATAGCCTGCAGCTCGTCCTTGGTGATGCTCAGGATGCTGAACAGCCAATCGTCGGCATCCTTCCAGTCGGAGAACTTGGGGCCGATTTCCTTCCGGAACAGCTCCAGCGTCTCAAACAGGAGGTCCTTGGCACGGGGGGAGAGGTCTTCCTCAGGGTCAGGTGTGGGCATCTTTATGTCGTTCACATCATTGAGTTCAACGTCTTCCAAGGAAGTCTCGTAGTCCTTCCAGAGATGGGCATTGTCCTCGAACCGCTTGACGATTTCGGCGATGGTGATGTCGGTCGTCGGCTTATCCGTGGTTTCCTCGAAGTAGCAGAACTCAAAGAAGGGATGGTCGGCTTCCGTTTCGCTGCCGAAGCGCTCGTCGTTCAGACCGAGAGGGCCGGGGATGAAGTATTCGCCGTCATCGAGACTGGCGATAATACGCATCTTTTCTTCCTCCGACATCTGGCCGGCGAAAACGACCTCATGCCGGACCTTGTAGTTGTCCGCGTCACGATAGAGATAGGCGAGTCGGGTGTTGATGACACTCATTGTTTTTCTCCTTTCTCCCTGCCTGTAATAAGGACTTACGGGAACAAAAAATGTAGTAAATATATAAAAAGACAGCCGTTCCCAAGCGAGAACAACTGCCTTGAATATGATGATGTGACTGAAAACGGAGATAAATCTCCTTATAAAAATATCTTCGTAATTATACTAATATATTACCATGTTTCGGTATTTTGTCAACGGCTTTCCCCATCTCCATGCGGGTATTTGCAAAAGAAAAAGCTCCCACAAGGGAGCTTTTTCATGGTTAATTATTTAGAGGTTCTCGTCCAGCACACCGTCGTATCTCAAATGATGGGAAATATCGCGGGTGATATGGTTGAGTTCCTCATTCAGTAGGCGCCATATCCGGTGTTTGAAGCCACGGGCAGCAGCCCAGCTCAAAAGTCCTGCTACAGAGAACAGGAGGCACCGAACCACGAGGCTGCCGCCGGACATGGAATTGTCCATGCTCGCAGCACCGATGGTGCCAAAAATTGCGATGATGCACACAATCAGCAAAGAGATGCTGATAACGTACAAGGTCTTAAACTTTTTGTTTTCAGTAATTCTGCGATTCATTTTAATTCTTCTCCTTTCAAGCGTTTCGGGTATATTCTCATTTGCGGTTGAGTTTGATAGCTTCAATGACAGCGTTGTAAGAAAGCCTACATCTCTTGCCGGCATATTCACCGGTTTCATCAATGCACTCGGCGAGGAACGGATACTTACGCGCTTTTTTGATGACGCCTACAAGTTGGAACTCGTGGGGTTGTGTTTTAATTCGAATTGAAAACACTTCACGGTAGACAACATCTATTCCGCTGGCTACGAGCTTCTGCTGGATGAAGCGCTTGTTCCGATAGAACTCGGCTTCTTCCGCATGACCTTTCTCGATAGCCAGCTCGGACTTATCCTCGTACTCCATCTCATAGAGTGCTCGTTCCAGCTCCTGTCGCTTAATTCGTCCCCTGAACTTCAGGGCACGATAACCGCTTGTCCGCAGGACGTCGATGTAATTCTCTCCGTCCGTAGCATTCTGGCTTACAGATGGACCGAGAATTTTGTAGGTGTATTTCCCATACGGGAATTCCTTGCCCCAATCGTCGGGCCGCAGCTCGCGCTTCTCAGGCTTCTTGGACGACCTTGCTCTGGCTCGACAGAAGGCGTCCCACATGATTTTCTCGGTGGGCTCCGGCGAATTGTAGTAGGGCGTCTTGAAAAAGCAAACCTCAAACGGGAAGACAGGAATGGAGCAGACTTGGTTTGCGTTGGTCGTTGCGTGCAACACCCTGTCCACGGTGGACCATGAAGTGTTGCAGGCAACGAAGGAACGGGACTCGTACCGCTTGGCAACATCCTCCGCAATACGTTCCAAATCCGCTTTTGCCTCATCACGCTCGGCGTTCGTACGGTATATCGAATCGCGGTTTGCGACGATACGGACCGACACGCACGTAATGGTCTCCGTCTGACGAACATAGCCAAGAGAACTTCTGGAGACGTTGAACCGCTTCAAACCGAGAGGGTCTTCCTCACAGTAAGGATGAATCCCTTCGCTCAGAACGCTCTGGATTTCATCCAGCAGGTCTGTCAGCAGATGCTCCTTATTTGTCGGAGTTGCATTGGCAGATGTGTCGTAGAAATAAGGCGCAGCCATCACGACACCTCCGAAAGAGCGTGCATTTCATCGAAGAACTCGTCCATATGGAAGACATCGCCAATGGTGTGCTGGCTCTGGTGAGCATAGGAGCAGTCACAGGTATCCAGAAGGTTGCCATCCACCGTAAGGCAGATGTTGCCTTCGTTTACCATCACACTGCCATCCGGCCACTTCTCGACCGCAATACTCTCATTGCCCAGCTCACGCTTCGGATAATCTGTCTCAAACAGGTCTTCTGCACGTCCCTCGTTGATGAGGTTGACTCTGTCCCAATCAATGCGCTTGTCCTCTTCACGGAAGTAGGAGAGACCCTTCAGCAGCATGATATTCTCGTTGGGAATATCCTCATGGAATTGGTCGTCGGAAAGAGCAAGACCGCAGATTTCTATGTCCTCCTGCTTGGCGCAGTAGCTATACCACCGCAGGGAAGCAACAGCCAACTCTTCTACGTTCTCCTTACCGTTTGTGACGATATAGAAGCCATTCACAGAGATGTCATACTTCAGGCACAGCTCACGGAACTGGTCGATGGCGCGGCAGTTGAGAGACGGTTCGCCTCCGGTAAATGTCACGACACCGATGCCGTCCACATGGCGCAGCAATGCGTCCATGACCTCGTAGGAGATGTCCTTGTTCTCCGCCTCGCCTCGCAGACAGTGAGCGCAGTGCATATTGCACCGACGGGTGACTTCAACCGCAAGTGAGTCGAAAAAGACTTTGTTCATAGTGCTGTTCTCCTTTCAATGTATTCATAAAGCAAAAAAAGGAGAGAGCCATTACAGACTCTCTCCTTTCAAAATAGGGGTTAATCGGCCTGACAATCGCAGGAAATGAGCTGACCGCCGCATTTCGGGCAGCGCTCGCAATCACAGCCGGGGTGATGATAACCACCGACCATGGCTCCGCAATCGCCGCAGCGGAAGTTCGGGTTGTTCAACTCTTCACAGCCATAGTAGAAGTCGCCCGGTGCGCCGACCTTAATGGGGTCAGCACGGGAGCCATCTACGAAGCGAATGGTGATTTTGCGACAGCCTTTGGCCTTCAGCATTTCACGACCGCAAAAAGCGCATTTCGCCACGGCTTACCCCACCTCCTTTTTCGGAACATCTACCTCCACGACAACGATTTTCCACGAGTGGGATACGCCGTTATGGAGAGCCCAAGCCTCCAAGCCGCCGATGTCGTAGTTCGTTGTGAGAGGCTCGTCAGGGAGCTTCTCCCAGCCGAATACCATCCGCAGCTCCTCGTCCATGACGTTTTGAGCCGCAAGGTAGTTGTCGAACTTCTCAACAACGATTTTGGAGCGGTACGCTCCGGTATGAGTAGTGCCGTCGGTATGGAGCGGGCAGGTGGAATGAATCAGGATGGCAGGGAAGGCCTTTTCCTTGGGGTTGGCCTGCTCCTCGGCAGCCTTATTCTGAACCTCCAGCGCAGCAGCCACGCGCTCAACGTTCTTTACGAGGGAAGGGAAATCGCTCATAAAGAACTTGCGGCCCATGATAGTCTCATGCAATTCAGACATTTTGAAATCTCCTTTCTTTTCTTACGGAACCAGACGAATATAGCTGGTGATGTCCTTGGCAGGGATACCGGATGGACACTCGGACTTGGGAATGAGAATATAGCCTCCGTGGGAGCTATGTTCCACGGAGTCTACACACTCCCTATATCGGCCCTTGTAGCGGAATTTGACCGCATAGACATAGCCTAAGGTCTCCGTGTCCACGACGTAGTCCAGCACCTTCTGAATCAGCCTTGCGTCGTTGCGGACAGCATAGACGCCAGCACCGTCGTCCTCGCCTACGGCCATATCGCCGAAGGCAGAGGGACGGATACCAGTTTCCAGAATGGAGCCAAGTCTATCCTCTGTGGTCACATGGACGAGTTCGACCTCGTCACAATGCATCACGTATTTCACTTAGCTTCCTCCTCACAGCCGCCGCAAAAGAAGTCCTCATCCACGAAGCTGATGCCTTCGAAAGCGTGGAACACGATTTCGTTGGGAATCTGGTCGTAGAAAGCGATGCTGGCGACAGAGTCGCGCTCCTCATCAGAGAGGCGCTGGAACTCATCGCACTCGCTGTCGTAGAACAGCTTCTGCTTCAGCACGGACAGCATATCCGGCGTGAGCTGATAGACGCTGCGGTAGCCTTCTCCGCCTCGCAGAGAGTTGGCGACCTCCACCAACGGGCAGTGGTTACAGAGCATCCGATTGGCGCCTTCGTTCTTGTCCATCTGCCCGCAGGCGCGGCCATAGTAGCCGCAAATCTCCGGCGTCCGGTCTGAGGACTTAGTGTTCATGGAACATTTCTCATATTCCTTCTGCACCGCATTGGTGATGATGGGGAATACACGGCAACCATTCTCAGACATTTTCGTGTCTCCTTTCAATTTTAGGTTTAGTAGCTTTTTACGCACTCCGACAAGCTGATGATAGCTTTCCGAAGCTCGTCCGTCCCCGGAACAGACCAGAGGCAGACGGCATAATAGACATTTTCCATGTCGTTGAGAGCTGCCTTCAGTTCGTTGGGCTCGCCGGATACCATGGCAGCGCGATAGTGAGCCATGGCGTTCTCGATGAGTTTCTGCCTTTCGACATTACTCATGGGCAGCCTCCTTAGTCCCATCGTTCAGCTCGGCGGGGAGGAAGTCCATGCAGCAGCTTTCGCCGTACACAGCGTCCTCCGTGTTGCGGTTGGGCAGCCGGTGAATCAGCCTCGGCAGCATACACTTGCAGTTGCCGTCGTGGTACACACAGCCGGCAGCGCCGCAGATTACAGGCTCAGTGATGACGGGCTCCTGTGTGGGAATGACAACGGGTACGACGCTCTTCGCCTCGCACTCCAGCCACTCCTCGTAGCAGGGCCACATCTCACCGCCGAAGCCACTGTCCTTCTCCCACACGTCCAGAAGCTCCTGCATACTGCCGGCATCACCGCAGTCCTCAGAATACGCATCCAGCTCGCAGAGAAGCTCCTGCAGCGTGTGCTTGTGGTCCAGCATCCACTGGAGCTTGAAGCACTCGTAGGCACGGAAAGACTCCGGCGAATGAGGCTTCACAGGCTTGGAAGCAGGAACGGCAGGGGAGAGGGACTCGCCCGCAGTCCGCAGGGCTTCGTCCAGCTTCGCCTGAGCGTTACTCAGCAAAGCCTGATTCTCGACGTCGAGAACCCCGTTTTCCAGCTCATCCGTGATGATGTGGTGCAGAGCGCCGACTTCAGCAGCAGACATGATAGCAACGACGTACTTACTCATTGCCCGTCACCTCCTCAGCCACGTAGCCGTACTCGAAGTCGCGGCTCTTCTGCCGGAGCTCGTTGTAGAGGCAGGAAGGCATAGGGGGCATACCCTTGAAGAAGGTAACGCCAGTCTGCCAGTCGTCCTGTGCAGCACACTCCTCAGCCTTCTCCTTGCTGGCAAAGGTGTTGTAGCCGCCCAGCTCAATTCCGACACAGCCCTCAACAGGCTTCACGAAATCGCTGCTGCCCTTGACAGGAATGTTGGCGTACCCATCGCCAGACCACATGACGCGATGCTCGACAAAGCTCTCCGTGAACAGCACGGAAGTGACCTTGACGGGATACACGGCAATGGTGGATGCGCGGTAGAACTTGCCACGGGTGTTTCTGCGGACCTCATTCCAAATGGCATAGACGGTGTCGCCAATGCCGACAGGAACTCCATCCGCAGTCAGAGGGATAGGCAGTCTGTTTTCGATACTCATGCTTTTTCTCCTTTCTTCCCAGCCTGTTATAAGGACTTATGGGAACACAAATGTATGTAAATATATAAAAAAAGACAGCCATCCCAGAGTTGGGATAACTGTCTTGATTCTTTATGGTGACTTGAAAACAGAGATAAATCTCCTTATAAAAATATCTTCGTAATTATACTACTATACTACCACGTTTCAGTTTTTTGTCAACGACTTTTGCATACTATTATGGAAGCTCTCCTGTGTGTTCGCAGAAAAAAAGCAAAGAGGTAGGCACATGAGCCCACCTCTTTACTTAAAATCTTTGCTTTTACAGAGAGGTCTCGGCTTTGAAGAACCGAGTTCTCGCACTACTCCAAAAACAAATTCGGAGAATTAAAGTGCCTCAAGGACACAGACATTATCAAGGTTGATTACTTCATACGGTGTGTGCTTGGCATCGTCAGACACACAGAGCTTCAGTTGCTCTTCCACGTAGGCAAGGTGTTCACCGTCTTCATCAAACGAGAAGCTCTCGTCTTCCTTAGCTCGCTCCAAATAAGACTCACGCATGGCAGCCCAGTTCGCCTCAATGTCCTCGGCACACGCAGTAAGGTGCCTATCGGCATTTTTCACTAAAAGGGCGCCAACAATACCGCCAGCCTTATTTTTCACGATGACCGTTCCCGGCCCAAACTCGTCCCCATCATTACACAGAGCCTTTTCGATGGTTTTGTGAGCGTTCTCGATGCTCTTGATTGCCACCCAATCCTCCAGAGGCGTAGCACCAGAAAGAGCCTCGTTCATGCCGCATCTTGAGCAGATATAAACTTCATGGTATCTGCTTAGACTGTTTTCGTTGATATCCGCCCGCATCTCGTTGCCGCAGCAGGGACACTGCATCTGCATACCCTTTACTTGAAGGGCATAAATATTGCTCAGTATTTGCTTCATATCTTCTCTGTTCATTTGTTTTTCCCTCCTTTTTTTGTAAAACCTCTCACACACGACCTGTGTGCGTTTGTGTGCGTTCCGTGTGCGTTTTCCGTGCGTTGTTTTCATTACCCGCCGAAGAAGAACCGCCACATTGGGTCTACGTTTTCCATATCCGGCTTAGTTGCATCTGCAAACACTTCAGAATAGTGCGCGATATGCTCATCCGACAGGGAAACGAAATCTTCGCCCTGTGCGCCGACCACGAAGAATGGTCCGTAGATTACATCGCCCGGAAGTTTTCGGTTTGGCTGCATTCCATTGAACTTTCCTTCCTCGTTGCAACAAAGGATAACTCCCGGCTCTAAGCAAACTGCCTCTATGCTGCCCTGTACCTCATCCTGCAGGGCTCGCAACTCCGATTTGATTTCCTTTACATAAGGAACCTTGTCTGGCTCAATCTTTAGAATTCTCATCGCTTAATCCCCCAGAATCTCCCACTTAAACTCTTCAAACTCTTCTTCGGTGGGGTCGAAGAAATCGCCGGTCATGTCCTCATACCGCTCCAGTGCTGCCCAGACAGCGTCGTCCTTCGTTTCAACCCCATCGAATTTGGAATGAAAGATAAGGTTTGCCAGTGCCGCAATCTTCTTTTTTGGTCCGAAGTATTTTCCAGAGTCGATTACTTCGTCATATAGTTCACGGTACGTCATAATTAAAACCCCTCATATTTGCAATTTGCAGCGGCTCGCGCCACATCATCCGACGCCCCACTTGTCCGTCCTTTCGTTTTGCTTTTCCGCCCGCCGTGAGAACATAAAAGTGTTGAGACATATCCCGCTCGCTATGGGCGCTTACAGTGTAGAACACATTAAAGAAGACCTTTTCAAAGCCTGCGTCCGTGTACTCCGCATCGTCCAGAACGGCCACCGCGTAGAAGAACATAACCAGCTTCTTAATGATGGTGTAGCGGTTATCATCTCCCTCATAGTCCATTCCCATGTAATAGCAATCATCGTGTCCCGGAACATAGTATCCTGAGAAATCTCCGGCGTGGAGCCGGAGGCGATACACAACGCAGACATAGTCATCTATGGGGATTTCTTGCAGTTGGAGACAAAACAATGTTCGTGTTGGGTCGTTGAACGTGACACGCACGCCACATGGCGGGAAGGAAGTCTTTCGCGCTGTGGCCAGCTTCTTATCCAAAGCGTCTATGTCTAAATTCAACGTGAGCTCTGCGAGGTCGCCACCGTCGTTGTACGCCATTCTGCTGGGAAACAGCCCACAAGTGCTTTCGTTGATGTAGGGGAGAAGGGCGCACCGCAGATTTGTAAAGACTCTCTTTTTTCTCAGCAGCGCGTTTACTGCGCCGGGTACATCGGAACACTCCGTATGGATAATGCCCTGTTTTACAAACGGAGTCAGGTCCGGCGTGTCAGAGTCTACAGATAAGACAACAGACTCCCATTCTGCAACAGAGAAATACGCAAAAGGGTTATCTGCTGTTATAGGTTTTCCGTCTGTGGATGCGCCAATAACGACCTGCCCATCGTCAGAAATATCATCGCGGAGATAGTCCAGTGTATGAAGAACGAGGCCTGCATACACAGCAATAACCTCTGCCTTAACAGCGTCCGTTTTTTCGATTCGCCGCAGTTCCTGCAGCTTGCTCGCCAACTGGAGCAGCGCGTCTATGCAACCATCCTCGGTGCGTATCCGCTCCGCCATCTTCTCACAGTAGGAGTGAAGTTTCCGCGCAAAGAACTCCGGAGTGTCCTTTGCCAATACCACAAGTGCGTCAAAGTCGTTCAACAGGTACTCCATCTCGCTGTTATCGCACGTGAGATATGTACGAATAGATGCATTTCTGACAGCACTATATTCCAACCGGTCCAAAGTTTCTAATACCAATAAATTCGTCGATGCTAAAACTCCGCACAGCTCTACCGGGTTTCCGCGCAGCATAGAATCTAACAATTCAATGATGCTCTTCTTCTCAGTCTCTTTCATTTTTTCGTTCCCCTCTCTCTAATTGCAAAGTATAACATACCGCACATATGTACGCAAGCAGACACGAAAAATTTCCCTGTAAAGGTGCTTGTTATAAGCACCGTGTTGTGTTATAGTGAGTATAGAGGAGCGTCGTTGTTGTGTTTAGGCTGCTCTCTCTCCTTTCTTGAGTAGGGTTGGAACCATCCGATTTTATGCCCGTTTTGGCGCCGCGTAAAGCGAAGGAACGGCAATGCTTTGCCGTCCTCCTTTTGCGACACCTAAAGAGCGGGAAATCGCGGCTGTCTATGCCGCGTAGTTCACTGATTGTCCTTGGAATGCTTGCGGGGCTCCAAGGCGAAAACCGAAACCGTTCCCTTGTGGAGCGTGTTTCGGTTTTCTTTTTCGGTTGGGCTTCAAGCTCGCGCCGCCGTGAGGGTTTTCAGGCGCACACGGCCCCGCACTGCTGCGTGAGCCCGTTCCTCCTGCCTGAGCCCTTCACCGTGTTCCTACACCCAAACAGCCCGCTCTTGCACAGGCCCAAGCCCCGATTTAGCCGTATTGGAGGAAACCAACACCTCGTCTCTCGCTACTTTGAGTCCACAAAGCAAAACACTCTTTGCAAAACCAATATATTGTGGTATGATTTTACAAAAGAGGGGAGAGAGGGCATATGTGGTATTTAATTAACCCCAAGACCGGGTTTGTGAGGGTCGGTGCGACAAAAACCGAATTAAGCGTCTGGTGGAACGACTGCCATCGTGCGTATAAAGTGGATGGGAAATGCGTTTACGCCGTCCGCCATTCCGGTGGAAACACAAGCTATCTCTACCATGATAGGCAACAGGCCTTTGACGACGGACTTGGCTTCGCCATCCAGCTCTCTGAATCTGGTGGTGAGCGCTGCGATATGAAGGCGTGTACTTACAACAAATATGGTTTTTGCAGCAAGAACCCGCCCGTGAAAGAGGATGCCGAATGCCATGAAATATCTCCAATATGAAAACAAGAAGGCCACCCATGGCGGGTGTCCTTCTTGTTGTTAAGTACGATTAAATGATGAATTTTCCAAAAGATTCTGGGCAAGCATATGCTTAATAGACTCAGGGAACACTTTCGTTCCATCCTGAAATGTCACAGTATCATATTTACTTACTGCCGCGTCTTTGGAAAGAATAAAATCGACAAATTCTGCGTCGCGGCTGTTTTCAATAGCCTTATCCTTGACACGCAGAGTCCTCGGAACATAGCGGTCTTTAACGAGATTCCCATTTTTATCAGCAAACGCCTCTAAGCCAATGGTAAAATCGAGATTGGTTACGCCAATTTTGTATGTCAGTGTTAATGTCTGAAAGTCTTTTACAACGCATACAAGACTATTGGTAAGGGAGGGAAGCATAAGTAGGCAGAGTAATTTGTTTTTTGCACTGGTGAAAGAGTGCTGACTGTCAAAATAAAACTGTGCCGTTGTCAATTTAGAAGACCTTGCCATGTTATAAAAAGACTGTGCGTTCAAAATAGAGTTGACACCAGTTAAGTGCATGAATCGGTCTGTCTTAAAAACGACTTCAAAAAACTCGTTACCAAACACATATAAGAACATCTTGCCAGCAAGTCCGTTACTATATACATTAGAGGCCGTAATAATCTGGTTTCTTACAAGCGCTTTTTTGTTCGCTTTGTTTGCCATAAACCTTCTCCATTCGACATTTACGTCTAAAAAATAGGGAGGAGTGGGTTTCACTCCTCCCTTACTTTTTGGTTGAGAGTTTTCTGCTGGTTGTCAGCCGTGACATTCCTCAGCGGAACATCTATTGGCGCAAGTAATTTAAGTCCCTTGCGTGGACTACAACCGTTGCTGCTCGTTGCCAGCCACGACATCCAGTTAAGATGCCAACAGTTATGGGTGTTTACCCTGTCCCATATCCAGCACAACTTTTTGCAGTGCTCTCACACTGAGAAGCATTACTACTTCCATACATAGTATATGCTTTTTTTCTGAAAATGTCAATCACTTTTCAAACTGTTTCAAAACTTAATTAAATCTGTTATCGCAATGAATTGCTACCCAAACAATAAAGTCTGTAATAGCCTACATCAGCCTGTTGCTCCCCAATACTCCTGAGTAATCCGAACCCAGTCGTCATACTTGCCCGTAAGCTGCGGTGCCGCCGTGAACGTGCTGCCTTCTGCGTGAAGTCCGGCAACACCGGAGCGAATGAGCATGAAGTCATACAGTGCCATAGTGATGGCAAACGCCTCATACGCCCTATTACCGCCCGTGACCGCATATTCCTGCAGCGTAGTGTCACGTGTGCATGGCTTCTCGATGAGCGCCGTTGGAATTTCACCGTTCTCACGCTCCAGAAACACCGGAATCTTTACGCCGGCATTTCCCATTCCCACAGGATAGGCACGAAACACATCCCCGCAGTAGTCCGCAATCAGAATGTTGAATGGTGTCTGTTCCAACTCAATTTTACTCGTGTAGATACGAGCAACAGGCATCATCTCAAGCAACACCGAGTAGGGTTCGGAGATACTACTCCGAATATCTTTTCTCGCCGCAAAATAGCTGCGCTTCTGCTTCGATATCACCATCTCCCGCGTACAAAAGGCACCGTTTGCTACCATGGAAACCTCATCCATTGTGGGATTTACAAAAAAACGGCCCACAATCGTCATCTTCGGATGCTCGAAGACATCGAACCGCATATCACCGTCCTCGGTCAAAGAAGGAATCATTCGCACGCTCACAGGGCTCCTCCGTTTCCGGCGGAATCGAAAACCTCCATAAAAGCCCGTGAGAGGCTCTCTGCGGTGTTTTTCGACTGGGTGGTATCGCTACCCTTGGACGCGGGTTCGCGTGCAGCTTCGCAAGCTCCTGCTTTGCTGCTGTATAGTTCTTTTGCGTTTATGGTGTTTGTTTTTGCTGTGCCATTGACAAGGGTCTGTGCCATGTGTATTCACGCCTCCGAGGTTTACTTTGTAACGACAATAGAGACATCGGTGATTTTGCTTTCCTGCGCGGGAGGGTCGGTTATTTTTTCACCCGGTTCGAAGAACAAAAGCCGATACATCCCGGTATAGTTTCCTTCACTCAGCTTTGTTGCGGTGGTTTCCATCTTCATCGTAGTCAAATCTTGTCCAGCGATGATAAGGTCAGATGTGGCGATTTTTACATTCTCTTCACCGTACAGAACATACAGCTCCAGAATTACGTCATGGCTGCACGTGCTGGGGTTTTTGAAATACATGGTGATTTTCCCTGTGGACAACTCAATTTTTGCATTATCCGTATAAATAAGCGAGATTTCCTCGCTTCGTTCCGGCTCCTCTTGGGAGCGCTCATCCTCCACAACTGTTACGTTGGAGGGTTCATCAGGCGCGGGGACATTCGGCTTCGTGTCCTCAGGTGCCCTCAGCGTATATACCAGCGCCCCAATAACGACAAGCAGCGCCAGACACAGAAGGATGACAGGCAGCAGCCGACGTTTCAAGATGACGACATACTTATTGGCACCAAGGCAGGCGTATCCATCGTTTTTATACAGCAAGTGATGATAGCTTTTCTGGACGACGGCGCCGAAGGAGGTTTCTCCTTCGCCGACTGTAACGGTAAATTCTTGGTTTCTGTTCCGTCCATCATCCGCCTTATCCAGTGCTGTGTATCCTACGACGGAATATGTATCCGCTGCATTGGGTGGATACATCTTGTCCAGCTTTTCCTTGGAAAAATATGCCACTTCTGCTCCGAGCTTCTTGATGCGCTTGTCGCACGCCGCGTCATTCAAAATCACATACTTCATCTTCACAGTTTCCTCCTCACAAAGTAAAATCGAGAGTCATAACCGATGGTGAGAAGATAACGAATGCTTCGCCACCATACTCTGATGTGACCAGTGCGGCAGCAACTGCGGAAACATTATCCGGACTGATTCCGCTGCGCTTTCCGCTTCTGGTTTCGGACACAGCGCTTTCCCACGAGCGTTGCAAATGGCCGGCAAACGTCCGCATAAGAGTTTCTCCAGATAGGTTTGTCGGCAAATTGGTGAAGCTGACTGTTACGCAAACAGGGAGGGGGCGGCTTTCGTCTTTGTGGGGGCTTTTATCGGATAGGTGTGGATTGAATATGATTGTTACGTTGCGCTGATTTTCCATTTTTTCGTCCTTTCATTTTCCAGAATTTCCCACCCTTTATAAACAAGTCGAGAAGGCTCGGTGACTTGTCGCCGAGTAGCTTACCGCCGCAGAAAAAGTGTGCAATGATTGCACAATATCTTCTCCATCTCTACAATGGTAACATAGAGTCCAACGGTATACAACCCCGTTATTTCGGGGTGGTGTATACCGCTCCTCAAATTCAACGTGCGGCATCTTGTGGTATACAACCCTGTTATTTCTGGGTGGTGTATACCCCAGCCGACTGCCATCTTTGCGAGGGGTGATGGTATACAACCCTGTTATTTCTGGGTGGTGTATACCCGGCACAGGTATTCAGTTCCCCAAAGCGCTGGTCGTCGCCTCTCACGTGACTACCAGCAAACAGAGTATTCCTGCTTCCACGACGACCATGCATCTCCACAGGCGTTAATTCCGGTTATACCGTCCGTACTCAATTTTTTCAGAGCACCAGCCGCATCTGGACATCGCTAATGCGACGCCGTGCAAGCTCGGCATACTCCTCGTTAAGTTCGATTCCGATGAACTCACGTCCATATCGGTGAGCTACAATGCCCGTCGTTCCACTCCCGGCGAACGGGTCGAGAACTACATCACCAGCTTTTGTTCCTGCAAGGATACAAGGCTCAATGAGTTTCTCAGGGAAGGTCGCAAAATGAGCTTCTTTTGTTCCCTGCGTGGCAACGGACCAGACATCACGGAGGTTTCTTTTGCCGGTTTTATTCTCGACGTTTCCGTGTGTCTCCCGTTCCACCTCAGCACTGTTGTCAAAACTGCGGTTATTGGTATAGGCACCGCCGCCACGGAATGATTTCGCATTGCCTTTACGCCGCCTTGTGTTGAGCCGAAGCGTGCCTTCGCTTCCCGCTACCTCGGCGTTATTGTAGCCAACGGCATCTTCCATAACGGCTTCGTAGTCGTAGTAGTAAGTCCGTGACTTGCTGAGTAGGAATATGTATTCATGGCAGCGTGTGGGGCGGTCTTTCACGCTTTCTGGTATGGGATTCGTCTTTTTCCACAGGATATCGCTTCTCAGATACCAACCATCCGCTCTCAGCGCAAAGGCAAGCATCCAAGGGATACCCAGCAAGTCCTTAGGCTTGGCGTCCTCGCTGGTGACGGTCTTTTTCAGGCGCCCCATGACAGCACCCGTGTTGGTGCTCTGCTTCGAGTTCTTCCCGCCGGCATCCGAATGACGCCCGTCCGTGTTGCGACCCTTTCCGCTTCCGGCGTAGCTGTCGGCAATGTTGACCCACAGCGTGCCATCCGGCTTCAGGACTCGCTTCACCTCATGGAAAACCTCTACCAGCTTCGCAATAAACTCCTCCGGCGTGTCTTCCAGCCCTATTTGTCCGTCAACTCCGTAGTCTCGGAGCTGGAAATAAGGCGGAGACGTGACGCAGCACTGCACGCTCTCGCTATTCAGTTGTTTCAGGACTGCAAGCGCGTCACCGCTGTATATCAAAAGACCCGCCTCCCCGATTGTAATTTGCGAATGAAATTCCAAGTATAAACCCTGTTATTTCTGGGTGGTATATACCTCGCAAAACGGCATCCGTCCGAGTTTGCTCAGGTATACAACCCTGTTATTTCCGGGTGGTGTATACCGCTGCTGAGTCGCCTCCCTGTAGAAATTATGGTATACAACCCTGTTATTTCCGGGTGGTGTATACCCAGCATAGGTATTCAGTTCCCCGAAAGTGCCGGTATCACCTCTCACGTGAAGACCAGCCAACAGAGTATTCCTGCTTCCACGACGACCATGCATCTCCACAGGCGTTAATTCCGGTTATACCGTCCGTACTAATGGGAATTCTTCAGGGAGGACTATTTAAGATTTTGAGACCTTAAATAGCCCTCATATGTAGAGCCGGTATCGGACATTCCGGCGCTTTCCGTGCCGGCGCCACCTCCGACGAACTACCAGCTTGGAGGCGAGGTAGAGCCATCGCTCCCGTGCCTGAAATTGTTACTGCATTTCCGCCCCACACTTGGGGCAGAAGTCATGGGGTTCATTGTGGTCGATGTACGATTCCTTGCCGCAATGGGTACACCGCGCCTCGTAGTCGTTGACAAATTCCCAGTGGCCAACAGGAGGCATATAAGAGGGGCGGCTCGTCCGGTCATCGTCGGATGTATCTGCTACTACCGGAGTAGCTGTGCCCACGATGATAAGACTCCTGCTCGTACCTTTGAGGTGGGCAATACGCCCATCCTCCTCCAGCCTTTTCAGGTGCAATGCCACGCTGGAGGTGGAATTTAAGCCAACGCCAGATGCGATATCTCTGACAGACGGAGATACATGATGTTCGCTTATGAACTCACAGATGTAGTTGTAGACCTTCTCGCGGGTGGGAATGTTACTGACGTTGGCTTTTGTTTCCATAGAGGGTGTCCTCCTTTCGAGGGATGGATTTTTTGAAAAAAGAATGTATAAAAATAAATGGGATTATGCGGTTCTCCGCCGCTGCTCGCGCTCACGCTCCATCAGGTCTACCTTTACCGTTGCGCGAAGCTGAATAACGAGCGTTTTGGGGTCGTATGCGGTCAACTCCATATACCAACTGGAGTAGAAGAACCTCTCTGCGTCCTGCTTCTTTTTCAGAGCGGAGAGATAGCCTGTGTCCAACGGGTCTTTCCTCACCATCGCCCTGAGAGCGGCCATATAGTCAGCAGCCGCCTGCTTAACGATGGCATTTGCCAAATCCACGTAGACATCATCAATTACGCGGTAGCTCCACGGCGTTGTGTCATAGTTGCGCGGGAGCGAGTCAATGGGTCTGGGGCTGTAGGGTCTCATACCGCACCACCGCCTTCCAAGCCGTCACTTTCGGCAGGGTCCTCAGGCGGCACAGCATCATAGGGGTCGGGAGCATCGCCGAAGGACTCTGCATCCTGCGCGTAGGCGGGACCTAAGACCACGAGGTCGGACGTATCCACAAAGACACAGTGCTCCACACCGAGGGAGTTCAGCAGCGCGGACACGTCCTGCAATACACTATAATGAGTCCCCGTGTTCCGGCAGGCATCCGCCTTACCCTGCCACGTAGGGGTATAGTGCCGTACCAGCTCGCGGACAAGCACGGTCTTTTCCTCCGAGACCACCACGCCGCCGCCATCATCAATGGAGATGACGTGGACCAGATTATTTGTTGTGTTCATAATCTTTTTCTCCTTTCTGTGTTTGACTATTATATATCTATTAAAATTGCCAATTCTATTGGCAATGAAAAACGCGAAAGGGAATTAGTCGAGGAAATCACGGCGGAACGCTCCAATGCGGAAGCTGTACTTTTTCTTAAAGTCCCAACTCAGCTTTCGGCACGCTTTGCGGTCAATGCTGCCATCTTCCACGCATTCTGCATTAGGCAGCATGGACATCACCGACCACTTCAAGGACGATACCTCTTCCGGCGTAGCGAACCCGACCGTGATGGTGCGTCCATCGAAGAGGACCATCTCGAAGGCCGTAATGGGGCGATACATTTTAAGCTGCCCATCAGAGACCTTCATAGGCTTCAAGTTAAGGTATCGAACAAAGCGCGAGGGAATACAGACAGGACGGCAGGCGGCGTTATTTTCCGACAGGGTCAGCTCACCTTTTGTGAAGAAGCAGACCCATGTGGCATTGCTTTCGCTCGCCCAGTTTTCAGAAGAGGAAACCAGCACGCCGAACTCGCCACCCAACATATCGCGGAATTCTACCGGCGCAGAGAACACTTCTGTGCGGAGAGTCTTCTTCAGCGCAGAGTAGGACATCCAGCCACGGACGACCTTCATGCTGTTGTAAAAATACGGACAGAATCGCCGAAGTACACCCAGTACGCAGATAGCCGCCAACAGGACACAGGCCCAGCCAAAAATGGAAAGTCCTTTCCCAACCTCCCCGGCGAAAAGGCTGCCGTACAGGTCGAGGATATCGTCCAAGCTCATGGCAGACAAGTCTGCTATATTTCCGCCGCCGAACCCCACATAGAGAACAACGGCGGCAAGAGCCAACGCAATGGCTGCTGTCACCACCAGCAGAATCAAAGACGCGACTTTTGCGCCGGTCCATTCCTTTAAGTTCATTAGCCAGTTGGCTGTGGAGACCCGTGTCTTTAGCCACGGGAGGAAACAGCCGTCCTCCTTTCAATGGATAATCAGCTTCCAAAAGAACCCAACAGGGAAAGAATAAGATACAGCATTCCGGAGGCAGCCAGCAGCATGGCGGGGAGAGCGACAAGGCTCAACACCATAGGGCCGTAGTCCTCTCGGCTTTGCTCCACCTCAATGTCGTCCGTAGGGATGCCCGTCAGTTCGCCGACCTTACCCATGAGCTTCCCCGTGGCCTTGTACCGGCTGTGTCTGTCCACCAGTGCAAAGATGGATAAAACGATAACGCAGAGAAGGCAAAGCAGGAAGAACACGGCACCGAAGGCTTTCACCAGCGACAGGACGCAAACAGCTACATCAGTAATCACAACTCTCATTCCTCTCGTCATCATCGTATTCATCGTTATCATATTCATCCTCAAAGTCGTCGATGAGGCTTTCAAAGCCACGCCGTGTTCCGTTGAGTTGCCTGTCCAGCCTGTCTGCGCGTCCTTTGGCGATGACCGCCACCACCAATGCGAGCAGTGCGACGACCGCCAGCAGGATAACCATGAACCAAAGGTACTTGATGGTGGCCTGCAGCGCAATGTAGTCCGCACCGATCAACGCATCTGTGGTCGCCTCTGCAACATCAGCAGCCAGTTTGTTATAGCCGATGTAGACCGGCTTAGTCTCAGTAGAAAGCAGCTCAATCATGTGTTTCGTCCCTCCTATTGTTTTTGTATGCTTCGGCATAGTCCTGTCTCATCTCCGTAATAACGCGGTCAAGGTTCGTTCCCTTTATGTAGCTATACGGAGTATCGCAGTTCCTAAGGGCGTTGATAACACCCCAGTAGATAGGGTGGCTGGTATGGGCGGTGTAGATGTAACACATCTTCTGCTTGCTGTACTGTCTCAATCGCTCAGGCACGTTTTCTTTTGTGATATATGACCAGTCGGGGTATACCTCGCGGAGCTTCTTGAGGAAGTTTGGATGCCCGCCAACAAACATGATGCCGGTGTCAGGCAGTTCGGGCAGTTCCTCCGGCTCGTTGACATCCGCATCGTCAACCACATAGGAATCCAGCAGGTCATCCTCTGTATCTGTGTCAGGCAGGGGAGAGGTCTCTTCAAGGCCCAGCGCGGCCACACGCGCCAGCTCCTCGCTCATTGCGCCGTTTTCCTTCCGGAGCTGGTAGCACTCCTTCTCCAGCGCCTTGTTCTCGCGCCTGAGTGCCGACAGCTCTTTTACCAGCCGTTCGCCTTCGCTCGACAGGAACTCTATCGTGGCTTTTCCAGCCTCGAACTCCTTACGCTGTTCAGCGTAGAAGTCGTTTATCTCCTCGGTGAGCTTTTCGCAGGTCTTCTGTGTGAGTTGACGGCATTCATCCTTTGTGAACAGGTGCTGTTTACGACAAAGGCTGTGCATCGCATCATCGAAACGCATCTCTGCCACCGCCTGCGCGATGGCGTCGTCCATAAGCATATAGAGCTCGGCCATGTGGTCAATGCAGAATGGGATGATGGACCGGTCTTGCTCACGCAATAGCTTGCGGTCCTTGAGGATGAGTAGCTTGTCAAAAGCCGTGTACCACATCTCATCCGTGATAGTCAGTTCTCTATTGTCGCCCAGCAGCATAATGGTGCTCCATGTGGATGCCGCATCAATGGCATATTCCGAGCCGCGAGAGAACGATTCTCTGAACTCGGCTATAGACTTTTCATGGCAATATCCCTTCTGCCGAAGTCTTTTCAGTGTGTGGGAATAACGCTTCACTATCTCTTTCTGTGCAAGACGACTGCCCAGCATGGAGTCGAGCATTTCGGCGAAATAGGCGTCGTCGCCATCGTCGTCTATGAGGTCGTAAGCCAAACCGTCTTGGTCTGTATACTGCATTGTCGCGCCATCATCATCCGGACCAAACCTCGAATACACTCTGTTGTGAATGTAGCTGTAGCCGGACAGATAACGTAGACCGTCTCTTGTTTCTTTCTTTTCCATGACTTTACCCCTTTCAAATTAGAGCATTTTCCAGCTTAGTGTGCGCCGCGTTGCGTCTCTGGGTGCTGTATACCTTTCGATACTCTTGACCTTGGTATAGAACCCTGTTATTTCAGGGTGGTGTATACCACAGGGCGCGTGTTCATTGCCCTGAACTGAGGTATAGAACCCTGTTGTTTCGGGGTGGTGTATACCATTCATCACGCAGGCGGCAACACACTTCCCGGTATACAACCCTGTTATTTCCGGGTGCTGTTATACCCTGCACAGGTATTCAGTTCTCCCAAAGTGCTGGTCGTCGCCTCTGACACAACAAACCAGCCAACAGAGTATTCCTGCTTCCGCGACGACCAAGCATCTCCACAGGCGTTAATTCCGGTTATACCATCCGTACTTGTTTTTTTGGCGGAGAGAGTGGGAGTCGAACCCACGGATGCTTTCACATCGCCGGTTTTCAAGGCCGGTGCTTTTGACCACTCAGCCATCTCTCCATTTTTTTAGCGAAAGCCGCCGCAACGCTCGTCTTTCCTTTGTGGGGTAAACGCTCATGTTGCGGCGGCCTTGGTGCCCTTCGATTTAATTGCTGAACTACGCTGGCTTACCGCTTCTTCTGCTTCACAGTGAGGGCGATGTAAAAGCCGATACCCAGAGCCACTACGCATCCGCCCACGATGTAGTAGTACACGGGGGTGTTGGAGCCGGACTCCGGCTCAGTGGCGTTCTGCGCTCCGTCTTCGGGAGCATCAGCATCGGTGTCATCGGTCGTATCCGTGCCCAGTTCTGTGTTTCCATCAGTGGACTGTGCGTTGTCAGACTCTGAGGTCTGATTCTCGCCGTCAGCAGGGGCATCCGCAGTTACGTTATCTCCGCCGGAGGTTGCTTCGGGCAGTCCGGCGTTTTCCACACCATTCTGCTGCTCAACAACAGCAGGGTCGGAAGCGGCAGCGTCGTCCGCGCTGGGCGCGGCAAAGGCCATGGTGGGGACCGCAAGCAGGGCGGCCAGCATACAGCCAACGACAATATGCTTAAACTGGATTCTCTTCATGTTCTTCTCCTTTCTTCCAAGAGTGTGAACAAGGGCATCACAAGCACACCACCTTACCGTCCACAGCTCACGAGAGCCATAAGATGGAGCCTTATCATGTCCTTTTTCAACCTGCGGTCCTTTGTTTAGGGGTGGACTCCGGTGGCGTGGTTTTCACCATTCGCACGAGCAAGGGGGGGAGCGCCCGTAAGTGCGGAGAGACATCTCTGCAGCACCACCGGAGCCAAAATGAAAGGACGGCCTGCGGCTGCCTTAGAGGACTGGCGAAGGGGATACACGAAACCTTTCGCCGTAGACCGCAGGCTGAAGAAAGACACGATATTGGATTTTTGAGGAGGTGGGCGCAGAGGCCGAAGGCTGATGGATTGAGGTAAAACAATCAGCACGTTGACGTTCGGCGGAACAAAAGCAAAGGAGGGGTGAAGTGGCAAAAGAAAGTGGGTCTCATCACTAAAATGGCCCCTGCGCCTTATGCTTACAACTATACCACGATAATAAAAAATGTCAAGAGTGTGAATGGAAAAAATAGCACAAACATTCGTATTCCTGTCTTATTTTTTGGAAATATCAAATGCATCATAAATAGCGCGTGTTTTCTGGAACGAAAAAGTTGGCAATATTGCATATTAACGCAGGCTTGACCGCGTGTGACCCGCTGCCGACATAAATGACATAAGCCTTTTCTCCGGCGCAGATATCCTCAATGGTCGAGGCCGTGCCGTAGACTGCATAGGGAATTGCCTCATCTGTGTCCGCTCTCAGGGTTATGCGAAAGCGGTCGTTCTCAAGGTCTTCTACTTCCGTGACGTTGAGCTTGTCTACTTTCACCCTGCCTGTCATTATTTCGCGGTATCTGGCTCCGGTTTTGAGTGCGGCGCCGAGGCAGAAGGGTACAATAAAGGCGATGACGAGCCCAACAGACACAACGCCCACTGTTTCCATGTGCATGGTGTCAAACAACTCTTTTCCTTTGCTGTAGCAGTACAACAGTGTCAGCCCGCTAAGGCAGAGGAGTAGGGCAATACAACTCAGGAACAGGTGGAGTTGAAGGTTCTCTCTCTTGGCAAGGTACTTTCTGGTGATTTCTATTCTCTCTTCCATGTTTTTCTCCTCTCTTCTGGACGGCGGTGGAGGGGTTGATTTTAACTTGCCGGCAACTTGCTGATGGCTTGGTTTAAGCTGGAGGATTGCTGCTATTGGCGGAGTTCTAATTTGCTGGTAATTTGCTGGAGCGGCGGGTTCAGGCACAAGGAGGGGGAGGTCTCTGCTGGCTGATGGTTCGCCCCACGGAGACGAGGGGTGTTCCGTGCGCCTGAGTGCCCTGTTGAATGCGAGAGTAGGCAGGGCCGGAACAACTCCCGGTCCTGCCTATTCTTTTTTTTACCGGCGGAAGCCACCATTGTTAGGTGTACCAATCATAACGTACCCCGCTGCGAGCCAAGCATCTCAGTCGTTCTTACCCTTGCGTTTGCGATTCAGGAAAGAGACACCACCCAAAGCTACTACACTGGAAACGCTGGAGATAGTGTAGAGGGCAATACCCGTATCGGCAGTGGTGGGGCTTTCAACCTTGCTGGTGGGCTGTGCCGGCTCGGTGTAATGGCGGCGCGGCGTATAATGCCAAGTGCCGGTTACAACAACGTCCTTATCGGCAATAGCGGCCTCGGTAATATCCCAGCCGTCGAAGGTCCAGCGACCCACAGATTTGGTTTCCAATTCAGGCGTTTTTACAGTAGACCCATTTTCAAGGCCCTTCACTGCTGCCGGCAGCAGCTTCAGAATGTCCTCAGGCAGCTCCTTCTCGTTCTTATCCACGAACACATAGGTGACAGAATAGTCGTCCTGTTTATATTCCCATGTGGCATTGAACTGTGCGCCGCTGTTCGTCACGATGGCTGCGTTCTGGTCCCAGCCGGTCAGAGTCCATGTGCCGATTTTCAGCCCGTTCTTATATTCGTCGAAGGTGGTGGGGATGGTGTCCAAAATGCCGGCATTATCACCCACATTCTTTTCCACGGAGGTCATAAGCTCCTGCAGTTCCAGAGGCAGCTCTCTGTCGCTGGTGCCGCTATTGAACTTATAGTTCACGGTTGCGACCTCAGGACGGAAAACCCACTGTCCCACAAAAATGACTTCCTCGTTGGGCACGATGGCGGAATCCTTATCCCACCCTGTCATGGTCCATGTACCGAGCTTCAGACCGGCATCATTTTTCTCCTCATAGGTATTTCCAAGAACGTCCGGTGCCTTCACGTCGGAGCCAACGTTGTAGATGGCGTCGCTGGCAGCTTTCAGTTCTGTCGGCAGGTCCCGCCCCTCTGTCGCACTCTCGTACCGATAGCGGACGGTGGATGTGGCAGGGACGAACTCCCATGTTGCGGTGAATGTCACGCCTTCATTGGGAACAATGGCGAAATACTTATCCCATCCGGTCAGTGTCCACGTGCCAAGCGTCAGGCTCTCGTACTTTTCGTCATGCACTGTCTCAGGCACGCGGGGCGTAACATCCTCGCCCACGCAGTATGTGCAGTCGGCAGGCGGCTGCAGGCTGGCAGGCAGTACGCGGTCTTCCGTTCCGCTGACATATGCATAGGACACCATCGCCGTATAGGGCTTGAAGGTCCATGTGCCGACAAAATACTGTCCATCGCCGGTAACGGTCACGGAGTCCTTATCCCAGCCGGCCAGCGTCCATTCACCAAGTTCCATGGACTTGCGGTGCTCCACCACAGTTGTACCCACGCTCATGGGAGGATTGACAGTCTCGCCGATGCTCAATTCGGTCTGGTCTGACGGCAGCGCATTACGCACTTCATCCGGCAGCTCGCGGCCATCTGTCCCGCTGACAAACGTTGCCTTCACCACATAGTCGTTGATGGTCACGTCCACTGGATACCCTGTAGAGACATTTCCAGCAGCGTCCTTAGCGAACACGAAGTATGTACCGGCCTGCGTAACAAACATTGCATCATCTTTGTGCTTCCACGTCAGGGAGGAGGCATCATTGACTTTGCTTACAGCCAACTCTGCGACACCGGAACCCTCGCCCAGTGTAGCGTGTTCGTCGTGATACGTGGCTGTCAACTTTGCCCGATGTCCGGTTCCGTCCAAAGCGGAAATCACATTGGTGACGGTAGGCGGCGTGTTATCGAGACGATTTACCTTCAGCGCACCGGTTCCCACATTGCCCAGAGCATCTCTCATGTAGAAGGTATGAGTCTGCTCTGTGTAGACGTCGCCGGTAAACACATAGTTACGCGAATAATTCTTCTCGCCAATGTCAGTGCCCAGCCGGTAGTCTGTATCTCCGTCGAAGGAGATTTCTACATTGCCGACACCTTCATCCAGTGCCCTTGCTGCGTATGCCTTATTTTTTGCCCAGTCCGCAGTCAGGTCAGAGGTGGATTTCAGGATGGGGCCGGTCATATCAGTGGGCTGGATAACGCAGTCAACGGAGCCGTACCCGCCAAGATAGTTCTTGCAGCGCACGGTGTAGGTTTGCGCGGTGGATAGATTGACGTTGGGGGAGATGACGGAAGTATACTCCCATGCGCCGCCAGAAGGTGCTGCAGCAGTCCAGTCTGTGACCTGTGTTCCGTTCTGGTCGAACAGAGCAACCTCCGCGCTGCCGGCACGCTTGCTGTACCATGTGGACTTAATGGTCACATTCTGTGCATAGCCGCCCACCTGCTTATCGTAGGTCACGACCGGCGCACCCACCGGCGTACAGACGCCACCGGACATGGTAAATGTGCGGAGCAAGAAAAGAGTCGGTGTTACACCCCAGCCGGCGGACGGAGCCCACTTTGCTGCCTCTGCTTTTCCTGCAGCGGTTGCATTGGCTGTGCTGGACCCGAAGGTATAATACAAAGCGAACGTCGCTTGGCTTATACCTGCGGTTGCCACCGTGGAGTTCTTGTAGGACAGAGTAATGCGGTAATCGCGATAGGTGTTGCCGGATGCATCTACACCGGACCCGATTTGTTGCGGCGCCCCAATGTCAAAGGTATCTGAAACATCCGAGGGATAGTATACCCAGCCGAATCCTGTCGTGTCCGTCATAAGGCTCATCCTGTCCGCGCTTCCGTAGATGCGGAACTCGATGTAATCTGAATCCTTACTGACAAGGTCCATGGTGCTTTTTAGCCACATTGTGTTCAGGAAGGGCCTGTGGTCGCCGCAGATAGAACAGGACGAAACACCTGTGTCCCATGCAGGCTCAACTGTGTGATTGGAAAGGTCGATGTCCAACCCGCAAATTTCGCAGGTGGCTTTTCCGTACTGCGTATGGTCCTCCATCTGGTCTACACTCTTCCCATCGACAACGTGGAATCCTGCGTCCGTCCAGCACTGATTACAGGTGGTGCAATACATATAATGGCGCGAATTACCTGATTCAAGCCATTTGCCGTTGGAGGTGTGTTCCAAGCGTCCTGATTTCCGGTATCCGCATCCATCCGCACAATACCAGTAGCCGACCGGCTTCAGGACGTTACAGTTGGGCTCGGCACCAAAGTATTTGATGTCGTGCTTCTTATAATCCACACGCCCGTTCTCATGTGCTCGTCCGTTCCACGTCCCTGTTCCGGTGTGCGTATCACAGATGAGGAAATGTCCCTCGTCGTCATAGCTGCTATGCAGTACACAGGCGGAACTATCCTGCCCGCCGCCACCTCCAGCAACTGTGAGGTCAATCACTGTTGCCCCTTCTGGTGCGGCATACGCCGTTACAGCCGAACTCGTCACGAGCATAGCAGCCAGTATGAAGGTCGCCAAAACTCGGCGACATACTGTTCCTTTTGTTTTCAAGAAAACTCGCCTCCTTCTCCTTGTTTTTTTGACTTTTGCAGTGCATCTACTTTGACACTACCACAATTCGTTATTTTGTCAATCGCTTGCCGATGAACAAAATACTGCACGCAGAGTTCCAAAAAAGCGTGCAATGATTGCACATTTTCCTGACGCGCAGGCAGGGCGTGCTTCAAGCAGGGGAGGGGGCGTCCGGCTGGGATTCCGGAATCGCCCCCATTCTCAACGCCGAATGCCATTACTTGCCAGCGGCGCTTTTTGCCGCAGTTACCTTGCCACGTGCCTTGGCGCGTTCCCATTCCTCGCGGGTATAGAGGCCGAACGCGATATCCGTTCCGGCGGGGTAGCGGACCTCCACGGCTTCCACTGTATCTCCGCCCTCATCCAAAATCTCCGTCACGAATTCTTCGGGAGTGAAAACAACATAGAGAATATCTCCGTTTTTGGTGAAGAGGTCAGGCATAAACAAATCGCGCTCATCGCAAATCTCACTCAGCATGGTGAACAGGCCCTTGTTTTTCGTGTACGTATCGGGGAAGACAGCTACGCCGTCTGCATCTTCATCATATATGCTGACCGGCGTGCCATCGTCGTCATCGCGTAAAATGACCCGCTTCTCTCCGTTCTCCCCGCGTTCCACACATAGCGTGCAGGGGATGGCGATGAATTCGTCGGTATCGGTGAGCTCCTCGGTCAGCGCGTCTTCGGCATCGTCTTCTTCTGCACTCTGACATTCGTCCTCCTCAGTTTCCGTATCTTCAGTGTCGGACTTAAATACATCGTCGAAGAAAACGTTCAGAAAAGAGTCGAGGTCGTGGAAAATCCCGTCGCCCTCCTCACAGTAGGTATCCGCCACGGGTACGCCGCCGATATGCTCATAGCCAAGGATGCCACGACTATCCAAGTCGTTGATATCGGCCATGTAAACGATATGGTAGTAGTCATCCTCTTTCGCGCCGGACTTGCTCGCTTCCTGAAGCAGAACGCCGACGGGGATACAGAGCCAGCGATAAAAGCGGTCCAGCCCGTAGATGACCAGTGCATCGTCCACCTCATACACAATGGCGTCCTTGTCCTCCTTGTAAACATGACCCGACACAATGCGGTAGGGGACGTAGTTACCGAGGTTCAGGGGCATGGCGGGGTCCAGAGACTCTCGCGTGATAATGTTGTCAGCGACATCCATGATAGAAAAGAACTGCCGGCGTCTATCCTTCGCCTTCTGCGGCAACTCGAACGTAACCACGTTGCCGACCTGCTTCTTCTGCCGAGGTCCATCCGCGTCCGGCAGGTGGAACTCTATGCGGCGTTCACCTTCCTCGGTTCCGTCGTCCTCCACCCACAGATACATCTGCGCGGAAAACGCTCCATTCAGCGTCAGCGGTCTCGCACACTGCGTATTGATGATGTTGTCGTCTCCGGACACATCCGGCAGAACAACGCGCTTGATGTCTTTATCCTTCAGTCCTTTTCTTGTCATGTCTTTTTCACCGTTTCCTCTCTGGGTCTGATATATCGCCGTCACTTGGCCACCCTTAATGTGATTTGCTCACAAGTACATTTTCAAAAATACGTCGTAACGCAGAATGAGCTGTGTGCTATCCTGCCACTTTACACGACCTTCAAGCTCTAAATACTCATCGCCATCCTCCGGCGTGAAGAACGCAGGGCAAATATCTCTCATATGAATTGCCTCACTGATGTAACCCGACACGTCTTTCGATTCTTGCTCGTTCTGCGTTTCGATGATAACGATGCGGTTTGTGCCTTTTTCCCTGAAGCAGTAGAGCGTGCGGCCATTCGAGAGCTGCTCTTCTATGTAACAATGGGGATTTGCGAAAATGAATTCCTCCTGCACACGCCACCACCTCCTGTATTGTGTTTGTTTTCTCTTTTACTCGGACTCTCTACGTTCCATGATGGCGTCCGCAGCAAAGCGCGAGTAGTTTTTGTATGAGCTGAGGCTCACAATATCCACATCGGGATGCTCTGCCAACCAGCGGTTGATGGCCTCCGACAGCTCGTGAGCGCAGCTTACAGAAAAGTGCTGTACGAATCGTTTACTGGCCATTGTTATCCTCCTCTGTGTCCTTGCTCTTCACAGAGCGCTTACTCTTACTGCGCGGGGCGTCCTGCTCCGCCGCATCATGCTCGTCCGGCTGCCCGTCAGGAGCTTCGCCGCAGGTGGAGGGTGCCGCAGGGTCCGCATCCTCGCAATCCTCGCAGGAGCCCTTCTCGTCCGGCGCATCCGTACTTCCATCGGCTGCATTCTTCACGACGATTTCGATGCGCGACACGTCCTTCCTCTTGCCGCAGCTATCATATCCTTCGCCGCTGAAATCAGGAGTCCAGCGTTCAGGGACATAGTCTGCGCTCTCCTTCAGTACCAGAATCAATTTGCCAACGCAGAACACCGCGCCAGCCACCAGTGCAATCTTGAAAATCTTTTTCATTTGAAAGTCCTCCTCCATTTTATGGTTCTATCAGAAATCGGCTGCGCCGAGTTCTTGTTGTTTTAGTGCTTCGAGTGTGTCCATGTCCTCATAGGCTCTCGGTATTTTCATCGAGCTGATGTTTTCACTGAACAACATCGTTTTGTTCCAACTCACAACCGCTTTGCGAATATCTCCCTCAATGATGAGATAACGTCTGGTCATCCTTGTACTTGTGAGCTTGCGGACTTCGTAGATGTTGTACTCCTCAGAACGACCGGCAGCCGTATATTCAGCCTGTACCACGCGGTCAAAGCAGATGCGACCATCACGCTCCTTCAGTTCGCTCCAGCGGAGCAGCCGGCTGTATCCAACTTTCACGATGGTGACAATAGGGAATCCCACAAACGAAATGCACAGCAGCCACACCACAAATGTTGGGACTGTGATATGTAGGTCAGTCATGGCGCCCAGCGCCACAGCAATACACATCAGGACGAAGCCGATGAGGAATATGTACTGCAGGACTGTGAAAGGGAAGGCCCAGTGATTATCAAAGACCTTGCGGTCAAAATCATAGTCTCTCATGTCACACCATCCTTTGGCTGGATACCGAACTCTTCTTTCAGGATGCGGTCCAGCTCCTTGGTTCCGACGGCTGACATATACTGATGCGGCGTACGCACGGTAGAGACCTTGATAGCGCTCTCGTTGATGCGCCGAAGCAAACGTTCATAGAGGTCGTCGGCCTGATGCTCAAAAACTCGGACTTCACTCTTGCCGAGCCACTTCTGCCATTTGCCACATTCGGCGCAGTACAAGCCGGTCTGTGTACCATTTGCTTTCGTGAAGAATTTTGTGCTGCCGCACTTGCAAACCATATCCATATTGAGAAGCCCTCACTTTCTGAATTGAGATTTGTTTTCCACGCGATGTGGAGACAGGGATTGTCGAAGAATGTCGTGAGTTGATGGAGACTGACGCCTCAGCTTCGCACATCAATTCCCGCAGCCAGCGTTGCAGTCCAAGCGTTGCAGCCATTGCTCATCAGCAGAAATGCTCACCATCGACATCGTCTTCGTTCCGGCTCGCACATCCGAGATGGAGTATTGCGTTTTTCCCAGCGCAGAAAGGCAGAGAACCGAAGCCACTGTGGAGAATCGAACCACCAGAGCCACGGCCACGCAGGATGTGTCAGGTTGCCGAACCGACCAACCCGCCGCGAGCCTGTCCCCATCCTGTGCCTGAAGACATCACTTAGCAGGGGGGGACGATAGACCGCGTAGCCTTTCCACCCTCTACACAAGCTGTAGAGGAGAGACGATACAGCGCCAAGTCTCCGTGGGTGTATTCCCTCACGATTTCACCATCGTGTAGCAGCAGTACAGACCCAGATACAATTCCGCCACCGTATGTTTTGCCGATACGCATAAATGCCATGGTGTCTTCAAAGGTATCCTCATTCCTTGTAACCAAGACGAGATGCGCTTTTTCGCTGGAGGGAGTAAACATGGTGAAACGAAGAAAGTCCCCGTTCTCAATTCTGACTTTTCCCCGGCAGTAAATAAAGTTCCACGTCTCATGGCTGTCAGTAGGGTTGACGATGCTCAAATCTGCGCCGCCTTCGGGATGCGTAAGATAGTAGGGGAAAGACGGGTTGCGCTTTTTAATGGTCTCATGGACCACTTCCATAATTGAGAATTTCTTACACAAAGCACTTACGAATTCTGCGTTGACTGTTCTCTGCTGCTGTTCGTTCAAAAATTCTCTTACCTTTGTCGTGCGTTCAACATAGCCCCAGTAATCAATGTCCTCGCCCAGCTTCTTGATGTGGTACTCCCACTCAGCTTTGGGGTGTACTTTGTTTACACGAAGAAATCGTGACAGCGCGGACGGGTCAGCTCCAAGTCTTCTGGCCACTTCAGCCTGCGACACCAAAGGGTGTTCCTCCATATACAGGCGAATTACATCTCTCGCCACCTCGCTATCCAGCGTTGCAGCCTTTTCCTTACTCATCTCTTCCATCTCCTTACTTCGTAATGGCAGCCAACTGCCATCTTCCCGCTTCGCGGTCTTTCCTTGTTCAGAATCCACGCCGACGAGTTTTTGTTTGCCCTGCTGCACCCTTCCATCTATCCGCTTATTGCAAAACCAAGTATCTGCACTCGTCAAACAGTTGGTCATAGTACGCAGTCTGCCATTGATGACAGATAATTCCAATTTTCATATTCGGTTTTCGGCTTTGATAAATTTTCATTTCCTGTACCACGCGGATGTCCAAATCCGCTCCGTACGCATACCAGCGGTCTTCCTCGTCAATGAGAGGGAACACAGAGTTTTTATTTCGAAAAAGCCCTGCGCTTTCCACAGCGGATTCAATCACTTCGTTGCGCTTCGCATCCAAATCATCATGCGTGATTCTCTTCAACTGTACGAGTCCAATATGGTTCGTCGGGACAATCCACAGATGGTCCATTTGTCTTCCGAGTTTTCCAGCTCCGTCTGTCCCTCGCACTCTTTGTACGTCAAAGAATAAGTCCTTGAATTCTTTTACATTCGGAATGAGGATGATTCCGTTTGCTCCACGGAGCGAGGAGCCGAGAGTGCCGCAGACAGAATTCATTGTCTGTAGTTCTCTATGTACGCGGTCATCGCGCCACGTCATTCCCTCATTCATTGGAACATATACCAGTGCGCGGGTATGAGCACCAAGAAGAATCCCAGTGTATCTGTCCGACATCACATCAGAGGGAACATCGTCGTCCTCATCCACAAAGAACTTCTTTACCGCCACGCTATCCAAATACTGCGCTTCGCCAACATATTCCTCTCCCCAATTATTTCTTAGATACCCATACCACGTGTTCTTCTCGATGTCTTTTCCCTCAACTGGTACAGGAGCAACGGGGCCAACAACTTCATTCATCATTACGGTTGCCAGTGCCATCTTCATCAGCCGATTTCTTCTTTCTGGTTTTATGACCGCGCCTCCTGTCAGCGGAAAGCGAGTAGCACACTCAACCTCAAAGTCGGACAGCCAAGGATAAAACTCAAGATAGTCGGTCAAGAGTTTTTCCACACCCTTCTTCGTGATAACATAATATTTTCGTATCAGCTTGCGCCCGCGCTTTTTAACTGTAAATGTTCTCATTCGCACAAGACCTTCTTCTTCAAACTTACTGAGAACACGACTCACATTTGCACTGGATGAACTCAAACAATTCAGTGCGCTCCTTGGAGTTGACAGTCCGAGTGAAACATCATATAGAATTTTCGCCCGAAATATAGGCTGAGACATTTTGTTGTCACCTCCTGCTGTTTTTTCCTTGGAACAGGACGAGCGTAAATAACGCGCCCAGCTTCGCTGTTGCCATCTACCCGCGCTTCGCACGGAATATAAATGTTTTACTCATCATCGGCGGAATCTCATCTGCTTTCTCTTTCACCGTCCGTCAAACCCATTCGCCAAAGACATTTTTTCGGGCGTTGGTTTTAACTCCATCGCAAAATGATAGTCAACATTCCCGACCAGAAGAAAGACGGTGGAGTGGTTCTGCGATGAACTACAAGTGGCTCTTCATTTGCCCGCTGCGAGGATTTGATTTTCCTGTGGAATATCGGAGAGTTAATCAAGAAGTTCTTAACTGACCAAAGAGCCCGACTTTTTATGTCTAAGGAAGAGGGGCAGGGTCTCACGTTTTTTTCTGAGCCGGAGGCATCGTTGTCCACTCTTTTTCTTTCTCATTCTTTTCCTTGCCTTTCGCATTTTCTTCTCATGCTTTTTTTTGCGATGTTTTTCTTGTTATCCCTGTCCAAATTCGTTTTCAGTCCAACGGTTCAGACATTGGTTTGGCGCGTCCTCCTATCGAGCCTCTTACCGGAACGGAGAGAGTAGATGTCTTTTTGCGTTTTCTCTGCTCAGACCTATTTTTCAGTCCGACCGAGAAGGCATTAGTTTGGTGCGTCCTCCTTTTGTGGTGCTTACCAGAACGAATTCCCCGCGCCGTCATTTACACGCCCCAAGTGTGCCGTTCTTGTGAGACAACTTTTGGTGCGCTGTTTTTATGCTTTTTGGGAATAGAAACTTTCCGTGGTAATCTTTGGCGGGTAAAGTTTCTCCTGTTCCAACCCCGCACAACCATTGTGTTTTCAACACTTTTTCGTCTGTGCGGACGAACAACTTTACCTACTCCGTTTTAGAGGGGGTGTTTTTGTATGTGCAGAGCCTCTTTCGGAATGGGGAAAGTATCTCTGCTTCGCTCAGGTAGTGTTTCCGCTCAGGCACTACCGCGATGTAGGTTCCTTCGGGCAGTTCGTCCGCCGGTACGATGGTCGTTGCGTAGACGAAATCGGTGGACAAGCCCTTGTCTCCGCCATGCGTAAACATACAAATCGAGTCAGTTACTGACTTACAATCATGGTTGTCACTGTCGCAAATATTGCTCTCTTTATCGTTGTAGACGAAGAGATAATTGACCGTTTTTTTACTCAAAAGCGGGAGCTGTTCCGCAATGGCTGCGAGTGTGTCGCGGACGGCAAATTTAAGGAATTCCGTATAGATAAATGCGGGGCTTCCATACCGCAAACGCGAACTTCTTTTGACCCAAATTGAAGGAATCATAGGGGTCTTCACATAGATGGAACTGCCATCAGCAAACGCATAAAACTCACCGTTTTCTGCATGAATCTCGTTGTAGTTTTTTGCCGCATCCTTGTTTCCGGGATAGATGCTGCCGAGCGCGTTTGAGGTCAGATAGAAGTAGCTTAGTGCCGCGAAAGCTGTGTAAATTCTTCTGCAATAAGACGCTCGAACTTCGCTGAAATTGCTTTGAATAAGGTCTTGCAAAACCTCATCTTCTGCCCAGCGACTGTAGCGGTGTTCCTCTAAATCCTCGATGTGTCCGAGCGCATTTTCACAGATTCCTTGCAGTGATTTCAGTTTCGCACAGGCTTCCCGCAGGTCATTTTTGAAGTCCTCGATGTCGTAAAATGCGTCACACATAAGCTGCTCCTTACGCGCTCACAGTGTCACGAAGAGAGGTGTAATGCGGCACGTGTTCGCTGTCATAAATACAGTAGGTGTCGAAGCCGTATTCCTTCAAATGGAATTCTTCTGCCTCTTTCGGACTGCGGATAATTGCAACGTGGTTGATTTCGTCTGCAGCCCCATCGACGAAGCTGATGTTGCGCTCCCTCATAGCGAGCTGCGCGTCCACGCGCCCTTTCACGTAGGTAACATCGAATGCTTTCCCCTCATTCGTGATGAAGAAAAACTGCGCGGGATATGTTGCCACTGACACTTCTCGGATGTTGTCACTGCCGATAGCAACGAGGACCCAAAAAGCGTAGAGCCTGCGCTTCAAGGCATCCTTGCTTTCGCCGTATGCACCCCTCCAATACAAGGTGTCGGACAGCTCATCGTAGTAGATAAGACTCTCCCTTGCGAGCTTCTTGACGTAAAAACGGACGTTATCTTCCGTATCCTTGTCGCCGAAAAAGCGCACCGCCTGCTCCTGTGTCATTGCTCCACAGATATTGAAAATCAGCGAAAGATTGTCGTAGAGATGAATGTACTTCATGTCGTTATTTCCTTTCTCAGAGAGGTGTAGGGGAGGGTCAAACCCTCGACCTATCCCTGCCTCTGTGAATTTTTCTCTTGGATGCGAAGCAGGTCCTGCTCGTCTGTGCTGAGGAGGTCATGCTCCGTTTCCGAGGCCACAATATGAATTGCCACATGGTTGGCATTCGCCATCAGAAGCCCATCGCCGCGCTCGAAACGCTTGACCTGTTTACACTCGCTTTCGGTGAGGTGCATGGTCTCCCGCGCCAGTTCGATTTCCTCCGGTTCAACCTTCATCAAAACCTTGAACTTCGCGGTGTTGGTGATTTCTTTTCCGTAATCGGAGGCGAAGAAGTCGTTTGAGTTCTGCGACAATGCGATAAAGATTGCGTTCATGCCACGCGCTGTACGGAAGCCTTCAACAACAAATTCTGCCGCCTGCTGTGATGCTGTGCGTCCCAGCAGACGCCACGCCTCATCCAGCATAACTGCCTTGCGTTCCGTGCGGTCTTCCTTTACTCGGTCCATAACAAAATCGAAGGCGATGAACATTCCGAGAGGCAGCATTTCCTTCGTCAAGTTGGACACGTCGATAACGATAAACTTGTTCGTCAGCTCCACATTCGTGGGCTGGTTGAAGGACGATGCGGAACCAATGACAAAGCGGCTCAGGCAGTCGCGCAGACGCTTCGCTGCCGGTGCGCCAAGCTCTTCGTAGAGGTCGCCCAGCACGGGCATCTTACGGTAGTGTCCGGGGTGCTGCGGGTCCCAAAGTGAGTCATTATCGGTGGTAATTCCGAAGTGCTTGTAGGTGCGGATGAGTGCCTCGTCCAGCAGGTGTCGTTCCTCGTGCGTGATATCCTGCAGTATGATGGAAACGAAGGCGTGGAGCGTCTGGATTTTCTTCGACAGGGTGGAGGTCTGAGACCGATGCTGCCCGCGAATTTGGTCCTCCGACTCCGTGTTTCTCATGCGGATTTCCATGATGTTGATATTCTGAGGGGAACCCGGCTCGATACGGATAAACTGTCCTCCGATAGCATCACAGGCTCGCTCAAATTCATAGCCCTTGTACGGGGCGATGGTGAAGGTCTGTGTGTTTTGGTAGCGCAGGCGGAGAGCCATCGTCATTGCGGCAAAGGTCTTACCTGCGCCTGAGGTCCCGACCCAAACCATGTTTCCATTCACATAGATGTTTCTGTCGAAGGGATTGATAAAGACCAAAGAGCGGTTGCTGGAGTTCTCTCCCAGCATGATACCGCCCTTGTCGTAGAGCTCGAAAGAGCAGAAGGGATAGCCGGCTGCAAGGTCAGAGGCGAGGACATTTCTGCGGGTCTTTTTATACAGGTCATCCGGCAGCTTACAGACCGGCAGGGTCGCAAGCAGGCCGTCAATCTGATGGAACTTATACTGCTTAATGACCATGTCATTTTGGACACAGAGTGCTCGGATTTCCTTCCATTTCCACTGGAGTTCCTTCTCATCTGCCGCCGTAATCGTCAGCAGAGTAGACAGCCAACAGAAATCATCTCCGCTTGCAAGTCCCTGCTTGAGATAACGACCTGCGTTGCTGGCTTCTGCCATTCCTTCGTATCCAATATCCGTATCTCTTGCAGCATAAAGTCGTCCGTCATTGACACGGAGGAAGTTCTGCAGATAGCGGGACATCGCCTCCGTATTTTCCTTCTTGATGAAGATATCAAGGTCAACGCCGGCGAAGAGATTGATGAGTAACTGCATCCAGCCGCTATACGCTCTTGTGGGATATGCCTCAGATGGAAGGTAGCAGAACATATAGTAAAGACCGTCAATTCTGATACAAGTAGGGGAAATGCCGGGGTCGATATATTCGGGGGCGATAAGGTCGTTGACGGGGATAACAAGAGAGTCTTCCCCTGTGTCAGATGTGTCGCTAAAGTAGGTATCTGCGTAATTGGCAAGCACGTCCGTTTTTCTCTTTTGGAGTACCGTCGTCTCGCTTTTGCTGCGGGAAAAAATGAGATAGAGCACAGATTGCACCCACTCATCGGAGTCGTTGCTTATCAGCGTGTTTCCACAAGCAGAAAGACTTCTTGCGATGTTATCCGCCTGCTGCATGAGGGACCAGCGAATCTGGTCGAAAGACGGATTTTTCTTTGCTCCGGCATCCGGCTCGTAGGAAAAGATAACGAAGAAACGGCGGGCGATACCCTGTGTCGCTCCTGCCATTTCGATAAGCTGAACCTGCTCATACTGGAGCTGCCGACACTTTGCGTTGGTCTCCTTTCGCTGGTCGCTTTCCAATTTCCGCAGATATTCCTCCACGTCTGCCCGCTTGGAGACGATTTTGATTTGGGTGTTGTTCGGGAAGTTTTTCAATGCAGTGCCATAGCTGTCAGTGACACTTTCTTGGTCCGAGGCGGAGAGCAGCGAAAAGTTGATAGAGGAGAATTCAAGGATTTTCACATAGCGTCCATCGCGGGTGATGACGATACCGCCCTTCACATCGGACACAGGTGAAAACGCCTGCGTACTGACAATCTGTGCGAGCTTTTTAGCCATTCTGGTTCTCCTCCTTCTTAATAGCGTTGGGGTTCTTTTTCTTTTTCCGCCGCCGCTTCTTCTTCGCGGGAGCGGTGGACGGCACGCCTTGCCCACCAGCCTCGCACTGTGCGCTCCCGTGCGTCTCCGAGGGGACGGAGTACACGTCGTCGAAAGTCACGCCAGACGCGCTCTGAGGGGGTTCTGCGGGGGGTTCTTCGTCTTCATATTCATCCTCGTCGGCAGGTGAGACCCAGTCAAAGGAAACATCTATGCCGTTGTCTTTGTGGTCTTCTTCAGAGGAATCTTCTTTCTTCTCAAAAATGATATTGCCCTCTAATACGACAAGGGGCATATTCTCATTTTTTACTTCCATGCCGGCGGCTTCCTCCTCGTCCGCCCAACCAATATCCGCATATTCGGAAGAATCGTCATCATTATTTCCACCGTCAATGGAGCCGACAATGATGCCTTCGTGGGAGTCCTGCTTATACATATCGTCGAGATACTCTTTATCGGCGAAGGTGAAGTTTACGCCCTCTTCATAAACTGTGGTCGGCTTGCTCATCAGCTTACGCTTCATGCTTTCCGTCACATCATCAATGGTCTTGCGGTTTGCTTCGCGCTCAATGAAGATGTCTCCTTGTGCGCGAGTTGTGGCCCGTGCGTTTGCGTTGTAAAGCATGACTTTGCGGCTGCCAAGCCACTTGAAAAAGCCGGTTATTGCAACGGTGATAGGCTCGCCGCCTATGCCGATAGTTCCGAGGAGAAACGGACCCATGCAAACGAGGAGGGTCACTGTAATACGGAGTGGCATATCGGGAAGATTGCCAAAGGGTTTCAATGTAATGAGAAATGTGAGAGCAGCGAGGGCAAGTCCCTCAACAAAGAAGCGCATCTTAAAAAGTCCCCGAAGTGCTCTACTCTCGCCTTGATAATTAACGGGGATATAGTAAATTGTTCTACGTTCACTCATAATTTTTACAACGGGGGTATGCGCTGTTTCTTGCTACGACGCATACCCCCGCACAGCTCCTTTCCGCAATTTCAGTTGGTGCATTTACGGTTGATGCACAGGCCGAGATTACGTCTTACATGAGACCCTTACACAGCGCAAAGGCGAAGCCGTTCTCGTGATAGCCGATAATCTGTACCAGCAGCGTGTCGCCCGGAACCATCCGCTTACGAATCAGCGTGGGGCTGAAGCGGGTGATGACAATGGGCAGATTGAAGCTGTCACTGTAGGCGTAAATGGTTGCCTTGGACTTATCGGTCTTGTTGGGGAAAATGCGGGTCAGCGTGGCGATGGTCGTTGTCCCCGGCTCGGTGGGAGGGCCGAAATCAATGATGTTTTGCAGTTCCGCATAGGCGCCGCTCAGGTGGAGGTCATGCAGCCCGTCTTCGCGCTTAATGACCTTCATAACCTTCACATCCAGCTTGTCGCCGACGCTGTAGTAGGGGCGTCCTGTCAGCCGGTCCGTATCATCCATCGTCCGCATATAGCGGTTGGAAACATCACGCTTGTTCATCCGCACATCGACGCCACCAAGGTTGACCAGTACGCCCTGCTGACTGACAGAGAGGATGGTCGCCGAAGTAACCATGTTCTCCACGATGTAGGGCGGCTCACTATCGAAAGTGCGGTGGTCCTGTTTTGCAAGGGCCTGACGGCGTGAAGCAATGACACCATAGGTGACATTTCCGTTGTCATCCTTCCGCGTATCAAGGTCGGTAATGACGAAGGAGATGGGCGCACCCATGTGCTTTGCCAGCATCTGCTCCTGTCTCCGCTCCAGCGTTCCCTTACCGCCGTCGTCGGGCTTGATGGGGTCTTCGCGGTAGAACTCATTAAACGGGATGAGGGCCTGAAAGTCCGTGTTCTCGCAGCTTGCAACGGCGAAAACAACAGAGTCACCGTTACGCAGTGCGCGGCTCTGTGTGGCAATTACCACTCCGTTCAGAGCGCGGCCCAGCTTGTAGGCGGCGTTCACGGACATCCAATCCGTCATCTTCTTTGCGCGAATTTCCTGTTCCCGCTCGCGCTCTGCGCTGCGCTGACGGGCATCACGCAATGCAGCGGCGCGACTGCCGGTGCCGGTGATGACTTCGTCGATTTTTGCGTCGGAGCTGGTTCTGCGGTGGGACTTGCGGTTTGCGGAATAAATCGCCTTGGACTCGGTATTTTCCACCTTCTCATTGACGGCAGCCGCATCTTCAGGCTTTTTCTTCGTAGCCATTTTTCTGTTCTCCTTTCATCAGAATTCAGAGGGAGATACCACTCCAAAACATTCTTTTTTTCTGTTGTGAAGGGTATCTACCTGCCTCTAAATTCTATACTACTATATTTGTTGATATTGTCAATTAGCTGAGGCGAACAAGATTTCCATAGGTGAAGTATCTATGGAAGCCTTATAGTTCTCAGTTTTTTGAGGGAGGCATAACAGTCGATTTTTTCTTACTGTTGTCCTTTCCCTTGGAAAGAGCTTCCAGAGACGGGTTTCCATTCTGCTGGAAAGGTTTCTCCGGCGGCATTTGCTTCTTTTGCTGCTGCTGATGAGCTGGCTGCTCAGGGGTCTTTTTTTCTTGTGCTGATTTTCCGCCATCCTGATATCCGGCAAAACCAACGCTCTTATTGTTGGAGGCTTTTTCCTTCTGAGAGCTGCGTCCTGTGCTCTGCTGCAAGACCTTTTCCCGCGAGTTATCGCGTGGCGCATTTCCCAGCTTAATCTCGCTTCTTGGAGCACCCTGCTCATAGGCACGCGCTGCGCCGTCCTTTGCCTTTTCGGGTCTTTTCTCCCTCTGTGTTGTGCGGTGTTCTTCGCGAGGGGACAGGTTCGGTTCTTGAGACTTGCGCGGCTTTTGCTGGTTTCGCTCAGGCGTGAGCGGCTCGTTTTCTTTTTCTACGGGCTTCGGTTCCTCGGTCGGGAGATGCTCCGTTCCGATGGGCTCGCAGACCTCTGAGGAGGGAGGAGCGACCTCCCACTCAATGACATCCGCTGCAGGTTCTGGCGGAGAAACGAACTCGCCGTCCAGCTCAATGCCGGCATCCGCTGCCTGATGTTCCCACGACGCAAAACCGCTTCCATGTGGGACGCGCTCATCGGGCCACCAGTCCTGTTCCTCATAGCTCATGGACCGCCGCTGCCGCTTGATGCGGCGAGAACGTTCATCAGATTTTGACTTTTTCACCGTCTTATCCTTGAGCTGCTCCAAGCGAAACTTGAGCTCTTCAAAGAGGAAACCTGCCTTTGTACGGATAAGTGTCCATGCCTCAGCAATCTTTTTGCCGGTGCTATTTTCGTTCTCCTCATCGTCAAAGTCGCTCCACGCAGAACCGAATTTTCCTGAGTAAGAACGGTCAATATCCTTGAAGGGGTGCTCCCGCTCATAGGCGGTAAGCTGCATTTTTTCTTCAATGCGCTCCCGTTTGCGCTGTTCTGTTTCCTCAATAGGTGTCTTGTCGCGGATGTACCATTTCGCCATGTACTTAGCGTCCGGATGGAGTTTATGAGGGTGCTTGAGGGCGTGAACGGGGTTATGTCCTCGGAAAATAATGATACACTCGTCGCGGCCAACCTTGAACAGTTCGTCATAGCTCATAAGTGAGCGGCGACCTTCACCGGAAGACCATCTGTTCATTGCTGACATGATTTTCGATGCGCTCTCGTGCTGCTGCGTTTCGACCTGCACCGTTGTGTCGCCGATACGCTTTGAAATCATGTCTGCTGTCTGCGAATCGTTGATACCAAGGGAGAGGAATGTATCGCAGTTGGCCATGATTGTTTCCCAACGGTCTCCGTAGTTCTGATAAAGCTGCCCCACATTCTGCCATATCATAGCCACGGCCATATCACGCTTTCGGATGGTAGCCAGCTTTCTATCAAAGTCGGGAATGATACCGATGGATGCACACTCGTCCATAAGGAAATTGACGGGTACAGGCAGCTTGCCATCGTCCTGACTATCTGCGAAGTCCACCAGATTGATGAACAGCATGGAAAAGAACAGGGCGACGACAAACTTGAACGTATCGTGACTATCAGGAAACTGACAGAAATACGCGCAGGGTCTCTGACCCGGCAGCGTGAGGTCAATGTCGTCTGTTGTCAGGAGTCGGCATACCTGCTCACTTTGCAGAAGATTCAAGCCGATAGTGAGGTTCGTAACGAGGTTGCCCCACAGGTTCGCAGAGGCCGATTTTGCCGCCTGATAGGGGCGCAGACAGGCCTTTTCGTCGGCGGGAATCTTATTGTCGTCGAACATCGCATCAAGGAATTCCGCAGCATCGTCGTGCATGAGGTAGTTGTATACGGTGCTTATGTTTTTATCTTCTTCCGGCACATCCTTACAGATAAGACAGCGAAGAATAAGAGCGGTCAGCAGAGATTTAGGTCCGTCCTTGTAGATACTCTGCGTTTTTGCATCCATGATGTTTGAGATTACGATGTGAGAAAACATCTGAGCCGTCGTTTCAATCATTTTCCCGCTGCGGACAGACTTCAAGCAATCCCATCCATCAGAAAGGCTCAAATCCTTGAGGTTAAGAATACGAACACAATATCCGGCATTCATAAATGATGTCGCCATGTCGCGGGTAAGTCCACCATCAGGGTCCGTGACGATGATAGACTCTTTTCGGCGTATAGACTGGAGACAGTAGTCCTTTGCAAATGTGTAGGTTTTACCAGAACCAGAAGCACCGACGCACATGATGTGGTGGTTCGTTCTGGAATCGTCGTGCCGTAAATTGATGAGATATTTTCCCGCAGGGTCCAGCATTCCGAGAATCGTACCGAAGGATTTCTGTGGCGACTGAATAACGGCCATATCCTCATATTCTTCCGGCTCCTCAAAGTGTGAGTCACCGTATACCTGCCGCTCCGTGGAATTGCTGAACTTACGTCCCAGCGGGTCTGAGCCATCGCCCTTTCCCCAAACATTCAGGAAAACGAACGCGGTAACAATAGCAAAGACCAGAAAGATTACAAGGAAGATGCCGAAAGGGAAGCCCTTTTCTGCCATGCTTTTGATGATGCCAACAGGGGAGAAGGAGGCGCCGTTTTTGCTGTAAAGCGTGTTCAAAAAACCGGCAAAGTACAGGGAAACAATAGCTTCTCCAATTCCGATACGAAGGAGCCATTTTTTGAGTTCCTTCTTTTTCTTGAATTTCACTTTTAGCTCATCTCCTTACCCCTTGTTCTCGTAGCGAGGCCAGTACACATCTCGCGCAAGTTTTGCCCTTTGGATGGCCTTGCCCGGTGAGGATTTCACGCTGTCAAAGTAGTATGCGAATGTAGAAGCCGCATTGTATGCACCGTTTCTGTCGTTCGATACACTTCGGATACCGTTCCAGATATGCGAGTTGTTTGTCTGGAGGTCATAGGCGAGATACTTGATTTGCGCTGTGGCTGTATCAAAAGCAAAGCCGTTTTCCATACACCACGAGTTAAAAGCATCCAGTCGGTTGCCGGACCACTGGAACAGTCCGTATGCGCCTGTTTCGTGGTTTTCCTTTGTGGCATCTCCACCGGACTCCTCAACCATGCTTGCCAATACGCCACACAAACCAGCGTCGCTCAAGCCCAGTGTGCCCTTGATGTATGTCGTGAGGTCGCTTCCATCCTCCATAGAAGAGAGGGGATAATTCACATGGTAAATCAGCGCGTTTGCCGCAGGTCCATAGCTGTTAAGTCGGTTTATGTCGTAGCGGACTTTTGCGACGCCCTCGCCCGGAACCTGTCCCCAACCCGTAGTGTTGCCTTCTACGGTTGTGATGCTTTCACTATCAACCGCGACCACCAAGCCAACATGGGTCGAACCACTTGCTGTCCCGTTTCTCGAATAGAGCATAATGTCTCCCGGAACAGGGGTGTACGCTGTTCCCCCAAATGGCGTTGTCGTCTTGATACGAAAGCTCTTATACCCCATGTCTGCCATTCCGCGCCCCAAGACTCCGGTGTTGGCTGTGCGGGGAAATACATCTGAACATCCCGCCTGATAAGCGCACCACATAATGAAAATAACACACCAGTCAGCCCGTTCATCTCTTCCGTAAAACCATCTGTTGTATTTGACGCGGTTCGACTTCGGAGGCTGTTCTATGGAATCTGTTCGGCCTACTTCTCCAAGTGCGACCGCGACAATTCCCTGTCCGCCCGAACCGTAAACCATTGTGCCGCTGTTTATACTGTCGAGGGGAATGTTGTGTTTTTCCAAAAACTCTATCGTTTTTTCCTTGTTTCCTTCGAGAATGATTTTGTTGTCTTTGCCGAACTCCGGCTCGCTCATCAGGAAGTCATCTGTACCCTTGAAGCAGTCTGCAAGGTACTCCCTCTGTCCACCGACTTGGCGTTTATACTCCTTCCCGTTGTCGGTCCAGTTTTTTGCCATCATCTTCTCTTTGTCCCAACCATAGGCGTTGATATACTCATCAAGTAATTCTGCATTGTCTGCCGTATAGCAATTCTTGATAAGCTCGTCAGCAAATGCCGTGGCAACTGTTCCGGCAAGGATAGACAGCGCGAGCATGAAACACGTCAGAGATTTCAAAAGTGTATTCTTCATGTTTTCCTCCTTTCCTGCCGGAAATTACCAGAAGATATTACCCATGGCAGACTCACCGCTTGTCTTTCCGTCTCCTTCCAAGTCTCCGCCCCAGAACCCAATAATGTTACTCAGTTCTGTGATATTCCTCACGCGGATTTGGATAGGCACGGTAACTTTTGCAGTAATGATTTCCTCTGTGATGTCTTCGCCGGTTTCTTCATCGTGCCCTACAACAATGGTATCCTTTCCGTACTCTGCGGGAATGGTGGAGAAGTCGGGTGTGTCGATAACCAGCATAAGGTCAATAAGCGCACAGCTATAGTCTTTGAGTGCGGTTGTGACTTTGCCTTCATTGTTTCTCTCAAAAGATGCCTGTTCCGTCAGGTACTGAGGGACAAATGTCCCTTGCCATGCCTTGAGCCGCCCCTTGATGCCGCTCTTGCCGAGGTCGAAGGTGATATCATCCGTGTTGGCACTGTCGTAGAAGCCCAACCACCGCATAAAGCCGGAGACCTTGAGAGGCTCATTGTCCCCCGTCTTCGTAGTGGAATAAACACTCAGAAGTTGGAGGGCGTTATAGTATGACATTGGCTCTACCTGCAGGGCGACGGTCGTACCGTCCCAGCGGTCATAGGTGCCTGCGTAGGCCGAGGAGAAATACTGGTCGATTGCTCCGTTCATGCCCCTAATCAATTCCTCCAACTGCTCGGCTCTTACTTTGATTTTGTTGCTGCAGGCGAGGATGCAGTTGAGTGAGGTGTCCCTGAGGTCCTCTTGGTTCTCCATAACACCGACTTCCTGCTGTCCATCATTCGAGATTACATCTGAGCTGTCTGCTTGTGATGTAATAGACGTCCAAATACCACTCGCAGCTTCTTTCAGCGCAGCGCGGAGAGGTCCAAGGGTTACGTAGTAGAAAAATGAATTCCACTGAATGTCTCCACCGCCTGCGTAGATATACTCCTCCTCGCGCTCTTGGACGGCGGCAAAAAATGAGGATGTTGCTTCATAAATAGAGGCAGGAAAAGCGTAGGTCAAGATGAGGATGACAGCCAGCATCGCTACGATAAGCCTGCCTGCTGTGCGGAAGAGTTCCGGCGCAGCTTTCGCGCCCTCCACAACGGCTCCCGCAGCATTTCCGCTGGCGGCATTGGCGGCGATTTTGCTGACGGCCTTTGCGCTCTTTACCGCGTCTGAGGCTACCTGAGTGGTTTCGCGGCCAACCTCTCCGAGATTAGATTCGCCGTTTTTTGTTGCCATATAAATCACGCTCCTTCCACTTTAGTGTTAAGACAAACGACCCGCGAAGCGAGGCTTTCTTGGCCTGCACCTCGCGGGTCAGATTTAGAGGTTGTTACTTATCCCGTTCGGGGTCCCATTTCTTTTTCTGGCGGTCTCGCTTTTCTTGCTGTGTCTCGCCAAGGATGGGTTCTTCCTCTACGGTGACTCTGTCAATGGACGGACCTTCAGAGGTAGTGCCGCTGGTACTATTGCTGGAGGGTTCATCGAAATCGCCAGCATCATCGTCGTCCACAAGAGGTCCGTAGGTGGCGACATTTTCAGGAGAGTCCTGAATGGATACGCTGTGGTCATCGCGCTCAATGCGAGAAACGGTCTCTTTGCTGACCTCACGCACATCGTCTGCGGAAACCTCGCGGGCGAAGAAGCGTGCGCCGTCGTCGGTCTGAATTTCCTGCATAGCTGCACGCTGGTTATCGTCTGCGTGGAAGTATCCGGTTTCGTCCATAACCTCATATCCGCGTTCAACACCACCGGCATCGGTATGCACCGCATAGATGTGGCGTGCGCCGCTGTCATCGCCGTCAGTAACCGCCGTGACATGGCTGAACTTGCCGTCCTCATGTCCGAGAGCAGGCCCGAAGGCTTTCTGCATCAGCTCGCCACCAACCTCGTCGTTACCGGCAAGGTTGTAATTGGGGTGTGCCAGAATGCCAGCCGCCATGGAGGGAGAACTTTCGTGTGCCGTTTCGCGCATGGCGTCTGTCGCATCGCGGTAGACTGCCTGCATCGCGTGGTTTGCCTGCTGTGCTCCCTGCGTAACAGGCAGGCTGTAGTTCTTCGCCATAAAGTCCTTTACGGAAGCATCGGGTCCGGTAACAGAGGCCATAGGCGTCTTGAGGGAGCCGGTCATGTTACGAGGATTATCGCCGTTCGGAGTGTTGTAGCTCAGGCCGGCACGCATGGCAGTATCATTCAGACCAGCAGTGCCCTCAGGCGTGACGTTGAAGCGTCCAGAGCCCTCGTTACGCAGGTTCTGCTGCGCGAAAGCAGCGGGTGCGCGGTGTGCCTCCTGTGCCATTTTCTGGAACGCGGGGGTAAACCGTTCGTTCTGGTCTTTGGGTGCCGGATACCGCTGTGTACGGTCGCGAGTTGCGTTTCTCACGCCGGCAGCGTTCTGCGTGGCCTTGCGTTCCGCCTGTTCACGCTGCTGCGCCGCACTTCTGATTTCCTGATTTCGTGCAGCGGCACTGGTAGTGAATCCGGCGGCAGCGGCCTTCATAGAGTCGGACATAGTTGCGCCGCCTTTTCGGGCGCGATTGAACTGGGAGACAGCGCCACTGATGCCGCCCCACTTACCTTCCTTGCCGTAGTTCTCGCCAAGGATGGCCTTGGAGTTGTTGCCCTTACCACCGCTCCACGCGGTAGACGCGGATTTCGCAATTCCGGCAATGGCAGCACCGGTGCCGATGGCCTCATCCAGCAGATTGCCGCCGGTGGTAACGACGTTCAAACCAAGCTGGGCAAGGTATGTATCCAGCCGCTGTGCAATGTGGCAAGCTGCAAGCACAAGGAAGCATTGAGATATTGAAGTCATCCCCTTGAATCCGGAAAGAATGAGCTTCAGAGACCAAACAGACAGACACATCAAGATAAGCTGGCCAATAAACATACTGAACCATCTTTTGAAGATGTGGATTGTTTGGTCAGATGCAATCGTTGCGTATGCGAGAGGGGCAAAGGCGTAAACGGTAATGCCCACCATCAAATACCGTTCAAACATTTCCACGTAGAGTTTGAACAAGGCTACTGTAATTGCTACAGTAAGAATAAAAATGGCGGCTGTTTTTACGAGACCGATGACTTCAGGAAAGACACCACTGTTGAGAACTTTATCCCATTCGATTTGAGCTCCTTCAAGTTCAAGACCCCAGAATGCCTCGTAAGGGTTCTTTATAAAGTCAACCAACATCATGGCGATGTAGTTGCCAAAATAAATCATACCGATAGAGACGCCTGTCATCACCAGTACGCGGACAGGGCTTGTTCTCGATTCGCCTGCGGATAGGAATACGCTGTAGATGGAAAAGGCCGCAATAATAATGGCAAAAGCCAGCGCCATTGACTGAAAAACACTATAACCCGTTGCCAAGAACGGAATTTTTTTTGTCATCTCCGCCATACTCAAGGGCATCAATTCTTTCCCCCACCATGAAATAACGGCGTCGAGGAGTCTTGCCAAAATGTTGTTGAGTGTCGCAAGGATAAGTTCAATCATACTTCAGCCCACCTCCTTTATTGTCCCGGATTTTTGGGGTCCCATGCGAGAGAACGAAACAAATCGTTGAAAAGAGTTGCAACCAGCGGCAACATACAGAACGCTGCATATGCAACCACAACAATCAGCACGGCTCGTTTGGATGCGATGTAGATACGGGTGTTTTGCGGGTCATGTGATAAAACGCGCAGGGCTGCAAAGCAGATAGACAGGGTTGCAACTGGTGTTACTGTTTTGAACAAGACGTCGTAAATAGGTCCGAACGAGTTTGCGATTCCACTGTAATCTGGACCGTCAGCATACGCTGGCGTAACAAGCAGAAAAAACAGAAAACACAGAAGAACACTGACAACAACTGCGCGAATTGACTTGTCCTGTTGAACAGGAAAGCTATTCTCGTGCATAAGAATTCCTCCTCGTTAAATTGAAAAAGAAAAGCGAGGACACCGATTGGGGTGCCCTCGCTTTTGTCACGCTCTCCTTGCGCCGGTGGTGCGCTTCAGCGGGGAGCGCCTCATGTTGAGTTTTACAGCAGGAATTATCCGAAGACACTTCCTGTATTGTTGCTGGAGAACCAGCCGCCGACCTGCTCGATAATCAGGGGTGCCAGCCAAATAACAGCGACAACGATGACAATGAGGAAGACCTTCTTCTTCATCGCCTCGATGTCTCTTGCATCACCAATCAGAGCCTTCAGTGCAGTTGCGCTGAGGACGATGGCGGCAATGGGGGCAACGATTGCGGTAATGATGGTATAGATGGCCTTGGTGCCGGTCTTAACGCCGGTCACAATAGCATCGGAGGGGTCAGCAAAAGCCGTCACAGTCATCAGAACCACCATCAGTGCTACAATGAACACACAGGTCGCAATACGCACCCACTTCTTGTTACCTGTTTCTGCCGGCAGAGTCAGATACTTTTCCATGTACGTACACGCTCCTTTCAAAAAGAGAGGGAATCTCTAAGCATCATGCCTTTGGTAGACATTGGCGAAGAGGGGAAAACAACGACCACCGTTCTTCATTTTCCCTACTCTAATTCGATACTACCAAATTCAAGAATATTGTCAATCACTTGAATCTGACAAATTTTCCGTGATGCTTATACCAACACTCTCTGTAAAGCAAAAGTGCTTGTATAAGCCTCACGGTGCGGGGGAAGCAGGGGAGGGGAGCTTACGCTCCCTTCTCCGCCTGCGTGCCCATCTTGGCTTTTCTCTTTCTCTCGCCCAAAAGATGGTCGTCAATCCCCTTTTCGGCATCGTCCCAGTATGCTTTCTTCGCTTTCCCGTTAGGGAGGATGCTAACGCTGTGCCGAATGCCTTTTTTGTGCAAAGCCAGAGCCATTGCCCCAATTCGCTTAAAGACATTCTGCTCAGGAGGAAGACCCAGTCCATGCTGCTCGCAAAGAGCCGCCAATTCCTGTTCCTTCTCCGCTGCATATTCAGCATCCCAACAAAGCATCTCCATGCGGATGCCGTGTTTTTGTGCCAACTGCTTGAGCGCACTGCACGCCATAATAACGCCCGGATTTGTGAGTTTATCCATGTCCAGTGCGTTTGTTACGCGGGTAATGCCGCGCTCTTTGAGTGAGGGAAATACCACCTCATCAAGCATCTTGGTGTTTGTAACTCCTTGAATGGCAATGAACGCCGCGTTCTTGTCCTCCAGAAGTGCCAGCGCAACATCTGCCTTTAGCGGTCCTTCCGTCAGGTAGACGGTGGTGCCCTTTGTCAGCGGTGCATTCCCAAGGGGGAAGTGTGCCCTGCTGATGCCTGTCGTAACGCCACATGGAAGTCTGTTTGCGGATACAGTCAGGTAACGGGGGTTCGTGTTCCCATCACGCCGCACCTGAATGCCAACAACCTGTCCACCACTATTTCTGGTAGGAATAAGCATCCCTTCAGGGAGGTTCAGTATCCAAGTGTTCTGCACCTTGTAGAACCCCGGTACGCCTTGCAGCTCGCACCCTCGCTTCAAAAGGGCAGATGCGATAACCATTCCGGCAATTACGGAAGCGGATGTCTTCTGCTTCATGCGGCTGTAGGAGAACAACTCTCCCTTGATTGCATTGAACCGCTTGCTGGCGTTCTTTGCGCTTACCGCCATCTGCTCGGACACTTTTACCGTAAAACTGGCATATCCGTTTCTCTGGATATCTGCATCGGTCAAGCCACGCATCTTCAAATTGGCGCGGTGTTCCTTCGTCAGTTTCAGCCACGGAAGGGACAGCAACGTGCTATACGTCCTGTCCAGCACACTGCTGGGAGCTACAGGAATTTCCTTGTGCTGATACCTCTGCTTCTCAGTTTCCGTCGGAACACTGCCGTTGACGCAGCGAGCCGTCATCTCTTTGATGAGTTCATGCGTCTTCTCGTCGTTCAGCGACTCTACCGAGATGCCTTGCGTCGCTCTTGCATAGAGACTCAATGGAGTCCCCTTCGCGCCGCAGTGAAAGCACTTATACCCGCCCTTCTCAATGTTGCATCCGAGCCGGAACTTAGTGTCTCCACAAAAGGGACAGCAGAAGTTCCGCCAGTTTCCGCCGCTCTTTCTCTCTTCACGGAAACCGAGGGCTCGTGCAACGTCAAGGGACGTAATGCGGACGTCGTTCGAGAAGCCCATTGTTCTTTGCTCCTTTCTTTTTTAAGTGTGGGCGGAAAAGTGTGCAATGGTTGCACACTTTTCGCACCCAGCAGCAGAGGTTTAGGGAATCATCTGCAGTTTCCGTGCGCTATCCTCCAAGACCAGCTTGGCGGCAACAATCAGGTTGGGATTGTTGACAGACTTGCACTTCTCGGCATACCACTTGACCGTGTCGATGTCCAGCTCGCCCATCGTCTTACCCTTCATTCTTCCAGAGGGGATAACGAACGCCTTTGCCTGCTCCAGCGTCATCCCGGCTACACCGATAGGCTGCTGCACCGGAGCCTGCTGCTGACGAGCAGCCATAGGCGGCTGCTGGGGGTATGTCATGGCGGGCTGCTGCGGCGCAGACTGAGGCATCTGCATCTGCTGCTGTCCGAAGGGGAAGGACGAAGCAGGCGGAGCCTGAGTGGAAGTCGGATTGGGCGCGGGTGCAGAGTTTCCGGCATACGGCATAGGGTTGACGGGGGGCATCACAGGATTCTGGACGACCTGCCCGTTGTTCACGACCATCTGCGGATACTGGAACGGAATTCCGCCATCACAGGGATAGTTGTTTCCGTCCTCCGCAGGATTGCCACCCTCCATCGTGGGAGGCGTGCCGAAGCCAGCATTGGCAAGGGCGCGACCCTTTGCGCGGGTAGCTGCGGTCTGAATGGCGTTGTTGATGGACTCGTAATCGCCGGCGGTAATGGCACAGCCGGCGGAAGAGCGTCCTACCATCGTCCCATTGATGAAAACGGATGCGGTAGCCTGCATCAGTGCCAGCTCAGGGATGTACTTTACATCACCGTCATCCACAAAACCGGTGAAACCCTTTTCGGCGCAGTACGTGGCAAACCAGATAAGCCGATGCGGGACCTGCAGATAAGCGGAGTGCTTATCGTTGTCATAGGTGACGTCGATAAGGTCCTGCATGGGGTCATAGCTGCATTTCCGAGCATTGATAAAAACCTCGTTGTTGTTCATGTTCTTTTCTCCTTTCCCTTGTAAGCGGCATCAGCAACGGTTCTCGTTCTTCTGCCGGCGGTAATCCTCGCGTGCCTGTTCGCGCTGAACAAGGCCGTTGGAAACAAGGGACACGCCGGTTGCGATTTCCCAGACCTCAACAAACCGCGTCACACGGCGGCAACAGCGGAACATATCGTCATCGGAAATCTGAATGAAGCACTCCTGCTTATTCCGCATGGAGCCGGCATCATAGGCCGTAGTGCCGTTACCTTGTCCACTGGGTCGGGCCTCGAAATTGGTGATTTTCAGCGTCCACGGAAGACGCCGCTTCTCACCCTTCACATATCCCTGCCGCGTGATAGTCAGCAGAGACACAGGTACAAACCCATCGCGGGTACGCGCTCTGGTGTTGACACGGGTCTGCGTGTGCTGGAAGTCCCTCGTAAAAGGAACGGGGGACAGTTCAGCGGCCTGCTGGTTGTTCGCAGCACAGGATTCCATGGAAACACGAGCCTGACCGAAGGAACCGGCAAGCTCTCCGTAATACGGAGGCGACATCGGTGCGATACGCCCATTGACAGTAGAGCCAAAGGCGTTTTCCAGCTTTTGCACCAGCGCGTAGAATGCGCCGAACACGGCGCCCTGCTCACGGAACCGACCGGACAGCTTTGCCCATATCCCATCTTTCGGAGAAATACCGTACTGCCCCATATTGGCCAGTGCGACATCTGCCAAAACGGGAAAGAGGTCTGGGCTTGCGTTTGCTGAAACGCTCACGCTTTTACCGTTTCCGGTGCCGCCGCTGTAATCGCAGATGACGACCTTGATGCCGGAACGAGCGGCGTGCTTTGCGCCACCAGCTCCATGCAGCATGGCGTAGTCAACCGCATTGGCGGGAACCAGCGCATTGCGGAAATCCAAAATGCGCTTACTGGCGTCCGCACGAACAATGATGTCGTTCGGCCCTTGCCGCTGTGCCGGAGCCGCCATCGGATACTGCTGTTGCTGCGCCGGGTACGCGGGCTGGGGCGGAGCCTGCTGGTACATCTGCTGCTGCGGGTACTGCTGGGGCTGCTGAGGATAGTAGCCATTGTTCATAGGTTTTTCTCCTTTCGCGTGCTGCCGTAATGGACTTACGCACTTTTCAAAAATTTAGCATGGGACTTTATATCCAAAAAGAGACCGCTATCAAAAAAGATAACAGTCTCTTGAATACAGGTTATGTGTCTTGAAATTGGAGCTTATGCTCCGTTGTAACAATATCTTCGTAATTATACTTCTATACTACCACGTTTTGTTCCAATGTCAACAGCTTCAACGTCGAAAAAATTGTGCGGACTCCGGAAGACTTCTGCTCTTACGTTTTTTCAGGCACGGGAGCGTGGCTCCCGCAGCGTGGAGGGGGAGCGTTCCGGTCGAACGGAAGCCCCTGCTTTTCATCCCCTGCCTGAGAGAATAATCCTTGTGCGGGAATGCTGAAACACGCGAAAAGGAAGTGCTTTTATTTTAGATAATGTAAATATATATAGAGGGGGACGGCTTTTGAAAATCGCGCAAACCGTTGTGCTGCAAGGCTTACGGCGTTTCTCAAAAATCTTTAACATGAGTGAATTTTTCACAGTCTTAAATCGTTTCGCCGTATGTTAAACGATAACCCTGCTTTCTCTCCTCCGGCTGTCTTCTTTTATCCTGCGTTGCTGCGTCACACCAATGTGAAATTGAACAACACATTTTTCTTTTATCATGCACAGAATTGACAAAATCAAGAAACATTGTATATATTGACTTGACATTATTTTATAATCGTGTTAGTATACGACTGTGATTACGAAACGGGGAGGACTGGATGCATGGCTAATGATAAATTGGACTATGTAGAAACAGGTGAAAGGCAATCCGTTGACTGTTCGCAAGCCCACGTGGAAGCGCCGGTTTATTATGCGTGGACGCAGATAAACGCGGAGAAGAGCGCGGAACTCTCCGCGTTGGCACGGAACTCTCCCAGTGCGTTTGTTACGTATCTGGCGTTGCGGGCGAATGCCGGCGGAGAAAACGCTTGCATCTGTTCGGCGAGGGTGCTCGCTGATTGCCTGAGCCTGACAACGAGGACAATTTACAGTTGTATTGCCGAGCTGCGTAACGGAGGCTGGCTCATTACGCTCCGCTCCGGTTATGGGACGATTTATGTCCTGAACGGTGATGTGACATGGCATTCTTGGGGCAACGGGAAATACTACTGTCAGCTTAAAGCAAATGTTGTTATTTCCCTCGACGAGCAATCAAAGGAAATGCAGGCGGCGGTGTTGCAGGAATTCTTCCAAGATGGGAAGCCTGAAGAAGTGGTTGTCAGCAACCGTGCTCACTGCCCGTTTATGCGGTTCATCCAGATGAACGACAATTATATCGGGAATCTGTGTGGACTGACGATGGAGTGCCCAACAGCATCTGCTGTTTTGTTGTATCTTGTGGAGCATATGGACAAGCATAATTCTATTACGTGTTCCTATTCCGAGATAGAAGAAAACACGGGTATCTGCTACCGGATGTTGTGCGAGGGCATGAGCGTGCTCAAGAGGTATGGGTACGTCGTAACGCTGAAAAGAGGAGGCCGAGGCGGTGCTGGTACATATGCAGTCAACCATCGCATCTTCTGGAGCGGGACATACTCGGCGCTGAAACGAAGTGCATTTCCGCCGAGCATAGGAATATCTGGGCCCCGTGTCGATGTCATGTTCGGGGGGCTCCCTCTGAAGAAACAAAAAATCCCTTCTGCCGTTTGGAAAAATCAGGTGTTGAAACAGGCAGCAAGAGAACAGACTCAAAAGACCTCTTGAGGAGTGAGGAGTGATGAAAATGTGTGAAAAAACGGAAGCTGTGTACTCCCTCAACAACTACTATCTTGAACAAATCGCTGCGCTGACGCTCCAGTCGAAAGGGGCGATGGCAGTTGTAATGCATCTCGCCAGACAAATGAACGAGGAGAACATTGTCTACTGTCATCGTGATGAGCTTTGTGACGCGACGGGTGGAAAGCTCCGCAGTGTTACTGCGTGGATTACGTCCTTGCAGAAGTACGGGTTTATCTATGTGGTGCGGAAGGATAAGGACGGATGGGAATTTGCTGTAAACCCTGCATTGATTGTGAAGGGCACACCCGACAAAAATCGCGCCTATCCGATGTGGCCGAAGGATTTGTTCATCACCGGACCTGTAATGGATTCCCACGATAAGTGGGTGGAAAATAAAATGGCTCCCGAAAACCCTGTGGAGCCGGTTGTGGTTTAGTCCACTGCTGGAAACGAATAAAAAGTTCACACAAAAAAGAAAGGAGTGAAACTATGACGGTAGTTTTTGCGCGAGATGAACACACAGGCATACTTTGCGGTGTTGAGGATGGTGAACTCTTCCTCTGCAATTACCGTGGAGGTTACACGATGCCGGACACACCGGCAAACCGAAATCAGCTTATGCGTGATTTCTTCTATTACAAGCAGGTTGGCTTCTGGGGCTAAATTGTGCAATGGTTGCACGATTTAAGGGAAGCCCAAAAAAGACGAAACAAAGTGTGCAATGGTTGCACACTTTGGGGTACAAACTGAAAAAGTGAAAGGACAAGAAAATATGAAAAATACTAAGACTCTTAACCGTATTATCACTGCGGTTTTGCTTATCTGTGTGATGTTGAGCGGTGTGGGCGTTACAGCTTATGCCACATCCGATACCGACGTGGTCGTTGTAGAGGATGGAGATGTTGGAGTTGCGCCTGCAAAGGTTCCCTATGTCGTGTCCCACGAGTATTACTGCGATGGTGAACAGGCGTATGCCTCCTCGGAGACATACGCGGGTGATGCGGGGTCTGTCATTACCGCAGAGAGCTTGTTCAAGAAGGTATATGCAGGCGGGGCAGAGTATACTTTCTCTTCCGCTTCTCAGGACTCTCTTGTTTTAATCGAGGGGGAGGATAACGAAATTGTCCTGCGCTACGACCGGTCTTCTTCTGAAGGCGTAAGAACGAAGTATATTGTCACTCATCGCTATTATACCAACGGCGAGCTGTGGGGGAGTCGCAGTGAGGCAGTCAGCGCAAATGTTGGAGATACTGTCGCTGCTTCTGATATGAAGAAGTCCTTTACGTTCGGTGAGAACACATACACGTTCACCTCTGCAAGCTGTGACAGTTTCATTGTCTCTGGGGAAGGGAAAGATGAAATTGTGCTGCGTTATGACCGGAAGGAAGAGAATTTTGTTGCAAAGGTTCCTTATGTCATTCGGCACGAATACTACACCAATGGCAAGCTCGACTGTGTCATTCCTGTAGAAATGGATGGTGCCGACGGTGATGTGGTGGCGGCTGATGATGTCATTAAAATGTCCGTACAGAATCAGAAGACATATACCTTCACATCTGCATCCCCTTCTTCTGTTGAGCTGATGGTCGGCGGCGAAAATGCGATTGTCGTGCGCTATGACCGCACAGCCGCGAGTGATTCTGTGGTTGAAACAGGCACCAAAAAAATTCAGTACCTTGTTCGGCATGAATACTACTGCGATGGTGTCTTGGAGTCCGAGGTTTCTGTAAAGCTGGACGGGGCTAAGGGAACCGTGATTAACGCAACCGACATTTATCAGATGCCCTTCTGCAACAAAAAGGTTTACACTTCGATGACCATGGAGCCGAAGTCCCGTGTGCTGGCGGTAGGGGAGGATAATACTATCACCGTACGCTACAGCAGAGAGAAAGGTAATGACTCTGGCCCTGAGTATGTCGTTGTGCAGGAGTATTACGACGGTGGAAAGATGGCGGGCAGCCGAAGAGATGTTGTAAATGCTGACATCAGCGTTATTGCTGAGTCTGTGTGCGCCTTTAAGTGCGCCGCATTTAACGCGGAAATGTATTCCTTTGATGCCGCTAATTCTAAGATTGCTGCGGTTGCCGATGGCGGGAAAAACAAGATTGTCTTGCGCTATAATCGCATCACTGGAGATATGAGTGTGAGCGGGGGCGACGCTAAAAAGGTTTCTTCTGTCGGCGACGCTGCTCACCCCGTGTCTGCACTGAACCCGGACGCAAAGCCTGAGGCGGATGTTTCTGAGGCGGCCTCCAGTGTTGCGCCGGTTTCTCCTCAGACTGGCTACCACACATCCCCGTGGGTCCTTGTACTTGCTGTGGCTGCTGTTCCGGTCATGTGTCTCTTGGTGGCCCTTGCTGCGAAGGCATCTTTCCGGCTTCGCTATTATGGGAAGGCTGGGAAGAAGTAAGAAAAAATGTGTGCAATCGTTGCACGCAATAAGAAGCGAGTACGGACGGTATAACCGGAATTAACGCCTGTGGAGATGCATGGTCGTCGCGGAAGCAGGAATACTCTGTTAGCTGGTTTTTACGTGAGAGGTGACGACCAGCGCTTTGGGGGACTGAATACCTGTGCTGGGTATACACCACCCCGGAATAACAGGGTTGTATACCAAGTACCTCAGCGATGTTTCTAAAGAGAGGGGTATATACCACCCAGAAATAACAGGGTTGTGTACCAAAACCCTTGCTCTCAAGTTTTGAATAAATGGTATATACCACCCAGAAATAACAGGGTTGTATACCCAATCGAGCATTGTGTTGGTGTATAAGCGCATGAAACAACAGGGTTTAACAGTCCATATGTATAATTATCAGGAAAAGAAAGGACGGATGAATAATGAGAATCGTAGCAGTTTGCAACCAAAAGGGAGGAGTGGGCAAAACCACAACCGCAGTAAACTTGGGCGCGGCTCTGGCTCGGCTGGGACAGAAGGTGCTGCTGGCAGACATTGACCCGCAGCGAAACCTATCTGATACGCTGGGTTTTGTTCAGGACAATACGCCCACAACGACAAATGAGCTTATCTATTTCACGGCATACAATATGCCCATTGACCTGCGGGCTTTTATCCGGCGCAACGAGACAGAGCAGGTTGATTTCATTCCCGCCTCTCCTGCGCTTTCCTCTGCTCCCACTATCTTGGCGAATGTGGCAGACGGGAACCGCGTGCTGGCAAATGCTCTTACTGCGGTAGCTGACCAATGTGATTACGATGTCTGCATCATCGACTGCAAGGGGAGTCTTGACCTGCTGACCTCCAATGCGCTGACTGCTGCGGACAGCATCATCATTCCTGTTGAGGCAGAGGAGTACGCAGTCAACGGTTTGGCGGACCTTCTGAGCACTATCGGCAGCATTCAAAGCTCGCTTAACCCGAAGCTGACTATCGACGGTGTTCTTATCAACCGTGCGGATACGCGCAGGAATAACGTCAAGACAACGCGGGACGACTTGGCGGAAGCGTTGGGAGGAGATGTCGTGCTGGAAACGATGATTCCCTATCTCAAGGAGGTATCTGATGCGCCTACCGAGCATCGCACCTGTGTTGCCAAGAAGGGAAGCCGTGTTGGTGAACTTTATATGAACGTTGCGAAGGAGGTAATTGCGAAATGGCAAACTCGCTGAAAGACAAGCTGGCTGCAAATGCGGCCATTAAGGGGAATGGATTGGATGCTTTGCTCGGCAAGAACCCGATGGATGCCATGCGGGTAGATGACCGTCGTGTGCAGGACATCGCACTGAGCAAGCTGCACCCTTTTAATGGACACACTTTCCGCGTGGTGAAGAACAGTGACTATGACTCCATGGTGGATAGCGTTCGGAACAGTGGGGTCTCTGTCCCTCTCATTGTTCGCCCTCATCCTGCTTTGGCTGGTGACTTTGAAATCATCGCTGGACATCGTAGGTTCAGTGCAGCGAGTGATGTTGGGCTGAAGGAAGTGCCTTGCCTCGTTACGAACATTGACAACATGACTGCCAGCAAAATCATGGTGGAAACCAATATCCAGCGCCCTGAGTGGCTGCCGTCTGAAAAGGCAAAGTCCTTTAAGCTGTGGACGGACACCGTGAGGCAGGAACAGAATATTAAGGCGGGACGCCGCAGTACGGAGGAAAATGATGCCTCTGTGCAGGGCCGTACCAGTGCTGTGGCGTGTAAGAGGTTCGGTATCTCTGCGCGTATGCTGGATATGTATATCAAGCTGAACGATTGCACCGAAGATGTTTTGTCTCTCTGTGATGCGGGACGAATGACTGTGACGGCTGCCTACCAGCTCTCCTTCCTGCCCGTCGAGCAGCAGAATGAGGTGGCGGGGCAGATGGCTTCCGAGCCTGAGCGCACGCTGAACGAGGATGCCGCCAAAAGCATCCGCTACGCCTATGAGGGACGACCTTTGGAGACTTCCGCAGAAGCTGACGAAGGAGCGCGTCAGGCGCCGGCTCCCGTGCCTGAGGAAATTCGTGACTTCGAGCTGTCTGTCGGTGGATACCCCGAAGGATGTGAGCCCTCCGGCGGTGTGTCGCACGATGCCTCGACGGACACGGATACCGCTGTGGGGGATGCAGCTATCTCCGCCATGACTGCCTCTGAGGAAAGTAACGACACCGTTGGCGTTGGTGTGGGAGGAGAAGCCAAGCCGTCCATTGCGAAGCCGCAAGAGCGGCTCTCATGGACGACTATCGACGGAAAAGCCAAAACATCGCCCAGAGAGGGTATTCGCGTTACCTTCGTGTTTGATGAAACAGAAGTCTTTGGCGGCGATGATGATGAGATTCGTCAGCGTATCAACGAAGTCATCCGCTCCGGAAATAAGGAGTTGCTGACCGCGTTGGCTGACACGCTGCATGATGCACTCCTCGCATAAGAACCCATACTTCATTCCAAATAAAGAAAAGTGTGCAACGATTGCACACTTTTCTTTTTTTTGGTTTGCATGGAAGAAAACTGAGATACCCGTTGTGAGTAGCGAAAATTTGTCCTCTCAAGGTAATTGACAATATTCTTAATTGTTGTAGTGTAGAAGTAAAGGTGTTCGCTATGCTTTTCTCTGTTTTTTCTAAGGCGTTATAGATGGCTGTTTGAGACGGCGTAGCGAAAAAAATCTGCGAGAGGAGTTGGAAGAATGAGTACAAATCGTTGCAAAAAGGTTCGCAGCATTATTGCAATGCTGTTGGCGGTTGTAATGATGACCGGTATGCTCCCTACGTCTGCATTTGCTGCGGGGGAGGAGATTACTGGTGCGGACGGCATCGGCAATGAGATAATTGCTGATGACGGTATGGTGGAAAGGGGTGATGGTGAATCGGCAGAAGATACAGTATCTATCGGAGGGCCTGACGAAAAAGGCGAAGGAAACACGGAAGATGCTGTCGGAAGTGGCGAGGAATCCTCTCAAGATGGCAACGACGGTACAGCGGATGATAGTAAGTCTCCCGATGAGGTGAAGGACAATAGTTCTCCAGACTCGGAATCCTCATTGGAAGTATCTATTCCTGATGGAGAGAGTTTTGATGAAGAAGAAGGTCTTTCGGACCCCTATGCCGGTGAAGATACTCCCGTGAGCGTTACGCCTTTGTATGGCTCACCGCAAAACTCTTCTGGTCCGAGGAGGGCTCCCGCTCGTGCATCAGGAACCATTACGACCGGCCTCGATATGGGTTATAACAGGAAGTGGATGGCTGAGTTTGCCCCCTATTCCAGTGCTGTTGAGAAATTCTTCAATGGCCAGCCGGCGTACTGCATTGAACCCCACAAGGGTGCCCCCGGCGCGGGAACTTCCGTTGACGCCAGCGCGTATTGGGGAGACCAGCGGGTTCGTCTTGCTTTGGCTTATGGCTGGGGTGGCGCAGATGACTCGACGTTGCTCTGGTATGCTGGCAACGGCACCTATGCGTGGTGTGCTACGCAGGAGGTTATCTGGGAAATTGTTGGCGGCTACAGTGACCTGAGTGACCTGTTTGTGGGTCCCGGTCATGCTTATGACCCTGAAGTTGCTGTGCCCATCAAGGCGGCACACGATTATATCTGGGACATGATTAACCAGCAGACCGTTATACCGAGTTTTGCCGTGCGGAGTCCGCGTGATACGAGAAACGACTTCGAACTGGCTTGGGATGGTACTTCTTGGTCTCTGACAAGAACCGACACCAACAGAGTCCTGAGAAATTTTGGACGCTTCAAATTTTCTCTGTCTGGTGTAAGCACATCCCGGAGCGGGAATAATCTAACAATTACAGCCACGCCGGAAGCTGCAAGGAGTATGCTGAACGGAATTGTGTCGCTTTCTTGTGAGGGAAATGTGATTGACCCTGATAGCGTCAACGCCTATCTGCTTGTTGCTGGTGGTGGTAAGCAGAACTGCGTTGCTCTTAACGGCACACCCGACCCTGTTACTTGCTATGTGCGGGCGAAGGTGACGCAAACAACCGGTAATCTGAACATCACTAAGACATCAGAAAACGGGAAAAACATTTCTGGCGTCAGCTTTACTGTAACCGGCCCGAACGGATATAACCGGCTCTTTAAGACAAATGCATCCGGCAAAATCAGCATTACAGACCTGCAGCCCGGAACTTACACGATTACAGAAACTTCGCTGTTAGGATACTATGCTGTAAATCGGGTTCAGGCTGCGACAGTTACGATTGGAGGCACGGCGAGTGTCTCCTTCCAAAACAAGGTGTCCCGGTGTACCGTGCAGGTAACGAAGACATCGGAAGACGGAGTTCTGCAAGGGTTTACCTTCACACTGAAGGGAACGTCTTACGCGGGAGATGCTGTAAATCTGTCTGCGACCACAGATGCAAACGGCAAGGCTACGTTCTCCAATGTCCCCTTGGGTTCTAACTATGTTCTTGCCGAGGTAAATACGCCCAGAAGATATGTAGCCCCTGCCAGCCAGACGTTTACGCTTTCGACGCCTAATACGTCTGTAACCAAAACATTCGAAAATAAATTGGCTCGCGGCAACGTGACTGTCACAAAGACCTCCGAAGATGGAAAAGTAAGCGGAGTCCAATTTAATCTGAAGGGCACGTCTTTGTCTGGCCAGACAGTAAACCTTACTGAAACAACCAACGCCAGCGGCGTGGCCACGTTCTCCAATGTGCTTGTCGGTACATATACGCTGACGGAAGTAAATACAGGTAGGCAGTACGCCCCCGTGTCCGCGCAGAATGTCACGGTGCAGTATAACTCGACTGCGCGGGCGAATGTCAGCAACAAGTTGGCGCGTGGTTCGGTTCAAGTTACGAAGTCTTCTGAGGACGGGAAAGTTGCCAATGTAAAGTTCCGCTTGCAGGGAACATCCATTGATGGCACCGCTGTTGACCTGTATGCTGCGACCAATGCCTCCGGTGTTGCAACATTCTCGAACGTCCTCATTGGAAGCTACACAGTATCGGAAGTCAACGTGCCGGCCTATTATCAGGTCGTGAATCCCGTCAATGTTACAGTGACCATCAATCGTAAGTCCTCTGTATCTGTCCAGAATAGGCTCAAGGTAGGTGCCGTTCAGGTGACGAAGACCTCCGAGGACGGCGTTGTGAACAATCTTTCATTTACGCTGACAGGTACTTCTGACGCGGGGACGACCGTCAGCATGACGGCAAAGACGGACGCTCAGGGCGTTGCGACCTTCTCCAATGTGCCCATTGGGACAAGGTACACAGTACAGGAGTCCAGCACCCCTACCCGTTACGTTGTTCCGGATGTGCAGGATGGCGTTACCGTGAGGGTCAACGACACTACGAAGCTGTCCTTCCACAATGACCTTGCGCGTGGAAGTCTTCGCGTTACCAAGACGTCTGAAGACGGATTCGTGTCCGGCGTGAAGTTCCATCTGGAAGGCACCTCTACATCTGGAGCTGCGGTGTCTCTGGATGCGACTACCAATGCAGCGGGCATTGCTGAGTTCAAGAATGTGCTGGTGGGCAGCAGCTACGTTCTGACGGAGGTTGATACGGCTGCCCGCTATGTTGTCCCTGCGGTGCAGAACGGTATTACAATCACTGTGGGGAAAACCACGGAGGCTTCGGTTTACAACAAGCTGGCTCGCGGAACGGTTACTGTTACGAAGACTGCTGAGGACGGGCTGGTTTCCGGCATCAAGTTCCGATTGACCGGCACGGCAGGTAATGGTGACGCGGTGGATATGACCGCTACCACCAACGCCAAAGGCGTGGCAAACTTCTCTGACGTCCTGATTGGCGAGAACTATTCCGTTCAGGAAGTTGGCACCGCCGAAAAGTATATCACACCGGATGTCGTTTCTGGCATAAATGTAACGCTGAATAGAACTACGAACGCCAATGTGCATAATAAGTTGGCTCGCGGTACAGTGAGTGTGACCAAGACCTCTGAAGACGGTATCGTTGAGGGCATCAAGTTCCACCTGACAGGTACTTCTGCACAGGGTCAGCGCGTAGACATGATGGCTGTGACGAACGCTTCCGGCATTGCAACCTTCGATAATGTTCTTGTGGGTTACAACTACACGCTGGAGGAAGTTGACACCGCTGCACGGTATGTCATTCCTGCAGTAAAGGGCGGCATCAATGTAAAGCTGGATAAGACCACAACTGTTTCTGTTCATAATGTGCTGAAGAAGTGGTCTGTGACCGTTACAAAGCGCGATATCGAGACGACGACAGCGCAGGGCAACGCCACCTTGCAGGGAGCCGTTTATGGTCTGTATAATGGCGATGAACTGGTGAAACAGTACACCACTGATGCGAACGGAAAGTTTGCTACGGACGTCTATGTTTGCGGCGATAATTGGACCATCAAGGAAATTGTTCCGTCCGTCGGCTATCTGCTGGATGACAGTGTATATCAAGTAGGCGCTGAGGCGAAGAACTACGTCATCGAAATCAATGCAGCCCCCGATTTGGGCGTAACAGAAAAGGTCATCAAGGGCTACATTAAGATTTTCAAGCACTCGGATGTCGGTCCTACCGGCGTCGAGGAATCCCTCCCGACCGGAAAGGTCACACCCGAAGTTGGCGCTGAGTTCGATGTCTACCTGAAGGCGGCAGGAAGCTACGCTGCTGCGAAGACCACCGATAGAGACCACATTGTTGTGGACGAGGACGGGTATGCGACAACCAAGGCGCTGCCTTACGGCACATATGTTATCGAGCAGACAAAGCATTTTGAACACGCAGATATGCTTTCTGGCTTTGAGGTGACTATTTCCGAGAATGGGAAAACTTATTTCTATGTGCTTAATGACCGTCCTTATTATGCTTCTGTTCGAGTGGTAAAACAGGACGCAATGGACAATGTTCAAATCCCTTACAGCGGAGCTGAGTTCCAGATATACGACCCAGATGGAACTCTTGTGTCCCTCAAGGCTGGTGCTAAAAACATTGATACATTTAGGACGGATAATGACGGAAATTTGATAACCCCCGAAGAACTTCCTTTTGGTCGCGGCTATAAGCTGGTGGAAACCAAAGCTCCTCGTGGCTATCGCTTGAACTCCACTCCCGTTATATTCAATGTTGATTTTGAAAGTACAACCATGAATGACGGGGAAAAGGTCGTTGTCGTGAAGATGACAGATGTGCCTGTAACGCCTCAAATCAAGACTGTAGCTAAGGGCGAGGCGGGGGAGAAAACCATGGAACCCCTGACATCTGTGACAATTAAGGATACGGTGTCCTGTACCGATGTCATTCCCGGCAAAACCTATACGGTGAATGGTTATCTGGTTTTGAAGTCTACTGGCGAGCCTCTTCTGGATGGCGCCGGTCACAGGATAACTGCTACGAATACCTTTGTTGGCGGCAACAACTTTGAGGGGTCCACCGTGCTGTCCTTTACATTCGATGCTTCTCTTATTGCTGGAGATGCTGTAGTTGTATATGATACGCTGCATCGTGACGGCGTAGAGGTGGCAACCCACAAGAGCATTTCGGACGCAGACCAGACCGTATCCTTCTTCGCACCCGAAATTAAAACTTCCGCCGTCAACCCTGATGGAAATGTGAAGGTTGTTGACCCCTCCATCGGAGTATCTATCGTGGATACGGTGTCCTATAAGCATCTCACTCCCGGACATAAGTACGTTCTGAAGGGGCAGATGATGGATAGAGACACGCAGCAGCCGGCAAAGGACGATAACGGAATATACATTGTCGGAACGACAAACTTTACTCCGGCGACAACGGAAGGCTCGGTAGATGTGACCTTCACCTTCGATGCAACTGAGATTGCGGGTGTGCAGCTTGTCGCGTTCGAGAAACTCTACCATGTTGCCATCAGCAGCGATATCCCCGTTGCAACGCACGAGGACATTGAGGATGCGGAACAGACCGTAACAGTCGAGGCACCTGAGATTACCACTCATGCAACCAACGCCGAAGACGGAACTAAATTCCTTGACCCGCAGTACATGGTGAAGGTCAGGGACTCTGTTGCGTATGAAAAGGTCGTTGAGGGGCACACTTATCTGTTGACCGGAAAGGTGTTTGATAAAACGACAGGCGAGTTTGTGAAGGATGCTGCCGGAAATGAAATTACCGGCACAACAAGATTTACGCCCACGGCGAAGGCCGGTACTGTGGATGTCGAGTTCGTTTTTGATGCTTCGGAACTGTATGGACATACGCTGGTCGTGTTTGAAAAACTGTCTTACAGGGGTGTTGTCTTAACCGTCCACGAAGATGAAGCAGATGCCGAGCAGACCGTGAATGTCTACAGCCCGAAGATTGGCACTACCGCTATTGATGGTGAGGGTACGGGTAAGTTTATTGACCCTGCGAAAAATGTTGTCATTAAGGATACGATTGCTTACGAACATCTTACCATAGGGCAGGAGTACACTATCATCGGTACAGTGATGAATAAGCGAACAGGTGAGGCTGTTGTTTCTGGTGGACGCACTGTAACGGTGACGAACACATTTACGCCGTCTGCGTCTAAGGGCAGCACCGAAATGGTCTTTACATTTGATGCTTCTGGTCTTGATGGAGATTCCCTTGTTGTGTACGAAGAGCTGTATTTCCGTGCATCTGACAGCACACCTTGTGCCATCCATAAGGATATCGGCGATGAAGGGCAGACAGTTGTCGTGAACACTCCTACAATTCACACGACCATCAATGAGAGCATCTCTCTGAATAACTATTTCGAGCCGCTGAATGAAATTACCATTACGGATACTGTGACCTATACAGACCTCGTACCCGGTCACAGGTACAAGGTGAAGGGCAATCTCGTTTCCAAAGACACCGGCGATGTTATCCGCGACGGTAATGGAAATTTGGTGTCCGGTGAGGCAGACTTCGTTCCGACGACCAAGGATGGAAATGTTGATGTTAAATTCACGCTAAACGCCTCTATCCTGTATGGTCAGAGTGTCATTGCCTTCGAGTCCCTGTATTACCACAACACAGTTATTGCCGAGCACAAAGACCTCGCTGACGAGAAACAGGAGGCTGTGTTCTTCGCTCCTGCGCTGAGTACAAAGGCTCTGAATAATGACGGCGATACAAACCTGATTGACCCTGCCAAGGGAACGCATATTGTGGACACTGTTTATTATCGCCACTTAACCCCTGACCATGAATATACCGTTGTAGGTAAGCTGATGGATAAAATGACAGGGCTTCCTTTGCTGGATGCGAAGGGTGACGAGATTACCGGCAAAACCGTATTCACGCCGCAGCGGGTCGCGGGGGCGGTCAACGTTGAGTTTACATTTGACGCCAGCAATATGGCAGGGAAGACGCTCGTTGTTTTTGAGTATCTGTACTTCAACGAGGGCGATGAAACTCCCGCAGGAACGCATACGGACATTTCCGACCTGAAACAGAGCCTGACCTTCAACACACCAGCTATTAAGACCAGTGCGAAGAATGCGGAAGATAACTCCAAGTTCTTTGACCCTAAGAGCGCTGTAAGACTGGTAGATACCGTGAGTTATGAGGGTCTGTGCAAGGGACATGAGTACACGGTAAATGGTGTCCTGATGGATAAAAAGACCGGTACGCCGGTTCTGAATACGGATGGCAACCCCGTTACCGGAACAACATCATTTACAGCTCGCAGCGCTGCCGGCAAGGTTAAGGTGGAGTTTGTTTTTGACGCTTCGCAGCTCTACGGAAAATCTCTGGTTGTGTTTGAGGAACTCGTGTTTAACGGAACGGTAATTGCGGAGCATAGGGACCTTGACGACAGAAGTCAGACCGTAACAATCAATGTTCCCAGCATCTCGACAAGGGCTGTGAATACGGATGGCAAGGGTAAGATGCTTGATGCGGCGAAGGAAACCTCTATAAGAGACACCGTTTCCTATTCCCATGTAACTCCCGGTCACGAGTACACCTTAGTGGGGCGATTGATGAATGGAGGAACTGGTGAGGAAATTCCCGGCACTGCAACACGGGTGAAATTCACTCCGAAGCGTACGTCTGGTGCTGTGGACGTGACTTTCGCATTGGATGCATCTCTCCTTGCTGGTAAAAATGTAGTTGTGTTTGAGGAACTGTTCTTTAACGAAACGGACGCTGCTCCTTGTGCGACACACAAAGACCTTCGTGACGAAGCTCAAACCGTTACGGTAATGGAGCCGAGCATCGGAACTACCATGAAGGCAAGTCCTGATAAGAACCAGTTCTTTGTTTCCTCTCTGTCTACGGTTTTGGTAGATACCGTTACTTATCACAACCTCATTCCCGGTCACACCTATGTCGCCGAGGGGCGCTTGATGGACAAAGCTACTGGACGTGTTCTTGTTGGCGGAAATGGCGAGATTTCAGGGAGAACAGTATTCGTTCCCAAGTCCATGGACGGGTCTGTGGATGTCTATTTCACATTCGACTCTTCTGAGCTGTTCGGTAAAACGGTCGTAGCCTTTGAAACCGTTTCCTACGGCGGTCACATTATTGCCAAGCATGAGGACATTAACGATGTTGACCAGTCGGCAACATTCTATAATCCTGAGCTGACCAATACGACCGCCGTGAACGGTGAGGGCGGCAGTAAGTACATTGATGCAGCCAGAAATGTGGTTATCAAGGATACTGTAAAGTATGCACATCTACCGATAAAACACGATTTCAAGTTGCGTGGAACACTTGTTTTCCAGTCCTCCGGAGAACCCGTTTTGCTAAACGATAAACCTATTGTGGTTGAAAAATCCTTCACAGCGAAGAAAGCGGAAGGCTCTATCGACATGGAATTCGTCTTCGATGCATCTGGGCTGCAGGGAAAGAAAATTGTTGTTTTCGAAGAGTTGTTTTACGAAAATCAAACGATTGCTGCGGCAGTGCATAAAGACCTTGGAGACGTCGGCCAGACTGTTACTGTTTCCAATCCTAAGGTGAAGACTGTTGCCTCCAATAAGGTCGATGGAAGTAAGATGCTTGAGCCGGATAAGAGAGTTACAATCCTCGATACAGTTTCTTTCTCTGGACTGATTGAGGGTCACACTTATAAGGTTTCCGGGACGCTGATGGATAAGGCAACTGGCAATCCTGTGGTCGATGAAAGTGGCGAGACGATTACCGCTGAAAAGACCTTTAAGGCGAAGGCTGCTGGCGGAAGTGTTGATGTTGAGTTTACCTTTGCGGCCACAGAGTTGTACGGGAAAGACATTGTTGTTTTCGAGAAAATTTTCTGTAATGACACTGAGATTGCTTCTCACGAAAATATCAACGACAGGGAACAGACGGTGACGGTTTATGCGCCTAACATCACTGGCACAACGGCGGTTGGAACTCTTGGAGGCGGTAAGCTGATTGACCCCGCAGCCAATGTGAAAATCACCGACACTGTTATGTATGAGCATCTGTCTGCTGGCCACGAATACACCTTGCGCGGTACGTTAATGAACAAGGAAACGGGTGAACCTATCAAAAATGGTGGCACAGAAGTTGTAGTTGAACAGACTTTTACGCCTGTGGAAGCAAGCGGTTCTGTGGATATGCAGTTTGTTTTCACTGCTTCCTTCTTGAAGGGCAAAGACATTGTTGTGTTTGAGGAAATTTATTTCAACTCCGAAGATACTGAACCGGTCGCCGTCCATAGGGATATCGACGATGGAAAACAGACCGTTTCTGTAACAAGTCCTGAAGTAAGGACTGTTGCCGTGAACAAAGAAGATAATGGCAAGGTCTTTGAACCGGACCAGACGGTTACGCTGAAGGATACCGTGTTTTACAACAATCTCATTGTGGGACATAGATACACCGTGACCGGAACTCTGATGGATAAGGGAACCGGCAAGCCCATCAAGGATACTGCGGGAAGCATCGTGGCTTCTTCTGTGGAGTTTACTCCTGATGCTCCCTGCGGCACGGTGGATGTTGAATTCCCCTTCGCTGCAACTGAGTTGTATGGCAAAACCATCGTGGTGTTCGAGAAGCTACTCTTCAACGGAACTGTCATTGCGTCCCATGAGGATATCAATGATGAGGAGCAGACTACTACGGTTCACAACCCTGAAATCGTACGGACTGTTGCTTTGAGCGCGGTGGATGGAGGAAAGTTCATTGATGCCTCTGAAACTTCTACCATCAATGATACTGTGGTATATCGTCACCTGTCTACTGGACACACCTACACACTAAGAAGCAGCTTGGTTGATAAAACTACCGGCGAGCCTGTTCTGAATAACGGCATACCCGTCGTTTCGGAGATGCAGTTCACGCCTGAAAGCACTGCTGGCTCGGCTGTTGCGGCTATCGCTTTCGACGCTTCTGCCGCGAAGGGACGCGATATCGTGGTGTTCGAGGAACTGTTCTTTACTGCTGGTGACGAGGCACCTGTGGCGGCGCACAAGGATATTGAGGATGCTGACCAGACTGTGACCGTGGTAAAATCTTCCATCAAGACCTGCGCTGAAAATGCTGCTGACGGCACGAAGGTGTTTGAGCCAGCCAGCGAGGTTATCCTGAAGGATACTGTGGACTACGAAGGCATCATTGCTGGACATACGTACAAGGTCGTTGGCACCCTGATGGATAAGTCCACGGGCAAACCGGTGGAGGCCGCAGCAGGGAAGTCTATCACCGCTGAAAAAGTGTTCACGCCTGAGAGCGAGAACGGTTCTGTGGTAGTCGAGTTCAAATTCGATGCACGAGAATTCTTTGGGCGCACTCTGGTCGTTTTTGAGGACTTGTACTACGGAGAGACGGTCGTCGCCTCTCACCGTGATATCAACGATGAAAACCAGTCTGTCGAGATTAAGAAGCCCGTCATTGTTGAAACCATCGCAACAAACAAAGTCGATGGGGGAAAGCTGGTTGACCCCACAGAGAAAGTCGTTTTGACTGATTCTGTAAAATACGACCATCTCTCCATTGCTCACAAGTATACACTTGTTGGTAAGCTAATGGATAAATCTACTGGAGAATCCTTGAAGGACAAGGACGGCAACTCTGTTGTTGCATCCACATTCTTTACTCCTAACAACCTCTTCGGTTCTGTTGAAGTCTTGTTTGAGTTCGATGGAAGTTCGCTCGCTGGAAAGGATATTGTTGTATTTGAGTATCTCTATTACAACGAGGGAGATAAAACGGCTTTGGCAACGCACGAGGACTTGGAAGACACCGCACAGACCGTTACCTTTGCGAATCCTGCTGTCAAGACCTCTGCTGCCAATGCTTCTACGGGAAAGAAGACGTTCTCTCCGTATGAGAAAGCCGAGCTGGTGGACACTGTGACCTATGAGGGACTTATCCCCGGTCACGAGTACACCTTGGTCGGGACTCTGGTAGAAAAGGTTAAATCTGGTGGGAATTGGGTCGAAGGTAAACCCGTCATGGACAAGGACAAAAAGCCCTTGACCGCTACTGCGACCTTTACGCCTGAAAAGGCCGAAGGAACAACGACGGTTTCTTTTGTGTTTGGTGCTCGTTCCGTTGCGGGGAAAACTCTCGTTGTGTACGAGGAGCTCCTCTACAACAACATGAGTGTCACTACTCACGCTGACATAACGGACGAGAACCAAACGGTTACAGTTGACCGCATCCATTATAGCGGGCCTACTATGGGAACTACGGCGACATTTGCCAATGGCTCAAAGTCCAGCGGTTACGCCTCTCGCCTTGTGGTCGTAGATACCGTGAGTTATTCTGGGTTGGCTGTTGGTCAGAATTACACCTTGGTTGGCAGGTTGATGGATGCTCAGACGGGGGAGGCTCTGCGCGATGCGGGCGGCAGGGAAGTAACCTCCAAGCTGACATTTACCCCGAAGGCCTCCGATGGCTCCATCGACATGAAATTCTCCTTCGCTGCGTCGAACATCAAGGGTGCGAAGATTGTCGTGTTTGAGGAGGTGTATGTCGGAGGAAGTGTGGACGGGACTCCGTACCTGAGCCATACTGACATCAATGATGCTGGACAGACTGTGACTGTTACCGCGTCTCCCAAGACTGGAGACGATGGCGTCGGCAAATATGTCTCTTTGGGCTCGATTGCCTTGGGAACTGCAATTATTGTCGTTGTAGTGAGCAACGTCAAGAGAAGAAAGAAAAATAAGTAAACGTAGGACCAAAGGTATTAAATAGACCGGAGTTTTGGCTCCGGTCTATTTTTTTTGAAAAAATTATTTGATTGAAAACAGAAGGAAGGAAAGCGTGCAAACCCGTTGCAACATAAGGGGTTTCCGACTTTGCGAGGCGCAAGACTTTGTGGTTTAAGATGAGAAAACGAAAAATTTCCCAAAAACCACACTTGACATTTTTTTATAATCGTGCTATTGTAAGCACATCAAAAATAATGTCAAGTTTTCCACAGCTTAAACCTCGTCACGGTCTATTATTTAATTACATTCCCTGAGCAAATTTTGAAATGAATGAAAGGACAAGAACTATGAAAAAGATGAAGAATTTTATCGCCCTGCTGCTGGCTCTGGTGATGACCATGAGTTTGATGGCCTGCGGCAACAAGACTGACGAGGAGACCAAGACCGGAGAGGATATCGGCTGTTACGTGCAGACCACCGAGTCCGGTGAGAAGGTTCTGGTGGATAAGGACGGCAACGCCGTGACCGACTACACGCTGGACGACGAAGGCAATGTGGTGGACACGCAGGGCGTGGTGGTCGTCAAGGCGGCGGACATCACGGCTTACGAGGAGTCCGAGGAAAAGGATGCGGAGAACAAGACCGACGCATCCGAGGCAGATACTCAGAAGCCTGAGGATGCTGCGAAGCCCGATGGCGAAAACAAGTCCGACGCCCAGAAGACGGACGCCAAGGTGGATAACACTAAGAAGGACGAGACCAAGAAGGACGACGCCAAGCAGGAGACTCAGAAGCCCGCTGACAACAAGCAGGACACCACGAAGCCTGAGACGAAGCCTGAAACGAAGCCTGAGGTTAAGCCGGAGCCCCAGAAACCCGCAACGCCCAGCTACGATAACGGTTCTCTGACCACCGCACAGGTGAAGGAGCTCCAGCGCTGGTACGGCGTAAGCGCGGACGGTCAGTGGGGTGCAGGCTCCAAGAAGGCCGCCGGTGGCCGCACCGCTGATGAGGCGTGGGCATACTACCAGAGCAACAAGCAGATTACCACCCCCGAAGCTCCTTCTGGCGGCAACGCTGGGAACACTGGTAACACCGGTAACACCGGAAGCACTGGTTCCACGGGCGGTGGCTCCACGACTCCTACCGCTCCTTCTGTCCCCACACCCGCAACAAACATTGATTGGAACGCTGTAATTGCAGCCGGCAATGAGTATGGTAAGAGTGTGGGATTTGATTTGAGTCATCCCGAAGAGTGCCGCAGTCATTTTCCTCCCGCCATTTTTGAAAACGAATCCCTTCTTTATAAGTACCCCCCTACACAGGACAGTGCTATCAATGTTATGAAGTCTATGATTGATGATACGAAAGCCGCACTGGTGAAGGCTAATGGATTTACTCACATGGACGAGGGCGTAATTGGCGCTGATGGGCAGCCCTTTGCGAGTGGAATTAAGTGCGCTGTTGAAGTGGATTCTGATGGTCTTCATGTCCTGTATGTCTGGTACTTCTAACTCCTGACTTATGTTGTTTTCCTCGACTAAGGGAGTAGATGTCATTTTCTAAAAAACTCAAAACTTCAAAGAGCCGAGATGCCATTTCAGAAACGAGGTGGTGTCTCGGCTTTTTTGTGTTTGAAATATGAACGGCTTCCTACGCTCTCATTTTGAAAACGGACGATGGACTCCGGAGGTTGAGGGGTGAGCTGCTACAGTAAACTGTGTTGCGAGATGGAATGCCTCGGCTGGTCATCACGAATTCTATGTTTATTTCGCAGCGTAAGCTATTTGCTAAAACAGAAGAACAGCGACTTAGGTCGCTGTTCTTCTGTTGTTGTTCCTTTTTTTTGCCTTGAACAATGTGTTTTATTCGTTTTGCAAATTGTGTTCTTGGATGTGTTGACAATATGCGCGATTATGCTACCATAAAAACATGGAGGGCAATCCGCCTCCTTGTAATATCAGTTTCAAAATTGGCAATAACAAGAAACCGATAAATATAAGAAGGCTGGTTTTCTCTAAATTACATTCATTGAAAGGAGACAAAAATACCATGAAACACAAGAAAATGCGTGGCGTTGTTGCTATGCTGCTGACGCTGGTGATGGTGGTCGGAATGCTCCCGACATCCGTGTATGCGTCGGACGCGGATGGCGGCGGCGATTCGGTCGTTATCGGAAGTGTTTCTGACCCTGTGAAGGTTGGAAATACTGGTTCTGGCGACGGCGATTTGGTCTACAACGCCACAGAAGACACGAAGAATCCCGATGACGGTAAGAAGTCCGATTCTTCCGTGGTTGAGGATGATGTTAAGGGCGGTGCCGATAAGAAGGACACCTCCAAAGAGAGCTCCTCTGAAAACGGGCAGGCTGCTCCGGGTGAAGCTAAATCTGAGGCTGGTAAGGATGAGTCTGTCAAATCTTCCGTGACGGAGGAGGGACTTCAGGACCCCTACGCTGGAGAGAATACTCCCGTGAACGTTTCCTTCCTGTACGGGTCTACACAGAACGCCCCCAAAGCTATCAGTGCAATGAGGGCTCCCGCTCGCGCATCGGGCACCATTACGACCGGTGACGACATGGGCTATAACAGCAAGTGGATGGCTGAGTTCGCACCCTATTCCAGTGCCGTTGTAAAATATTTCAACGGCCAGCCGGCGTACTGTATTGAACCCCACAAGGGGGCCCCCGGCGCGGGAACTTCCGTTGATGCCAGCGCGTATTGGGGAGACCAGCGGGTTCGCCTCGCGCTTGCCTATGGCTACGGTGGGGCAGATGACTCAACGTTGCTCTGGTATGCTGGCAACGGCACCTATGCTTGGTGCGCCACACAGGAAGTTATCTGGGAAATCGTCGGCGGCTACAGTGACCTGAGTGACCTGTTTGTGGGTCCCGGTCATCAGTATGACCCTGAAGTTGCTGTGCCCATCAAGGCGGCACACGATTATATCTGGGACATGATTAACCAGCAGACCGTTATACCGAGTTTTGCCGTGCGGAGTCCGCGTGATACGAGAAACGACTTCGAACTGGCTTGGGATGGTACTTCTTGGTCTCTGACAAGAACCGACACCAACAGAGTCCTGAGAAATTTTGACGACTTCGAGTTCAGCCTGCCCGGTGTGAGCACCTTCCAGAGTGGAAACAATCTTACGATTACAGCCACTCCGGAAGCCGCGAAGAGTATGCTGAACGGCATTGCGTCGTATGCTTCTGAGGGCAATGTGATTGACCCCGACAGCGTCAACGCTTACCTTCTCGTAGCGGGTGGCAGCAAGCAGGACTGTGTTGCCCTGAACGGTACACCCGACCCCGTTGCCGCCTACGTCCGTGCCAAGGTCACAAAGACTACCGGCGATTTGAACATTGCCAAGACTTCAGAGGATGGCAAGGTTGGCGGCGTGAGCTTCACGGTCACGGGTCCTAACGGTTACAGCAAGACTGTGACCACTGGTGCGAACGGTAAGATTGCCATTACCGATTTGCAGCCCGGTACTTACACAGTAACGGAGAATACACCTGACAACTACATCCCGACGCAGCCTCAAACTGTGACCATCGCTATCGGCGATTTCAAGACAGTGAACTTCAGCAACGTGCTGAAGAAGGGCGTTGTGAAGGTTACTAAGACCTCTGAGGATGGTCAGATTGCTGGACACACCTTCCGGCTGTCCGGCACTTCCGCAGCAGGTACGGCTGTCAACATGACGGCTGTGACGGATGCCAACGGCGTGGCTACCTTCAATAATGTTCCTGTGGGCAACAACTATAAGCTGGAGGAAATCAACACCGCAGCGAAGTATGTTGTTCCTGCGGTGCAGGCTGGCGTGGTGGTTGAGTACAACACCAGCACCCCCGCTCAGTTCGAGAACAAGCTGGCTCGCGGCAATCTGAAAATCACGAAGACATCCGAGGACGGCTTCGTGGCAGGCATGACCTTCCGGCTGACCGGTACGTCTATCTCCGGTGCTGCAGTCAATGAAACTGCTTCTACCGACGAGAACGGCGTCGTTATGTTCAGAGAAATCCTTATCGGTAATAACTATACCGTGCAGGAAATCAACACCGCCGAGCGGTACGTTGTTCCCGCTGTCCAGAGCAATGTGACCATTACGCTCAACAACACCACCAGCTTGAACTTCCACAATAAGCTGGCTCGCGGCGCCGTTGAGGTTAAGAAGACCTCCGAGGACGGCAAGGTCGCTGGTATCACGTTCCGTCTGTCTGGTACTGCTATCAACGGCGAGACGGTGGATATGACCGCCGTGACCAATGACGCCGGAGTTGCCACCTTCAACAACGTTCTGATTGGCAACAACTACAGCGTTGAGGAAGTGAACACGGCTGCCAAGTATATCGTTCCCGCTGTGACAAACGGCGTGAAGGTTACTCTGGATAACACCACCCCCGTGAATGTCTACAACAAGCTCAAGCGCGGAGACCTGCGCGTTACCAAGACCTCTGAGGACGGCATGGTCGAGGGCATCACCTTCCGGCTGCATGGCACTGCCATCTCCGGCGATGCTGTTGACCTGACTGCTACCACCAACGCTGACGGTATTGCCATCTTCAAGGATGTCCTGATTGGCAACAACTACACGCTGGAGGAAGTCGATACGGCGGTGAAGTATGTTATTCCTGCCGTGCAGACAGGTCTCGTTGTGGAGTTCCAGAAAGTTACCGACACCGCTGTGACCAACGTACTGAAGAAGTGGAAGGTCACTGTGGAGAAGACGGACGCCGAGACTGGCAACATCCCTCGCGGCGATGGTGTCTTTGAGGGTGCTGTGTACGGTCTGTATAAGGGTGACGAGCTGGTGAAGGAGTACGTTATCGGCAGCGATGGCAAGTTCACCACTGACGAGTACATCTGCGGCTATGATTACACCATCCGTGAAATCAAGGCGCCCACTGGCTATCAGATTGATGAGGGCGTGTATCGCGTTGGCTCCGAGCCGGAGAACTACCGTATCGAACACAACGTTGCTCCCCAGATTACCTCTGTCGAGGTCATCAATCGCGGCACATTCGCCATTACCAAGTTCATCTCCGACGGCACCTCCGGTCCCGCTAAGTTCGAGGGCGGTGCAGAGTTCAAGTATTGGCTGCAGTCCGCCGGCTCTTACGAGAACGCTAAGGATGACGAGCGCGGCATCCTGACGACCAACGACTTGGGTTACAGCGGCAAGTCCATCGAGTTGCCCTACGGCACCTATGTGGTGCATCAGACCAAGGCCGGCGATAAGGGTGCGGGGCTCGCGCCTGAGTTCACCGTTTTGGTTGGCGAGGTTGACCACGACCATCACGACTTGGCTGTCAACAACGGACCTATTACCGCGTATCTGCGCGTTGTGAAGGTCGATGAGCTTGACGGCGAGGTCATTCCTTGGGGTGGTGCAAAGTTCCAGATTTACGACCCTGACGGGAACAAGGTGTCCCAGAAGGTCACTTACCCCACGGTAACTTATATTGATACATTCGAGACAAATGATGAGGGTTATTTTGTGACCCCGCTGGTTCTGCCTTACGGCGAGAACTATCATCTGGTCGAAATCGTACCCCCGAAGGGTTATGAGCTGATGGATACCCCGATTACCTTCAGCGTTACGCCCGATACCATTTCTCTGGATGCCGAGACCGGTCTGGTGACTGTGAATATCATCGCCGAGGACGAGGCGGTGACTCCCAAGGTCAAGACTACTGCAACCGACAAGGAAGGAAACAAGGAAATCGTTCCGGCCACCACCGTCACTATCGTCGATAAGGTGGAATGCACCGATGTTATCCCCAACAAGACCTATACGGTCGAGGGATATCTGGTGGTTAAGTCCACCGGCGAGCCTCTGCTGGACGCCGAGGGCAATCGCATTACCGCCTCTAAGACCTTCAAGGCTGAGGCCGACTTCACTGGCTTTGTGGAGCTGGAGTTCACCTTTGATGCGTCTCTGCTGGGTGGCGAGTCCATCGTTGTTTTCGAGGACCTGAAGCGCGGAAACCGTGTCGTTGCTACCCATGCTGACATCAACGATGTTGACCAGACCGTTGTAATCCTGAACCCCAAGATTGGCACCACGGCCAAGAACGCTGTTGGCGGCAAGGAGTTCATGCCTCTGGCTGATGTGATTCTGGTGGATACCATCTCCTACGAGAATATGCCCGTGGGTAAGGAGTTCATCGCTATCGGTACGCTGATGGATAAGGCCACCGGCAAGCCCGTTACCGATGCCAACGGCGACCCCGTTACCGCTTACAAGGTGTTCACTCCCGAAGCTGCCACTGGTACGGTGGATGTGAAGTTCGTCTTTGACGCTTCTAAGCTGGCCGGCAAGTCTCTGGTGGTATTCGAGCGTGTGTATCTGGGCAACGAGATTGTTCCCGGCGACTCCAATAAACCCGTGTTTGTGAGTCACGAGGATATCAACGATGAGGGGCAGACCGTCACCATCGGCGTTCCCGAAATCGGTACAAAGGCCGTGAACAACGCCACCAACGGCAAGACCCTCGACCCCGAAGCCCGCGCTGAAATCAAGGATACCGTGTCCTATAAGGGCCTGATTGCTGGAGAGAAGTACACTGTCTCCGGTAAGCTGATGAACAAGGCCACCAACGAGCCCCTGAAGGATAAGGACGGAAAGGAAATTACCTCCTCCGTTACCTTCACCGCTGAGGCGTCCAATGGCACCGTTGACGTGTTCTTCGTGCTCGATGCATCTCTGCTGCGTGGCCAGTCTATCGTTGTATTCGAGTCCCTGCAGTACAAGGACATTGAAATCGCAGTTCATGCCGACATCAACGATGTTGACCAGACTGTGACTGTCAACAGCCCTGAAATCAAGACCACCGCTAAGAACGCTGCTGATGGCAAGAAGGAATTCTGGGCCTACAGCAAGGTCGAGCTGGTCGATACCGTGTCCTATAAGGGCCTGATTGCCGGCAATAAGTACACCGTAATCGGTAAGCTGATGGACAAGGCGACAGGTGAGCCTGTTCTGGGCCGCAACAACAAGGAAATCACCGCCACTACCGAGTTCGAGGCCAAATCCTCTGACGGTACTGTGGATGTGAGTTTCGTGTTCGATGCATCCATTCTGGGCGGTAAGACGCTGGTCGTGTTCGAGACCCTGACCCGCAATGGCACTACGGTCGCGACTCACGCCGACATCAACGATGTTGACCAGACTGTGACCATCAAGCGCATCCCGACCTATTCCGGTCCGAGCATTTCCACCACCGCTACCTTCGATGGCAAGGAGAAGAAGAACTCCGTTGCTGGTAAGAACGTGAAAATCGTGGACACCGTCAACTATACCGGCCTGACTGTGGGCAAGACCTACGTGCTGGTTGGTACGCTGATGGATAAGGATTCCGGTGTTGCCCTCAAGGACAATAAGGGGAATCTGGTAACGGCTACCACGACCTTTACACCCAAGTCCTCCAACGGGGCTGTGAATGTTACGTTCAAGTTCGACGCATCCAAGCTGAAGGACCATGCGCTCGTGGTGTTCGAGACTCTGTATGAGGGTCGTGCTGAGGCGGGTAATGTCATTGCTACCCACAACGACCTGATGGACGGTGCCCAGACGGTGTATTTCCGCGACAGTGTCCAGACTGGCGATGAGGGCATCGGCCTGTGGGCCATGCTGGGTACGTTCAGTGCCATTGCTTGCTGCGGCACTGCGGTGTTCATGTTCCGCCGCAAGAAGGAGTATGGCGCCGAGTAAGCAGCTCATCATGTGGTGAGTAAACCCCAAAGTGAATGCAGGGGGCGCAGACCTTGTGCCTGCGCCTCCTGTTTTCGCAAATATAACAGTAGGGGAGAGCACCTCCCCGGAAAGAGAGAAAAGGAAAATGAAATACTGTAATAATTGTGGCAAAGAGGTCTCTGATAACGCTGTTGTCTGTCCTTTCTGCGGCTGCGCCGTGGCGAGCAAGAATGTCGAGGTGGACAAGCCTTCTACCGGTCTGAACATCCTGTCGTTCCTCATCCCGCTGGTTGGCCTGATTCTGTATCTGTCGTGGCAGAATTCGACCCCCATTAAGGCGAAGGCGGTGGGGAAGTGGGCGCTGATTGGATTTTGCGTGGCAGTCGGTCTGAGTATCATCAGTGCCATCGTGTCTGGTGCATTTCTGTCCAGCATGATTGGGTCTATGTACTAAAGTGCGGATATTTGCGTTCAGAGTGAGGATTGTTCCTTGCTCTGAACCTTTTTATTCGATGAAACTTGAAAAAGGAGTAGCGCTATGAGAATTGAAGGAATAATTGGATACTCTGGACTGCAGCTTTTCAAAGAGGAATTTGACATAGAGAAATACGGATTCAATGCAGAATCTATACACGTAGAGTGCAATATTCTATTGTCGCGTTTTGATGTTGAAGTGTTTAACGAAAGGTTCTGCTGGGAAAGGCTAAACGCCATAAAAAGACTCATGGACATGGGGTTCTTCGAGGAGGCACTTACGTTGTCATTATTGTTGCCTGATATATGTTCACAGCTTGAGTATCCCAAAATAGAAAGTGGACGAAGTCGTTATGAGAAGTGGTTTGACGAAAACGTTGACAAGTATAACATTGGAAAGTATGGAAAAAAAGGAAGGAGTTTTGATTGTTTTAATGGTTACTTTATGCACAATTTGCGTAATCGCTATGTGCATGGACAGGCAGTAGGAAAAACTCTTGAGGAAATTGTAAATGATGATAAAACAGAACTGCGTAAACGTGGATACAAACACATTTATCTGAACTTTTCCTACTCAAAAAACTCATATGTTTTAGAAATTACAGAAGCATCTGGTGAGAGGTTTCTCGTAATATATAAGAGTGTTCCGCAGCTTATAATGCAATTACTATCGTGTGCGGACGGTGCTTACCGCGAAGCTGGGGATAAAAGCAAATTTGAAACATTGTTGTTAAACTAACCTTCTCCCGACTTTCTCTCGAAAAAGGCGACGCAGTTTTCGCAAAACACGCTGGTTTTCTTTCTTCCCCTATGGTAGAATAATTGAAAAATAAAGAAGAGGAGTTTTCGAATGCCGATGGATGCCGATTACGCGCTCTTGAAAAAGTGGAGCAACTGGTTCGACCGAAAAAACGGCAGCGGTTATGGACCAGCAAACATATTGCAGCGGAGAACGATGAACACTGCAGTCGTAACTGTGAGTACACTGCAAAATATTCCTTTCGCTGAATTATCTTCTTCACTGTACTTCTTTTGTAGTGATATAGAGAGCAAGGAGTTCTCTCGTCTGTATGAGTCTCAGGTGGAGCTGGCCGGTGCCAACCCTGACAAGTTCATCAAGGGCCTTCACAGCTTTTTCAACACCACGGCCAAAAGAATCAAGAACGACTCCGAATACGCCCTGTTCTTTGATTTTCTCATGGCTGCATCTCGCCTTCTTTTTACCGCAAAGGAAGAAAAGCAGTCTAACATCAACATTGATGTGGTGTACTGTTACTTCAGCATCCTCCTTCAGCAGACGGAATACCTGCGTCCCGATAAGTTCGATTTAACCAAAGTCGTCTGTGGTTTGAAAACGACCGGCGAACTGTTGGTCATGGAAGATACCTACCCCTTCTTGGATAAGCCTGCTTTTGAGTTGGAGCGCCGGAATCTTGATGGAAAGGTTCGTTCCCCCATGGAGCTGGATGCCCAAATCAAGGAAATTTATAGCAAGTGGGGATATGGCTACATCCAAAATAAGGAGGATTTGGAGCGCTACACGCAGGTAGACAGGATTTTTTCCAACCAAATAGCGGGTATGGCTGCGCTCATCAATGAATACACATTCGACATACTTCCACAGCATTGCTTTTCAGCCATCGCAAATAAGTTCTTTTCCGTTGTTGCGCTGCCTCCGATGCTGCCTGATGAGATGCATGAGCTGCTGCGGACGAAACGAAGTTCAACGCTTCCTGCCAACGGCGCAGTGTTTGAATTTGCAAGCGAGAAGGATATCATCCGGAAAGTCTTGCTCAAGGAAACTCTATACGGCGATTCCATCTATATGCTTTACCGTCTGGATACCAGCGAGGGGGACTTGAGTGGGTACTATGATACTAAGACTGGGTTCTTCTTTTCGATTTTTCTCGATTCGGAAGATAAAGTCATCTATGGGAACATAAGGCGACTCATCCTAACGCTCTACGCCTGTGCCGTAACGCGCAAAGGCCCAGAACTGCTGTCGCAACTAAGCAGCCATGTCAAGTATCTGTCCCTCGACAATAGGGGCGTCCGGAAATTCGATGAGGTATCCATAAGCTACTACGGTCGCGGAGGACGCCTCAGGAACGTCTACGACGGCGCGGAGACGGCAGGTAAGGGTGGATACACCCGTAAGGGCGACGAAGCCTATGAGGAGGCTCCCAGAGCCATTCAGGGCTTTATCCGAAAGGTGGGCGAGGGGAGAACGCCGTCCCGTGAGGCGGTGGAGTACGCGGAGGCTCTTGGGTACTCCCTCGCGCCTGACGAAACCTATGTAAAGCCATTCATCCGTAGAGTTCTTCGCCTGAAGCAAAAGGAAGCTGAGAACACAAATGGATAAGCGAAAAAGACCGGTGGTGAGCCCATCGGTCTTTTTTTTCAAAAAAGGAAGCAACCCTTGGGCTGCTTCCTGAGAAATACTGTAAGTATCGAATATCTAATTTTGAAATGTATTTGTCTTTGCAGGTTGCTATGCGTCCAGCTCGTACACGATAAGCCCAATACTATCAATAAACTGATAGTGGTTTGCATATTCACGCTGGATGAATTCCTCTCCCTTTGCCCTGCCCCACTTATTCTCATCACAGATATCCGTAATCATGTCGGACATGGATTCGTAGATACTGGCGATAGGGGTAACAATGACATTTTCGCGCCTAAACAACCACATCCGCAGCACCTCGCGGGGAGAGAAAGCCCGACAGAGACTCTGCTCTTCGGGGACAAGGTCGTGCGGCGCACGGGTGCCGTAAATTTCGTGCTGCTTCACAAGGGTCTTGAGGCGAAGCTCTGCCATGTCGAGAAGCCGCTTCGCTGTTTCGGGGTCGTCCCCTCCAAACTCCATAATGGATATCATCACATCCATAAGGGAAAGAGGGTCGTTGACTGCCATTTCTACAGACTTCCGGACAGCGTCGCTTGTGCTGCCTGTGAATTGGCAAACGTCATCAATGAGGTCGTCGTTATCTTTCTTGTTCTGTTTTTCTTCGTTGCTGGTTCCGTGCTCATAGATTCTACTGTTGTGTTTTCGTTGCATTTCCCGTGACCTCCTTCTACGCTGCTACTTTTTCCTTTCTACCTTTGAAAACGATGACGGTGGCGTGTTTTGTTCGCCATTCGAGATATTGCTCCCGCGTATTGGGCTGGCAAGAGTACATGAAAATAGCGCTGACAAGCCGCTGCTTCTATGCCGCAAAAGTGGAGTAAGTGCTTCCTGCGGCAGTGAAAGTCGTCTGCCAGCGCTTATGTTCCATATTCAATATCACTCTACCACGATTACATAATTTTGTCAAGTTTACGACTTGTGAAAATTGGAACAATCATGTCTTTCGTGTTGACATTATTCCTAATATAAACTGTGTTAATTTGTGGGATGTTACAGTTTCGTGTAACATCTTTTAATCATTTGTTAAAGGATTCTGCTCGTTTTTGTGCTAAATGTAGATATTTTTACCAAATTTTACGTTTTTGGACGTTTTGCTTTTCTCCCTTACGACTTAAATGATTTTGGCACATGAGCCACCCTTTTTACGCTCCGTGTACTTGACATTATTTTATGTTCGTGCTAATATGAAATCGAAGAAATAAGCCCTTTTGGGAGCTTTTAACACCTGCTGTGAAAGGTCGTGTTTCCACATTAAACTAATACTGGCTGAAAAGAAACAGCTTGGCGACTTGATTGCCCAAGCTATTCCCGGTACAGCACATTATGACCGTGGTGCAACCGTGAAAGGTGAATATGTAATCGTCTGTTCGCAAGGACACCTTCTTTCTCTGAAGGAGCCTGAGGACTATGATGTCGCGTTGGGGAAATGGGAGTTGTCTGCCTTGCCGATTTATTTCCCGAACTGGCAAACAAAGGTGAAAGAGTATAACGGGAGAGGCGTGAATCCCAACGAGCGCGTTTCGCGCATTGGGGAGCTTTTGAAGCAGTGTTCCTGTGTAATCCACGCAGGAGACCCTGATGAAGAGGGGCAGCTTCTTATTGACGAGCTGCTTCGCTGGCACGGTTATCGTGGACCCGTTTACCGTTTGGCGACGGGCGACACTTCTATCCCTGCGCTGCAGCGTGCGCTCAACAATCTCAAGGATAACCGTCTCTTTGAGAACATGGGGTGGTCTGCTTACGCACGGAGCGTTGCCGACCTTATGGTTGGTGTGAATATGAGCCGGTATTATTCGCTGGTCAACAATGCTTCGCTGACAGTTGGACGTGTGCAGTCTCCTACCCTTGGGCTTGTGGTCGAGCGTGATATGCTTATCGAAAACCACGTAAAAACTAAATACTATGAGGTCTCAGCGAAGACTTCTGTTGAGGGTAAGGTCGTTGAAACGAAGTACAGGCCGAAGAAAGATGACCCTCATCTGACTGATGGGCTTATCTTGGAAAGACCTTACGCGGAGAGCAAGTCTGCGATGATTTCCGGAAAACAGTTCTCTGGGGCTGCCGTTACAAAAAAGATTTCCAAAGAACAACCGCCTTTGCCGTTTGATATGCTGGAATTGCAGGGCTACTGTTTGAAGAGTTTCGGTTACAAGCTGGACGACACCATGGAAATCACGCAGTCTTTACGCGATAACTACAACGCCATTACATATAACCGTACTCAGGTGCGATATCTCCCCGAAAACTACTTTGCGGAAGCTCCCGCCACCTCCCGTACCGTTATCGCAAACATAAACACGGTAGGAAAGGGAAATTTCAACCCTATTCTTGGTATGGACTTCAAGACGAAGGGGCGGTGCTTCGACGATTCTAAAATTGAAGCCCATTTTGGCATCATTCCTCAAAATGTGAGTCTCGACCTCAACAAGATGACAGAGCGGGAACGAAACGTATATCTTGCCATTTGTAAGTATTATCTTATCCAATTCTTTCCGCCCGCTGAGAAGGAAACAACAAGGCTGGTCGTCCCGCTGCCGGACGGCGCCACTTTAGAGGCGTCCAGCACTGGTGTTCTGAAACCCGGTTATCTCGTGATGATGCGCGAAGGTGTAGATACGCCCACTGCGTTGAGTATGATACCCGCCGGCAGCTACGATGCCTTTGTTTCCGACGCTCAGGTCTTAGAGAAGGAAACAAATCCCCCTCCTCGTTATACACAGTACACGCTGGCGAAGGATATGAGCCGTATTGCCAAGTATGTTACCGACCCATTCATCAAGAGCACTCTGCTGAAGAAAGATGCCGACGTGGAAGAGAATAACGGGGCTATCGGCACCAGCGCAACACGAGACCAGATAATCTCCGGTCTCATTTCAAGAGGGTTCTTGCAGGAAAAGGGGAAGTCCCTTATTTCCACTCCACTTGGCCGCGAGCTGTATCGCATTCTCCCCGATTCCCTTCGTGGACCAGACCTCACCGCCTTGTGGTGGGTCATCCAAGAGGAGATACATGAGGGGAAGGCGACGCCGGAGAAGCTGGAACAAAATGTTCTGGCTATGCTCAAAGATTTTCTGCAGCAACCGCATCCTAAAGTGAACCCCAACATTGTCCCGACAAGGAAGGGATTCACGCCGATAGGAGTCTGCCCTCGCTGTGGTGGGAACATCATAGAGGGGAAAATGGGCTTTGGTTGTTCCAACTGGAAGAGTGGATGTAAGTTTACCATCTGGAAAAAGCCAAAACCGACCCTGTTCCAGCACATCACATTCACAGAGAAGGATGTTAAAAACTTCCTCGCCGGAAAGCCTGTCCATAAGACGAAGCTGACCAAGAAGGACGGCGGTACATTTGCGGCAGACCTTGTGATGGATGACAGTCAGCGCAGTGATTGGGGTCCGAACTTTACGCTTCAGTTCAACAGTACCAAACCCGCAGGAGCCTCCTCGCGCTCTGGTTGTGGTCGTTCCGGTAGTCGCAGTACGTCGCGTGGTTCTTCGCGGAGTCGGCGCTCTGGACGTCGGTGATGCTGCATCATAGTTGACATTTTAACATAGTCTATGGTATAGTACAAGTGTTCTATTCGACAAAGATGTACCAGAACATTTGTTCAAGATGCTTGTTATTTACCTGTGATTTCCGAGATAAATAACAAGAATCTTGTTATTGTACTATACCCCGTTCAAAACATTAGGAGGTGAACCATTGGACGGGCGAACCCATACTTTTGCCGGATACACGGCAGGATTACTTCTTGTGCAGGCACAAATCTTCGGAGCATTTGGACTTCCGGCACCGGGCGGCATTCTTCCGTGTGTCGGAATGGTTGGACTGTCCATGGCGGGCTCCCTCGCGCCTGACATAGACCTTCCGCGCAGCAGAGCGGGACGACGCAATAGACCCGTGTCCGCTGCCGTAAATGCTCTTTTTGGGCATAGGGGTATTACCCATGCGCCCTTCATTTGGGCGGCACTGTACGCGGCCTTGAAGCTGCTTTTGGGTGCTGAATGGTTGACCTATATCCTTGCGTTTGTGATTGGTGGAGCAACTCATATTTTGCTCGACCTTTTCAATAAAGCCGGCGTTCCTTTGCTTTGGCCGATATCCCATCGCTTCTGGATATTCGGTATAAAGACGGATAGTGCTGCTGGACACGCATTTTCTTTTGTCTTGGCGTGTGTCGCAGTTCTTTGTACCATCAATTTCTTCTACGAAGCCGGCGACTACTTAAAGGAGGCGATTTGGTTTGTTTGACGCTACAACAACAAAGTCTGAAAACGCACAATGGGGTGAGCGCATGGCGACGTATATTGCGCTGATGCGGTGGAACGGCTACTCTGTGCAGGAAATTGCTGACACCTTTGGCATTTCCCGGCAGCAGGTGTATCTGCATCTGCAGAAGATTCCTTTTCCTAATGATAAGGCCAAAAGGTATCCTCGTCCCGCACTAAATGAAGAGCAGGTAAGGTCTGTGGTTGGTTTTTTTGTCGCGAATAAGGACGCGCCCATATCCGCCGCTTCAGAGACAACGGGCATTCCTGTTGCGGATGTTGTGATGCTTTGCAACAATATCCGTGGTGCTCATTCGTGGTATTTCAGCGAGGGTTATCCTCTCATTGCGGATTATCTGAACAGGGAGGGAGTTACGCTTGATTATCTGGAACAGATGGCTGGCGTTCAGGGACTCGCACAGTATATTTTTTCCACATACCCTTACAAGGAGATGCCGAAGGCTCGTGCTGCTGCGGTAGCCGCAGTAATTGACGTTCCCGCAGACAAGCTGATGGAGGTGGCTGTTGCGTCCGGAAATATGGCCACAGGTGTGGCAACATCGGATGAAATGGCATTGGTCATCGGCTCAGTAACCGGACGCGAAGCGAACTCGCGGCTCTTTTTCCGTGGACGCCGTATCAAACCCTCTTTCTCTGCAACTGGAGGTGGTTCTTGTGGTGAATAAATCTGGACCTGACCTCCAGAGCGATATCGTCGCCGATACTCGCGATTACCCAGATGCTCTGCAGCGCCTCACGATGAAGGGAATCTTGATGGCCGGTGCCATTGTGGTTATCCTCATTGCAACGCTTTGCCTGCAGAAGTCCGAATTGAAGGCAATGCTTCCCTTTGCCGGCGTTATCCTCTTGCTGGCAGGATATGTTGTCTATTCTGCCCTACACTTGCGAACAGAATGGCAGAATGGGGACATCGTGTGTCATATTGCTTTGTGCCGCTCTGTGCGGTCTCGGTCATGGCCACGGGACAGCAAAGAGGTGGTTTTTGTAACAGGGGAAGACGAAGGTCAAGAGGCCCATGTGTTTAATCTTCCTGACCGCAAGAACAAAGACCTGTATCCCGGCTTTAAGTACACCATCTATGTTCGTGCAAGAGATAATACGCATCTCTTGGCCTACAAAGAAATCTATGTGCCTTCCGATGCGAAGGACACAGAAGAAGTCAAGTCGGAGCTTTCTTCAGAAAAGTGAAAAAAGCCGGCCTACGGGCCGGTTTTTTTTGCGTTTAGAAGAGGCCTTGCCTTGTGGCAAGACCTCTTTCGTGTTGTGAAAGTTAATTGAAAAAGAAGGGCCTTCCGATTTCTGCATCCTCCTGAGGTTCAGACTCTTCCGGAGTAAAGGCGTTTTCCGGCGTATTGGCCTCGTTCACAAGACCATCATCGCTGTCCTCGTCTTCTGTGGCTTCCGCTGCAACAGGGGTCACGCCCCAGTTGAGAATAGCCACATCCTCCTCGGACAGTGCAATACGCTGCCTTTCAGCGGTATCGCGGATTTTCTTGACCATTTTTTCGCGGAAGTTTTTCATGGCGGACTGGATACGTGTCGCGGCCTGTTCATCTACAACGATAGCAGGCTTTTTACGGCTTTTTGCCGAAACCGTAAAGGCGTTATCCTTTGCAGCGATGTCTAACATCGTATTGATGTCTGCGACTGCTTTCAGTCCGTCTGAGACCTGCTGGAGTGCCTGCTGCTGCTTTGAGTCACTGATAATTGCGGGCATGGTTTTTCTCTCCTTTTCTTTTTTTAGTTAGCGAGTGCGGTATCTGTCTCAGTATCGGCGCCTTCGATGACCGCGCTCATATCTGCGAGGTAGTAAACATCCGCTGCCTTGTCGTAGTTGATGTGTGCGATAAAGCTGCCAAGGTCTTCGCCCGTAGCCTTATCACATACGCGGATTGTCAGCGTTTCATTGCCGTTATATCCATCTACAAGAATGGAGTCCTGCCACGCAACACCGAATTTGTTTACATCGCGGTAGGTCGCGTCAATTCCCAGCACATCGTCATACCAAGTAAAGGCTGCAATACTGTTGGTATCCATTGTGTAAAAATCTTGCCGCTTGACCGTTGCGTATTCTTCCGGCATAAAGTATAGGGGATATGTCGTACGCTCGCACTTGATATAGAACGCCGCACCGTTGGGGTCGTTGCAGGTGGGATTCAAGTAGATGGCGTTGACGCCGGCATCCTTGTCGCCCATACCCAGCGTGACCTCATAGCCGGATTCCAGCGTACAGCTCAACTTGATGTCGTTGCGGTACTTGCCATCCCCGATATATCCTTGGGAGTCCTCTTCACCGTCGGGGATGGGTTCGGGATTTTCGAGGTTGTACTGAGGTTCGCCGGTGTCCTCATCTTTATCTTTCTTTCCACAGCCCACAATGGTCAGTGCCATAAGCACGGCCAGAGTCAATGCGATGAACTTCTTCATATGGGATTCCTCCTTACGGATTTTTACTGTACGGGGTTCGTGTTCTGAGGTGCGGTATCACCGCAGAGCACACGGTCTACAAATTGGCAGATGTTGAGCTGTGCGGCGCGTTCGGGAGTGTTTGCTTCCAGCTCCTCCAGCAGCTCCACGGTCGTAACCGTACCGCTGGTAAGTGTTGCATCTGCACCAGTGACCATGGCTGCGTCATACACGGTTGCAGCCTTTTCTGTCATACGGAATCTTACAATGGAGGGAACCATTTTTGCGATGCTAACATGGTTCTTCACATACTGTGTCAACTCGCCCTGCGGGATTGCTCCCAGCTTGGCATAGACATCAAACAGCAGCGTTCCGTCGGCGTTCAGGAGGTCACTTACCACCGCATTCAGCTTAATGGTTTCATGCCTCCGGTTATGCTCGTCCTTATCGCTGATGGTGTACTCGATAGTGGGGTCATCCGCATAGAGTTCCTCGCGCAACGCGGGGTTGTTGTCGTCCACTGTGCGATTGATGGTAATGACAGCCTCGCGTCCAAACATGAGGAAGCTGGTATCCGTTTCCCACAGATAATCTCGCACATCTTCCTCATCAGCGGCCAGCCAAGGGTTGACGGCAACTGATGTTCCTCCTGTGCTGTTTACACTGAACTGGTCGATGCGGAGAATTTGACCGGCGCCGATATATTCAGTCGCGTATTTCCCCACCACAGTGGATGCCATGTCCACATTACACAGCTTGGAGCCAATGGCCACAGCGCAGTTGTAGACGTCGGCAGGAATGGTTGCTACGGCAAGATTATCCTTAGAGAACTGCGTTCCCGGCAGTATATCGTCTGTGACCTGAATCACCTGTACGCTATCTCCATGAACGTAGGACGTGGAAACTGTCGTTCCATCAGAACGCTGGAGCGTCGTGGGGTACTGAAACCCGATAGGTGCAGAGCGGTTGGCCAGCGTGGTGTAGACGCAGAAGACAATAGCGGCACTGGCAATGATAGCTGCAGCAGGATAAACGACCTTTTTCAGAAACCGCTTCCCTTTACTTACAGGGACCATGCTCGTTCCTGCCGCATCACTTGCGGATACGTTCTTTTCCGCCGGTTTGCGCTTCTGCTGCTTTTTCTGCTCCTTTTCCCGCAGCCTCTCGGCCTTCAGCCGTTCTTCCTCCTGCCGCTTGAGCTCGCGCCAGTCGGGGGTTTCTGCCGTGCCTGAGCTGGGCGTGTCGGTGCTGTGAGTGGGGGATTCCGTGCTCCGAGAGGATTCCTTTTTCTCAGGTGCGGAAGGGGGCGCGTCGTCGCCGCCGTTCGCAGCGGGAACAACGATAGTCGTCTGCTTCTTTGCGCTACCAACGCGGCCAGTCAGCTCTCCGTCCTCCCTGCACTCGTAGAAGCGACTATTGGCGTCATCGAAATATCCGGTACAGATATTCCCAGCACCCAGCTTAAACTGGCGCTTAGGCAGCTTTTTGATTTGTGCGACTTCCTCGGCAGTGAAAGTCCATGTGTTATCTCTCGCCATAGGGCATCATCTTCCTTTCTGTTTAGGGGTATAAAACGATTTCAATAGCAAAAACAACGATAGCAGTAAAAACGGATATTCAACCTTTTGTGTGTTCCGTATGCACAGCATGAAAGAATATACCATTCGCATTGGTAATTCTCAGGTACACACGTCCAGTTGATTCCTGTTTCGCAGACCGTGCCTCTCACCGTGAGGTTCGAGGGCTTACCAGTCTCCACAGGCGTAACTTTCGGCCCATCCTGCCGTAGTAGGGTTTGCCGGTTACGCTGCGGTGCAGGTATCCTTTCCCTTTCTTAAAATATTGATTGCCGCGTTGATGTCGCGGTCGTGGTGTGCGCCGCACAGGGGACAAGTCCAATTCCGAACCTTTTCATCCTTCACAGCGGCGTTCTTGTAGCCACAGGAGCTGCAGGTTTGGCTGCTGGGATAGAATCGGTCGATTTGGATGAACGTGCGTCCCGCCCACTGTGACTTGTATTCCAACATACGGAAGAACTCAGCCCAAGAGACATCAGCGACAGCCTTTGCCTTCTTGTGATTCTTGACCATCCCTTTGATGTTGAGGTCTTCCACTGCGATGACTTGGTTCTCGTCAACGAGTTTCCGACTCAGCTTGTGGGTGAAGTCTCGACGCTGATTTACAACACGTTCGTGAATAGCGGCTACCTTGCGCCGCTGCTTCTCATAGTTGGAAGAACCCTTCCGCATACGGGACAGCTTGCGCTGCTCACGGGCCAGCCGCTTCTCACTATGGATTAAGCAATGAGGGTTTTCGTAGATGTTACCGTTATTATCGGCGGCAAATGCATGAAGCCCAACGTCAATACCGACCTCCGAGTTCAGCTCCGGCAGCGGTTCGACCTCCTCTTTACAGAGAACGGATACCCAATACTTTCCGGTGGCACTGCGGGACACCGTGACATTTACCGGAATCCCGGCAACGGCACGTTTATCCTTGCCGCGCTTTACCTTTCCAATGGAGGGAATCTGCACAAACTTCTCAGTCACAATGACCGAGCCATCTGTGGTAAAGCTCTGCTTAGGATTCTTCCGCCCCTTGAATCTCGGATACCCCACCTTACCCTTGCCTTTTTTGCAGCGACGGAAGAACCCATCGTAGGCGTCACAGAGGTGCTGTACCGTAAAATCCAAGGCGTGGCGGTTGCAGCTACCCAGCCAAGGCAGATAGGCCTTCATCTCCGTCAGGAGTTTCTTCATACCGTAGTATGAGAGGCTTTCGCCTCGGCGCTGGTAGGCCTTGGACTTCCGCTCAAGAAAATGGTTCCACACGAACCGGCAGCACCGGAAGGTGTTCTCTATCGCCGCTGCCTGAGCTTCCGTGGGTTTGATGCACAACTTGTAAGCCCTATAGATTTCCACCGCTCACACTCCTTTCTGTAGAATTATTCATTCTCCTTGTATGGCCCCCATACTAAAGGTGGAATAGTCCTCCCAATTCTATCAACCTACAGTCTCATCAGCCTTGGCTGAAACAGGTTTTTTTAAGAATGGGTTCGGTCCGGGGAATTCGCCCTTGTACTCTGTGGCGTCAAAAGCCAGAATTGCAAGGACGATGAGCTGGAAGAAAATCATCCAAATAAAAAGTTTAGGGGTGTGGTAGCTGGTGTGACCTTGATATTCGACGCCAAGCATAGGTATGAACTTCACCCATATGATAATCCACATGATGAGGTTTACACCCGGTATGAGCATCAGCCATATGTAGCGAAGGTTCCCAAAAACGGAATAGAATAGGCAAATGATGTTATACACGGGGATAAGCCCTGCCCAGATGGGATACTTGGCCTTTTTAAGAATAAAGGCAAGAAGTATGCAGGTGCCAATGGTTCGGCCTACAATCCAAAGCAGGCGAAGAGTTTCATAGTGATTCATAGTTTTGTCCTTTCAGTGTGGAGGCGTAGTTGACAGCCTCAGTGGGGTTAGTAGGTTAAATGATGCTCGTGAGCCAACCGAGAACAGTGTAGAAGATGCTCGGTACGAGGAAATAGAGTCCGGCCAGAACAGCCAGAATGGTCAATACAACAGACAGTCCCTTTTTCACTACTTTCCGCGCCGCATACAGTGCGGCAATGAGAATCAGCAGACTCGCGATTTGTGCGGGGGTAAGGGTCAGTACCCAAACTTTGATACGTTCAAAAATATTGACAAGTTTTTCAAGCATAAAATACCTCCGTTAGCAGGTTCCCGCCACAGCCACATTCCCTAAAGACCGTGGCGGGACTTGCTTTTCTACATTTTCTATATTACCATATTCGAACATAATGTCAAGCGAAAAGCACCATGTAGACTTGACATTATTTTATATTCGTGTTATAGTAAAATTGCGATAGAAACATAAAAGACTCGAAAGGAAAGCGTTATGGTAAAGAATAATAACAAGAAAAACAACGGCACGAATGCCTTGCGAGGGCTCCTCGCTTTCCTTGTTGCCCTTGCTGTGTTTCTCGGAGTAGAGCTCATTCCGCAGCTCACAGAGAACCTTGGCCCCGACAACCATCCGTCGTATACAGAAGCGTCTGATATCTACGAGGGGAGTTATAAGAGCCGGCTTTCGTTAGACGACATTGCTCCATTTGACGGGGAACCATATATCGTTGTAAACGGTAATGTTCCTTTTTTTACAGAAGCTGATATAACCACAGAGCCGTTCGAATTGTTTTCCGAGTTGGACGACCTTGGCCGCTGCGGGACTGCCTACGCAAATGTGTGCCAAGAGCTGATGCCTACGGAAGAACGAGGGTCTATCGGTTCCGTGAAGCCGTCAGGCTGGCACCTGAACAAATACGACTGCGTGGATGGCAAGTACCTCTACAATCGTTGTCATCTGCTGGGCTATCAGCTTACAGGCGAGAACGCCAATGTCAAGAACCTCATCACCGGAACTCGCTACCTCAATGTTACTGGTATGCTGCCGTTTGAGAACGAGATTGCTGATTATGTTCACGAAACAAACAACCACGTTCTGTATCGTGTGACTCCCGTTTTTGAAGGCGACAACCTTGTAGCGAACGGTGTCTTGATGGAAGCCCTTTCTGTGGAAGATGATACCATTGAGTTCTGTGTGTTTTGCTATAATGTGCAGCCCGGTGTCAAGATTGATTACGGCACAGGCCTCAACTGGGCGGACGCGGAATACTCCGCTGAAAACTAAATTAGAAAGAATAAAGGAGAAAGAACTATGTTTGACCTGCTCTTTGGGAACAAGGCCGTTCTCGTCCC